CTACCAACTACTGGTCCATCAAATGATTCTTTAAATGTACCATTTATATGGAACTCAATCCATATAACATCTCTAGACTCTTTAACCAATCCGTCTGATTTTATTACTAATTTGTAGCTCATTTTTTTTCTATTTGTGGCTCATTCTTACTAAATTTAGGGCTGCAACCCATCAATATTGTAGTACGAAACATACGCTGTTTTATTTTAGTTATTCTACGGCCCTTCAGATGTTTGTCTAATATCTCATTAAACAAAGACTCAGGTATCTCATAGTTCATAAAACCAATATCTTTTTGACCTCTGCTATTTGTAGGAGCCTCTTCTACTAACGTATCAAAGTTAGCTTTTGGGGTAGATGCTTTATATAGGTCTCTATAAATATCCCAAATTATCTGTTGTTCTTTTGTTATAGCTACCATTATCCCTCTATTTTTTCTATTACTTCAGACTCAATTTCTGCTAATTGCTCATACGATAATAAGTTTAGTATTGAAATACCTCCAACAAATACATCATACAATTCAAATTCAGGACCACTACCAGGGTGACCACCCATATCTGAGTCATACATTACTTGAGACTCTCCAGCATGGTAATTACCCTCTACTGTCATCTCTACACCAAAATAATTAATTTCTTCTGTTCTCATGTTTTCTAATTTTATTTTGCAAAGATATAACATTAATTTTAATGCCGCAAGCTTTTTCTGATTTATTTTTAATGCACTGCTGCATAAGACTCTCCTGTTTGAATATCAATCTCAATTTCAACTGGGAAATTGTATTGTTTATTTACCTTATTTATAGAAGATTTAAGAGCCGCTATTGTAGAATCCACATCTTCATTTTTAACTCTTAATAAAACCTCATCATGAGCCTGAAAAATAGGTCTAACACCACGTTTAATCATCTCATAAACATAACCATCAAACACCCTAACACCGGCAGACTGATTACAAGCAGAAAATCTATCTTTCTCAGATGCCAAAAAGTAGTAAAAGTTGGTTATAGGGTTCCAAATCCAAGACTTACCATCTACTAACCTAACTGCTCTATCCTCAGCATACTTCTTAACAGACCAATTACGGCCCCAATATCCATCAAACAAAGTCTTAGCATCTTTTGTTGTAAGACCTGTTGACTCTTTTAATTTAGGTACACCACAACCATATGTCAAAGCATAGTTACCAGTTTTAGAAGTTGCTCTTTTCTTACTCACCTTTTCAAATTGCTCAGATAATTCTTCGTCTTTATAGACTTTAAATATTTCAGGTAAATCTTCTCTCTTTTTATCTTTAGTTTTATACCATCTAAAAAAGTCAGACTCTTCTTGTGATATAATACCACTTCTAACACCTAGATCTAGGTGAGCATCCCAACCCGGTCTGTTCATATCTTCAACATACCCAGGATCATAAGGGTAGATAGAGATTTGTTTCATTTTATCCTCCAAACTACTAACATCGGAACCAATCAAGATACTGCCTTTAGGTGCTATTATAACACTTCTGATGTACTCTCCATATGGGGCTGTCGGTTTAGGTAAGTTCACAAATGGCTTTGCATGTTTTAATCTTAAAGTTTTTGTAAACCCATGTGCATAAGCCACAGCATAACCATTCTCATCAGCACGTTCTAAGAAACCTTTCAAATAACCTGCTCTGTGAGTAACTACAGATAAACCATCTAAGTGTTCGATAGCCGGCTCCTTATCTCTAAGAGCCAGTACACTCTTACACAACATCTTTTCTTTATCACGAACTTGCGGCACCTTACCATTACGACCTTCTTCAAACAGTAAAGGCTTCCAACCAAGTTTCATCAACCAGTCTTTTACTTGGGTAGGACTTCCGGCATTTGGCTCATCGTAACCAGTAGTAACGTTTAATTCTCCTTCAAAGTCTTCTCTTACTCCATTATGCTCTAGTAACTCTAACCATCTATTACCAGCTACACTCAAACTACCGTCTTTTTTATACATAACTTTTGGCTTAGTCAAAGTTTTTATTATTGGTAACTTTGGCATAGCAGCCTCTAGTAATACTTTCTTTTCATTCTCGATACCTTGTAAGTAATCTAAGTTTTTTTGACATTGTTCTACATCAATCAGAATTTTATCTTCTTCTTGAATCTTTAGACAAGTTAGTTTAAAGTTCAAGTAGCTTATGATTCTTACTATATCTCTAGGGTCATCATATATCTTTTTTAAATACTTGTATTGTTTTACCCATAGGTTTGTGTTAATCTTAACATCCTCTTCTACCCTATTTCTGTACTCTTCTATAGAAAGATTTTCCCAGTTATCAATCTTTGGTTTTGGTACTCCAAACTCTTCCCCCCAAGAAGCTAGTCCATGGTCTCTTTGGCCCCTTTCCGGGTATAAGTACCAAGATAAACCTAGAGAGTCAATAACACTTGCTGTAACCTTTATCCCAAGTATTTTTTCATATAAAGGTACGTCAAATCTAACTATGTTATGACAAACTAATGTATTGTCAGGGTTAGTCAAGATGTTACGCATATCATCATAGTCAATAGTAGATTTTACTTTCCACTTTCCAGACTTGTCCATCCAACTTATACCCATACACCAGATCTTTGTAGACTGATCTACAAGTCCATCTGACTCTGCATCTATTACGTATATCTTATCTAAATTCATTACTTACAAAATATTTTTAATGTTTTACCACCATCTTGGTATTGTACCTCAACATCTTTAGCATTATAGTTAGTATAAGCTCTTCCATTGTGTGGCTCTGAGTGTTGTATAACCTCTACTCGTGTTACTTCTGCTTTATCTTTCTCTGCGTAGGCAACCATTTCATTTAGCAAACCTGTGTCTATGCTTTTCAATATCATATCTAGGTTTTTCTTTTCCGATATTTTTGTAGCTATTTCAAAACCTCTCATGTAACCTTCTCTGAAATCTTTTTCCCTTTGCTTTTCTGTCAGTTTAGCCATGTAGTGGTTTTGTTGCCAAGAGTTTTTCCAGTTCTCTACTTCTTCGTTTATATCTTTGTACTGCATCACTTTTTATTTTTCCAGGATTTATTAATTTTGTGTATACCAAGCTTTTTATTTAAAGCTAGAGTTAGTCTACAATACACATCTGTAGGTCTAACTAATGTTTTTTCGGCACCCTCTGTAGGGTACATTTCTGTAAAGTCTTTTCTAAAATAGTTGAATACGCTTTTTACCTCTGTCTCTGGTCCAAGATTATCAAAATCTATAAACTCATAAGCACTACATCTGTTTGCCATTATTTCTTCTTTTGGGATAACTCTGCATTCATGTCTCATATTTTCCAATTTCTATTTCTTAAATGTTTAGTGCACTTTTTACAAAATCCGTATTCTTTACTAAAATTATCTTTACCCTTAGCATCTTGCATTATGCAACCTTTTGATGGGCAGTGCGGTAGTCCTTGTGTATGCCCTAATTCGTGTATTGATAGTTTATACAGTTTATCTAGTCTATCTGTGCCCTTGACTCGGTAATTCGATATTACACAAGCATTTCCTGGGCAATAACCTAGTCCCATAACACCCCAATCTGCGTATTTACCTTTAGTGGTGCTTATATCTTTGTTTGTTAACCCTATAACACAAGTACCCTCTTTAGCCTTTAAGTTAAGATCCTTTATCAAAAGGTCTGCTCTATACCTAGTTTTGGTAGAGTTCATAAACTTTTTCTGTAAGGGGGTTTCTTTCATAACTGTTACATAGGGGTATATCTTTTTAACTTCCCTTGTTACATACTCTACTTCTTCTTTAGGCATACCTTCGAAAGGTTGTATAACTATAGTCATATTTTGTGGTGATTTTGACATCCCTACACTAACTAAAATAGTCAATCCTAATAACATTTTTTTAATCATAATTTCTATTTGTTTTTAAATTCTATGCAAAGATACGAACAAGATTTTATTCCTGCAAGCTTTTTGCAAATTATTTTCAAAAAAAAATCCCAACTAAATAAATAGTCAGGATTGTTCTAATTAAAATGGTGCATCATCGTCTTCTTCATCTGCTAAAACTATAGGGTCAAATGCATCCTCTATTTTACCTAATGGTGGAGGTGGTGGGGGTGCATCAACAGCTATAGTTTCTGTTTTACCAAAGACCGGTGCACTAAGATTACTTACTGAAATAGATTCTTTCTTTCTACTCTTTCTGATATTCTCCACATCAGGAATAGGTAATTCTTCAGCATAAATATCTAAGTATAAACCATCGGCCTCTCTACATTTTAGTAAGTGCACATAATTTACACCAAATGGCTCTAAAGAAACTCTACCTTTTAGATCCTCTTCCAAGAAGAACTTCTCTAAATTTGGATACCTATCCGGATCAATCTTGCTGTATTCTTTGATACCAAGCCTGGTTGGGTTAGTCATTACGGCTACAAAGTCTGCAACTTGGAAAGTAAACTGAGAGTAGTACAAATCTGAGGGTTGAGGTTGAGCCATAATATCTTTATCTTTAGCTCTTTTAATCATCTCTGAGTTTGTTTGAGACAACAGTATAAAAATAACATTTTCGTACTCCATCTTTAAATCATTAACCCTTTCTATAAACTTTTCAATAATAGTATTTCTACCTTCTCCAGAATCTCCAGAAATCAATGCTAAGTGATCGACAGTAATAATAACTGAATCTTTATCTTTGTTCATCTCTAAGAACTCTTTACAACCTTCATAAAACTTATTTGGTGTAGTCGGAACTTGTGAGATACTAACTCTATCATCTTGTAAAGATTCAAAGTAAGATTTAGCTTGTAACTTCTCTTCTTCTGTAAACTCTTGTAATAAGATTTCTTTTTTAGATTTAGACTTTATATTCTTAGCCATACCACGAAGGACTAAACTAAGAACTCTCATCTCTAAAGATATATTAAGTACTACAAAGTTATCAGCTGTAGGGTTTAACTCTTTACTTAAGATATTATCAACCATTTTGGCCAATGTGTAACTTTTACCAATACCGGAACCTGCTGAAAATACAATTACTGAGCCATTAACTACAGGAAAGACATCATCAAAATAAGGAAGTCCTGTTTTTATAATACCTTTGTTACCAATTTGGTACTGCTTAATCTCTTGGAAAGCTTTTTTAGTAAGGTCTCTAAATTTTTGTATTTGCATTTTATTCTAAGGTTTTAAATTTATTATCAAACATATCTTGATACTTCAAGTAGTATCTATACAATCTTGATTGCTCAATATCGAACTTGGTACTATAAAGATTGGCCGGCTTAAAGAAAAGGTATTCTAAAACTTTAGACCACTCAAACTGACTAGCATCATTCATAAACACTTTACATAAGTAAGCTAGTTTATTTCTATCAATACCAGAGTTAACTCTAAATAGAGCTATAAACAACTTTGTCTTTTTTCTATTACCTATTTCTTTATTCTCTGCCTTATATACAGACTCTAACCAGTCATATAACTTTAAGTCGTCTTCATCTATCATAGGGACTTGCAGCTCTTCTAGTAACTCATTGCCTTTAGGTGTAAGCCTAACACGATTCTGAATAGTATCACTTTTGTTCTTTGCTTTTACTAAGGTAATGTACTCTAAAGTTTGGTATCTATCTAAAGTACCTAGAGTTATAGTTTCTGTAATAATCTCCCACAAACTCTCTAATTTGTTTTGTGAGATAAGCTGTAGATTTACAACATCTGTGGGAGACAATCCTCTCTTCTTTGCGATTTCAAAGTTTATATACATTTACTAAAATAGTTTACTTATTACTAACAACAATAGATAAAGCTCAGCGGCTATTATCAATAAATAAGGGGTAATTAACATCATAATATACACCAATCTTCTTACAGTTTTTATCATTGTGCAAAGGTACAAAGTATTTCTTAATAAACCTAATTAAATCTTATTTAATTTTAATCTTTTACAAATTGGCCATTCTCCATTCTACCGGTACGCTGAGAAATTACATTGTATGCACTCTCTAAACAGTTTCTAAGACTCATGCCTTGCATCTCTGCTTGGATAATGATTGTTACTAGAATGTCACCCAAAGCATCAATGATCTCAGGACGGTCATTATTGTTGATTGCTGTACATAATTCTGTACATTCTTCTAATGTTTTTAGTGCTTGAGCCATTGGCGTAGCTTTTTCTAAAATGCCTTTTTGTGCCGCCCATGCTATAACAAGAGCCTCTAATTCACCGTAACTTTTCATATTTTAAATTTGTTTGTTATTATTTTATAAATTTTAGTCCAAGACGGTAGGTCCTCTACCCCCTTATCATCTATGTACATATCTGCTGAAATCTTACGACAATCAGCTTTGTAGTGCTCGATTAAGTGTGGAAAATTACAATTAACATAATGGTAAGGAATGTCGTTATCTTTTAACCAATGCATTGCATCAGACAAAGGGTGACCATCTCTACATGTGTTAATCACAATACCAAACCCATCATTATAAAGCTTTGTTATTGCTTCTTTGGCACCTCTTCTCATTGGGCCAAGTTTTGGGTAATCACTCATACATATAGTTAGATCGAAATCTATAGCTAATATGTGTTTTGGTTCAAATCTTGGGTTCATAGTATGCCTTCTTTTATTAAAATTATTTGCACCTTTTCTGCTAACTCTTTGATAGTGCCATCGTTTACAATCTCATAATCAAACTCAGCTTTATCAAGAGATGTTTCCGAGGGGTGTAATCTAGCAGTTGTTTTGCTTTTTTCAACCGGTCTTGTTACTCTAATAGTAATACCATTTCTTTCTACAACAGATTCTAGTTCGTTTGGAAACCTCATGTCTGTCAAAATCCAATTTGGATATTTTAATGTAGACTCGTTTATATGAGATTTAAAATGATAGGGGTCGAGCTCTTCTTTATAATCTGCAAACAAAGCGTTGACCCACACATTTGTATGTAAGCCGTTACGCATTGCCTCTGTACCAAGTTTCTGTAAGAAATCACGAACTGTCATATTTCTAGCAGCATACCCATTTTCTATATAAACCCACTCATTTGGCAAGTCTGTCTTTTTAAACTCTTGGTCTTCAAACTTTTCTGTAGGTATCCCTGTAAGTAAGCTACCAACAGCTTTTAATTTACCAGCAAACTTCTTGATTTCAAATTTAGATTGTTCATCTAACCACCAATCATGGTCATTACACGAAACCACATCTTCTAGACTAATATCCCCCACATTCTTACATAAAAGATATTGTATAATTTTACCAACGGTATCTTTACCGCTGCCCATACGGCCTGACAAACCTATAATCATAGTACTACTTGTTTTAAATGATCGTTTATTTCTCTTTTGTGAGTAGTCACTCTTTCTAGCTTAGCTACAAGTTTTTTACCAACTTTTACTGCTTCAAAGTCTACTAAATCTCCATGTTTTACATGCTCATGATCTTCCTTATGTAGCTTCATCTCTACTCTAGCTACTGCATCACAATCCTCAGCTGTTACGAAGTATACTACTGACCAACCGTCTTGGTCTTTTCTGATTGTACCTCTCATTACTTTTATTGTTTTTTGTTATACGTTGTATGGTTATTCCAATTACCACATTGTTCACAAGTATCATGAAAAGACTCTTCTTGGTCTACTTCAAAACTCTCGTTATTTGACATAGCCATTTCTGCTAATTCTTTCCAATAGTATGCAGGTATGTTATCTATGTTTTTTGTTAATTCAGATAAAATTATTATCCTACCTTCTCTTTGTAGTTCTAAGTCTACATACTCATCATTACATAAGTTAGTATCATCTACACTAACGTATGAACCAAAACAGTGTTCTCCAATTCCTATTTTCATATTAATCTCTGTATTTAAATGGGTGGTCTGATTCTTCCGGTATATTACTCATACCCTCCATATCTAGCATATATAAGGCATGCATATCACTTGTAATAACTATCCCATTCTTTTGATTATGTTCACATACCCCACAGGTACAACCATTTGATTCTCTAAATACTCTTTTGCCTACTCTATCTAAGAACCATTGTTTTCTTTCTTCGTATGCTTTACTCATTGTTAGCACTTATATTTCCAAACACACTCGTTTCTTCCATAGATACCCGGTCTTTTGTCAGCAGTTTTTTCTAAAAGCCCTGCTATTGTTAGGTTAGTAATTGCACGTCTAACTGAAGTTAGGGGGTAGTTTTGAAATTCTTTTTGTACATCTGAGGGTGACAAAAAACTATCTCTTTTGAACAACTGCAAAATTTCATTTTCTTGCTTTGTTGCTTTACCTTTGAACGTTTTTAATTGTTCTGCTGATTCATTTGTAGTATTGTAATACATATTAATTTTTTTATTGTTAATAAATTTTTTGCAAAGTTATGAATTGTTTTTTAATTCTGCAAGCTTTTCTTCTAAAACTTTTTTCTCTTGTTCCAACTCCCATATCCTAAGACTATCAAAATGACTCTTACCCATCTTTGGCTGTTTTAATGTAGCCAAATCTGACTTTACATGATTTAGTCTATCTCTGACTGTTTTGATTGTATCCATTCTTCGAATCTATGTTTAAATTTTGTTTCTTCTTTTACTTCTGGTAATAACAATTTCATTCTATTTACAGCATGTGCCCAAGCATTTGGGAACTCTTTAGATAGTTTATCAAACTGATGGCTATACAATAACTGATCAAACCTAGTATGTTCATCTAAGGTAAGATAAACACAATTTATTAAATTCCCTTGAACACTTTGATGCCTAGCCTTGTCAAAAAGATGACAGCAATTTGCTCTAGTAGGGAAAAATATATTCACACCACTATGCTCAGAGCTTGTACAATTAGCTATGTGATATTCAAAATAGGGGTCACGTATTGCTGATTGCGATTTACGATATTCCTTGTTTTTATCTGTTTGTTTTTTTATAGCTTTTCTGACTACTGTCATTGATGACTTTGCATTCTGGATGATAGAACAACCTCGGCATCTCTTTTTTGAGAACCAAGGTTGATCATCTCTACCACATTCGATACACACTTTATTTTTCGCCTTTATCATTTTTAGGCTTTCTTTTTTTGTAGTATCTCTTTTTCTTAGGAGCCGGTTTTTCCAATACCTCTTCCTCGATAGAAAAATCAGGTTGCTTAAATTTACTGTAGTCAAGACCTTTAAAATAAGGTTTAACAGTAAAGTAAATTAATGCTGCAAATGACAATATTACCATTGCCCATACAAATATTTCCATAATTAATTTTGCCGGTTTACAGTTGGCTCTTCTGCTTTTATTATTTAAAAGTGTTGTTTATTATAAGAAGAACAAAAATTACTAATAGTACATACAGCACTAAGTTTTCTTTAAAATTTACATTAGTTAATTCATACTCATCTTCTAACACAGTTATTGCGTAGATTGCCTCTTCTATCTTTGCGAAGGGTGTTTGTAATTGTTCTGAGGCATAATGGTAACGTAACCATATAGATACCCCCATAATGTAATATGTCTCTGTTATTAAATAACCGAAAGACTCATCATGTGCTACAATATCAAATTCTTTAGTTGCTATTTTCATACTATTTATTTATTAATTTTAAATATTCTACTGGTGTGTAATCAACTACCTCACATGATACATTTATGTACCTAGGATCGTCTAAGCTGTTCTCATGGACATGCCCATGAATATTATAGCTGTATCTATAGTCTAATTGACTAGGGTGTATAGGGCAATGTGTAAGTATAGAATTACCTTTATAGTCAATCATTCCTGCAACTTTGTTCACATACTTAAGCAGCTCTCTAGCGTGCTGAGGTTCATCGTGGTTACCAAGAACAACTGTCTTCTCCCCTTTAAGCTGTAGAAGTATAGGATAATCTCTGACTTTCTCCATTGTAACATCACCAAGTATGTAAACTAAGTCTCTTTTACTTATCACAGAGTTCCAACACTTAATGATGTGCTCGTTCATCTCATCTGCACAAGAGAACCCTCTTTTGATAGCCATATTTTCATGACCTAAATGTAGGTCGGATATAAAAAATGTACTCATAATTTTTAATTTTCTAAGCTTTTTGGATAGTAAAGCAGTGTTGGATTTTTCTTTTGTATATCAATTTCTGGGTATCTATCACCAAATGATTTAACATCAAACCTCTCTGTTATTAAATGAAATCCGTTTTTAGTTGGGAGTGTGGTTATAATCTTATGTCCGATAGGTCTAAGATTGTAGATAAATTCCGCAACCTCAACTAAATCTTGAAGATCTTTAGTATCAACGTCAACAATCCACCTTTTCTCTTGCGTTTTTATTTGCCCTACAACTGAATCAAACAGCCCCTTCTGATTATGGTTTCCATTCTGAATCTTTTGTGCCAAAGCAGACATCATACTTAATGATACATCAAAATGGTTTTGTTTTTGAACATGAATATAAGCCCTTGCTTTGAACATCTCACATAATTGAATTATCTCATCATATCGTCTTTCTAGGTGCTCAATACTTTCAATACAGTATGTCTTGATTGTCCTTACAGATTGATGATTATCTCTTTCTCCTTCCGGTTGGTCTTTTTTACGCTTAAAGATATACAACATGTAGAAGTCTCCTTTACTTTCGTAATTAAGCAACGGCCTTATTGAATTTAGATTATTTATCATGGCTCATTTTTTGTATTACCTGCTTTAATAGTTTGCTATAACCTCCACCCTCAGCATAAACTTGGTCTAAGTAAGAAAAGTATTGTTCTCTTGTCAGCTTAGATAGGTACTGGGCTTCATATAAGGCTCTGTCAGCTACGCAATCCTTCCAACTAGTATAATACGCATGATTAAGATTTGAGCCCTGTGCAGTGCTTATTCTACGTAATGCCTGTCTCATACCAAACATATTGTGGTTTTGTTTGAATACCGGAGATTTAAAATGCCCACTTTCTAGAATAGCCTGGGCCATCACAATATCGGGGTACTTAAAGGAGTATTTTTCTACTTCTAATAATAACTTATCTTTAGAGAAGTCCTCATTGGTTTTTAAAATAACTTCTTTTTCTGCGTTGACTATTACAACCTCTTTCAAAACAAAAGAGCTTAATGTGAATACTATCAATAAAGAAAAGGCAATCATACCAACATACTTCCAAATGTTTACTCTCTCGTAAATTAAGCTGTCTTTGTTAAATTTATACATATCTTATTATTTAATATATTTACGTTTAAAATTAGTTTGTTTGTTGTTCAACACAACAATATACCTTCTACCATTTTCTGTTTTGTAAACTTGGTATCTTTCAGTACCCATATAGTACCACTCGTTTGTGTAAGAATACTCTTTTATTCTTTGTTCTACTGAGGAGCAAGATAATGTAGCAACCCCTATTAAAAGTAATAATAATTTTTTCATAATTTTTAATGTTTTAATTTCACTTTGCAAAGATATGGAGAATATTTAACATGTGCAAGAAAAAGTTAAACTTTTTTTAATAAAATAAAAAACCCCCCATTTCTGGAGGGCTAAAAACAAAAAATAATAAAATTAATTACCCCTCACAACTAGAGCAATCCATAAGATTACGGCTAACCTCTTGGGCCATATTCACACTTCTTTGATAATAAAGTGTTTTTATACCTAACTTCCAAGACTCAAAGAACAACGCATTGACTTCTTTCAAGGAAGTATCAGGGTGTATCATTAGGTTTAAAGACTGCCCTTGGTCAATAAATCTCTGTCTTTGGGCAGCTTGTTGTACTATTTCTAATTGGCTTATCTCACCAAATGTTTTGAATACTAATTTTTCTTTTTCGTCAAGAATATCTAAATGTTGTACTGAACCACCTTTTAATAAGATGCTGTTCCATACTTCCGGAGTATCCTGCTCTTTATCTTTCAATAACTTCTTTAAGTAAGGGTTTCTATAAACAAACTTACCTTTAGCTAGATCTTTAATAAAGTAATTAGACTGTAATGGCTCAATACTTGGACTAACTTGTCCAAGGATAAAAGACGAACTTGTTGTAGGGGCAATTGCTAGTCTAGTTGTAAATCTTTGTCCGTAACCTTTCAGCATTTCCGGCTCCCCAAACATAGTTGCTAACTGCATACTTGCAATTAAACTTTTATCGTTGATAGTTCTAAAAATCTCGGCATTCAACATCTTAGATTCTAAGCCCTCAAAAGGAATAAGTTTAGATTGTAAGAAACTGTGCCATCCAAGAACTCCAATACCGATACTTCTGTGTTCTTTTGCGAACAACAAAGCTTTCTCCATAAATGGAATACCATCTGCCTTTTGTATAAACTCAGAATAAACTGCATCTAAGAAGTAAGCCAAAGTTTCAACTGCATCTGTTTGAACCATCTCATCCCAATGTAAAAGGTTCAAGGAAGATAAACAACAAACAAATGATTTATGCTCATCTGTATATTCTAAGATTTCTGTACACATCTGAGAGTGGTTAATATCCATCTCTTTATCTTTGTACACTTTAGGCTTATTCTTGTTTACATTACCGGTAAAGAAGATGTAAGGAAACCCAGACTCTGCTCTTTTTTGGTGTATCTTGGCTAAGATTTTTCTTTTATCTTTATCCCCGGCCTCTGCTGACTCCATCCATTCATCTGAGATACAAACTCCTAGAGCAATATTTTGAATAACATTACCTTCATTCCTACATTGTAAAAACTCCTCAATATCTGGGTGATCAACAGGTAAGTAAGCAGCAAAATAACCTCTTCTTGCTTGACCTTGTGTAATAACATCTGTTGTTGTTTGGAAAGGTAGTAAGAAACTAACAGCTCCGTTTGAAACTCCATTGTTACGAATAGGTGCACCTCTACCTCTTAACTTACCGAAGTAACCGGCAGTACCACCTCCCATTTTAGTTAAGGCACCAATCTCAGCTGTTGCTCTCAGAATATCCATTGTGTCATCTTGAATGTCAATTCCATAACAAGATATAGGTAACCCTCTATCAAGGCCAAAATTCATCCAAACCGGTGTAGCTAATGAATAAAATCCTTTAGCCATGTAGCCGTAGAATTTATCTGAAAATCCTTCAATACCTAGTACACTTTCTGCTGTATCTGCTATTTGTCTGATACGTTCTTCAGGGGTAACCCCCTCTAATAAGTAGTCTTTTTCAAGAAATGCTCTTGAGTCTTTGTTTAACCAATTAAAATCTTCCATCTTAAAATAAATCTTCTTCGTTATACGTTTTCATTTTTTTACTATAATCAATAGGTTTTTTGTGAAAGAAGTCTGTCAAAGCACTTGCATAAACTTCTTCTTCCATCCAAAGAGTTTCTTCCCTAATCTGAGGATCAATCTCAAAAGAAGTTCCCATACCAATTTTCTCTAGGGCATCGTTTAATCTAATTTGTACATAACCTTTTAAAATCTTAGGGGATAAAAACTCATTTTCATAACCCTCTAGAATCCAGTCAATCAAATCTGCCTCAGCTTTGTAAGCCTCTAGTACTTCTTGTCTAATCTTCTCAACAAACTCTGCATCAAATAATTCTGGGTGCTCTGCTCTAATTTGGTTAAGTAAGGCAATACCACCTTCTGCATGTAAGTTTTCCTCTTTCGAAGTATATTGCACTACATTTGCTACATCTTTAAGCACTCCTCTGAACCTATTAAATCCTAGAATAGTATAGAATTGTGAAAATAAAGCAGTATATTCTGTGAATAATGTAAATAAAACTAAAGAATAGCAAATATTCTTATGGTCATTTTTGTATATCTTGTTGATATACTTTGTTAAATAATTCACTCTCCCAACAACAACCGGCTCTGAGAACAAATCTTCAAATTGATCTTCCAATCCAAGTTTTGATAGTATCTCTGCATATGCTTTTGAGTGGACAACTTCTACCCCTCCGAATACTGCCCCCATGTCAGCTATCTCAGGCTTAGGGAGTAACTTCCCAATGTTAGACCAATAAGATTTTACAGCAACTTCTACTTGTGAAGTTAGTAGTATAGCTCTTTTGACTACTCCTTGTTCTTCTACTGTTAATTTTGTTTTGTAATCTTGAATGTCATTCAAAAAATTGAACTCATTATGAGTCCAGTGTCCGGCCCACATTGCATTAATTAAGGGGTCTGTAATACCGCTGTACTCAAACGGCTTGTAGTTTTTTCTTTCTGTGAAGATGCTCATTGGTTTTTATTATTTTAAAAATTAAGGTAAAAAAAGTACCTCCTAATTAAAAGAGGTACTCCGATATTAAGGTACAAAGATACAAAAATAGAATTATTTTTGCAAATTAGTTAAACTATTTCCATGACTCTCGAATGGAGTCAATTTTTGTTTCTACCCTTAACACAACTTCTCTTAATTCTTCTATAGATTTTGTATCTTTTGTTACAAGTTCTAAGTACTTATGGAGAACCATTGATACTTTAGGGTAGTACCATTTGTCTACATAAAGGTATTCTTCTTCCCCACTACCATCTTTTTTCTTCTTCATCCTAGCTTGTTCAAACAATAGTGTTAGCCCATGGTAGCCATCTGACTCTAGGAAGTAGTTTTCATCTAACTGAAATCTGTCTGTTTTTGTTTTTTTAAATAGTTCGTTCATCTTATATTAATTTTGTTTTTACTTTATTCATAAACTTCTGTTATTTTTAAATTGGTTACATCCTTGTACTCTAAGTCTATATCAAATTCTATTTTTTGTTCTCCCCCTGAACTGTAATAATCTTCACCTTCTTCATCCTGCACTTTAAATCTTATTTTACTAGGCTTACCATTATGTTCTCCTATTCGAGTTCCCATAAAAGACACTTTAAATACTGACATTTTATATAATTTTTAGTTTGTAAAAAAGGGGGGAATCGAACCCCCGATGCTAAGTCACTTACTCCAACCAACTACTACTTGTTACGTACCTTGAGCCTTTACGATTGACCGTCACATTAGTCCCACTCACAGTTCAGGGGCGACCTTATCTGCTACTTTCCCATGTTGATGTCTTTCCATCAGTCACTCGTTAGATTTTGCTCTCTAGACTTTATGAGTTAAGCCTTGTTAACCGTAAGCATTTCGGCCCGTCTGCAACTCAACATAAACCTGTGACGAGTATTCCTTATCGTTTATGCCTTGCTAAGTGGTCCCACTTGGAATCGAACCAAGCACCTACTGATTATGAGTCAGTTGCTCTAACCGAATGAGCTATAGGACCAGTTAGGGAGATGTCGCTCTCCCTAGGCGTGGTTAAGCTGCAATTCTTTGCACCCCACCAAGTTGGTAAACGTTGTCGTTTAAATTTGAAATTAGTTCTACTTACTACCTACTAGATTGCTGTCAAAACCAGTCACCCCCTATTGTTACGTTTTTAAACAGAACGCTCCCTCAAACTGTTAGGTCTCTGATTTCTCAGCGACTCCACCACCTTGTTTATAGTTCAAGGAAACTCTTGTGGAGGTGGGGAGAATCGAACTCCCGTCCAAACAAAATTCAATAATACATCAACAAACTATTTCGATTAGGTAGAGGGACTCGAACCCTCAAGGACTTAAAAGAGTTTTGACATCCGGACTCTCAACTCTATGCCACACTGATCACAGTGCTTGTTTCCCCTTCCAACATACCCAAAACATTCTTTAAAAATCCCTCGTGTGAGGGCACTTATCATTTCGGTAGCGTAGCTTCATTCAAAGGAAGAAGCCTCGATCCTTAAATACTATTTAACTGTATCTAAAGCAGTAGTATCAACACTTGTTGTGTCTACACCATTTGAATCAACTTGAACTGCTGTTGAATCTGTTGTTGCATCTGAATTTACTTCACTAGCTTGTTTACAACTTGTTACGCTAAAGGCTAAAATAATAGCCATTAAAAAGAAAATCTTTTTCATTTTATATTTATTTTAATTAAAATTTAGCACCCTCTTTCATGTAAGCGGCATCAGCTTACGTAGCCGGACCAAGAGTAGGGTCACATAGTTACTTCAAAGAACTTTGCAGGCTCGAATCTCATAACTACTTGCTGAGAACTCATTTGTGTTGTAGATAGCAAACAATTAAGTCTAATCTCTTTATTAACCATTCCTTTCTCAAGGGAACAACACATCTACCATTACTGATAGTATCTTTATGGAAGTATGACGTATGCTCTCTACTACCTAAAAGGTGCAGATAACGGTTCTCTTACAAAGGTATTCAATGTTTAACCCATAGCTTCACACAGTTTATCAGATCTGGTGCTTTACACAGCTTAGCTATTTTTGAGAGTTATGTACTGCCACTCACAAGCGTTCCCTTTTCTTCAGAGACCAATAGCACCCATTTCGGGTTGGGTACACCACCTTTGCTCTTATTCTAATACCCCTTTATATAAGAGCTAACCTGCTTATCTTTAAATACGAGTTTTTCGGGGGTACAGGTTATTTTTTATTAGTTTACTGCCTTAACAAATGGTAAGCCACCTCCTGCATAAGTAGTTGGTAAATGACCATTCCACTTACGAATTGCTTGTTCTTGTAATATTTGTGGAGTAATACCGGCACTTCTAATTTTATTTTGCTCAGTTCTTAAAACTTCCAATTCATTACGTTTTCTTTGTTCTGCAATTTGCTGATCCAAAACAGAGATATTTGTATTTACCTCGTTTCTTGAGTCAATCTTAGCTTTTACTTTATTAGAGAAGTCTAAGTTTAAACTGAAACTAATTAATTCTAAACCGGCTTTCTCAAACTCTTTTGTAACTATATCTTGAACGTATTGCTCAAATCTTAATGAACCACCATTAGCCATTAATTGCTCTGTTGTATAACTTCTTGATGCTTCTTTTATAATATCATAGATTCTTGGCTCCAATACATTGTCTTGTAAGGCATTCATAAAATCATCTCCAGAACCTAACCTAGAATTTTGGAATACTACATCTACAACTTTAGTTTGAATTACTTTATATGAATATAACGGCTTAGATGTAAAGGCTGTGTTATCTGCTGCTTTTACTTGTAAAGTTCTGTCTTGTCCCTCATCATTAGTAAACTTACCACGTTGTTCCCATGCCGGTACTTGAAATAACTCTGTCCCCGGAGAAATTGTAGATACTCTACCTTGTTGTTTAGAATAGTCATCCTTGCCATCCTTACCATAATTTTCCATCAACACTCCATAATAGTTTGGAGCAACTCTTTCGCAAGAGGTAAAACCCACTGCTACTACTAACACTAAAAATACTGCTAAAACTTTTTTCATTTTTCTTACTTTAATTTTTTACTAATTTGATTTGCTGAAATTATTAAACCTAACACACCAACTGCAATTCCAGCCCAAGCATTGATGTGATTAAAAATCCAAAATGTTCCGAATAACCATCCGAAAACTAGGAGAATTACTCCTGCTACTTTATTTACCATACTTTTTAATTTATTAAAATAACACATCCATCAAGATTGGGATAAAGATAGTTTAGTATTTACACCAAACGGATTCTTCAAAGAGACATCTACTATTGGGATTATTTCTATCCTTATCATACTCAACAAACATAACACTTCTTGTAGTGTTGTAACTAGAGAGTCTCTGTGTACTCATACCTCTACATCTAATTACTTGTTTGTCTTTCTATGTGTTATTATTTCTTCTGCAAAGATACAACCTATATTTTAATCTCGCAAGTATTACGCAAAATATTTTTTATAAACTTTATGGTACTCCTCAATCTTTTTTGCAGTCTTGTCAAAAGACTTCAGGAAAGCCTCTGCTCTTTTCTTAGAATAAGGTGTAGGTATACGCTCAATTTCTCCGGTTAATCTTAGTGGATGCTTTTCTTGACCATTACCTTTTCTATCTAACAAAATAACTCCCGAATAAGCAATATGCTCCCCCTCTAATTCTCTCTGATAAGCATACAAAGTTGTCTGTTGGTACTCATCGCCTCCGTAGAAAGCCTTCTTGCTTTTTATAGCACCGGTCTTTAAATCATCAATAACAAGATTACCCTCAACATCTAGGTATTCTCTATCTATAAACCCTTGGATAACATATGTACCTCTGTCTACTACTATCTCAACCTCATACAAAGCATTTGCAGGTCTCTCTACACCTTTGATAACCTCTACATCAGAATCAGAAAGATCGGAGGTCTCAGAGTCTGTTTCAAACAATACCCCACACTTTCCACCAAAGTCTGTAAAGATGTTACCCTCTCCTCGGATTCCTAAGAAGTAGTTAGCAAAAAACTCCCCTTTGTATGCTTCCTCATTAAAGGAGTTGTAAGCAGAATAACTAAGTTTTGGTTTCCCAACATGTTGGGGGTATTTACCCCCTTCATTCTCATATACTTTTGGTAAGTCTAACATTATATCTTATTTAATAGTTCTTGAATTTCTGCTTTTTTTACTTCTTGTAGTATTAATGTATCTGACTTGAACATCTCTGTATTGATATACAAATTAACTAAGATGTCTTCTACAATAACTCTGTCTTTCTTAGTCATCTTTTTCTTCTTTAACAACTCTGTAAGTTCTTGTCTAGTCTCCGGTAGAATTTCTGTTGCGTTTACTAACTTATGTAATATTGGCAGTTTCTCAAAAAGTACATCTTCCGGCTCTCTTGTATCAACAGCCTCAACTTTCTTAGGTACTTCTACTTTGTTTACTGCTTTAGCAATAGTCGATTTCTTAGGTACTAACTTTAACTCTTCTTTCTGAGTGCTTTCTTTTACCGGAGTAACTTCATCAAACTGAAATACTTTTTCTCCCTTGATTCTACGAACTACATTGAAAGTAGCTATCGTATCTAATGTACAATACTGAGCAATTCTTTCTACCTCTCCTCTGTAATAAGCACTACCTACTTCATCCCCTACTAAGTCTACCTTACTGATAGGTATGTTAAGTGCAGTACACAACGCTTGTAATGAACTACCGGCACCAGAGCCACCCATCTTCCAAATGTCTTGGTTAGTACACATGTTTCTGCTCTCCCAAGGTTTTTGGTGTGCTGTATCTAACAATACCGGTATTTGAATGCTGTTGATTACAAATCTTTTGCATAAGAAAGGGTAATCAAAATACTTAGCGGCATGCCCTAACAATCTGTAGTTTTTACCATCGGCACCATCTGACATTCTTTGTAAGAAATTTCTAAGGTCTGTAAGTAATACTGCCTCGTCTTCTCCATAGAACTCTTTGTACTTAGCTTTGTCTTCCCCGATCATAAATACAATACTCACAGCACAAACTTTACTGAACTCCGCATACAAAGATGATGTCTTTTCCCAAGAGTCTGCTAACTCCTCGAAGAAAGGTACCTCTCCCGATTGCTTGTTCTTGTACTCCCATGCTGATTGCCACTCCGGAGATAAGTCTTCATACTTTTCTACAATACGGACTGTTTCAATGTCAATGCCTACAAAATGTTTAGTAGGGATGTCTCTTAATAATTTCATATTTTATTTGTTTTTAAATGTTCTCTCTTCCCTCTAAAAAAATATCTATTATTTCATAAGTAGAATATAATTCTTTATCCATCCTGTATTCCCAATTACCATTTCCTACATCCTTACACATAGATTGTAACCAATCTCCAAAATCCATAGCAAACTCTTTTTTTTCTTCTAAAATCTTTTTTTCTATTGTCATATTTTATTTGTTTTTAAATTCTCTGCAAAGATATAACTTATTTTTTAATCTTGCAATATTTTTTTAATATTTTTTACTAATGTATAAACTGAATTGTTTGACCATCTGTAAATACTAGCCTAACTCCATATTGTTTATCATCAAATAGTTGTACGGTTACAGTAAAATGTTGTGACCTCTCTTCATATCTAGCGTAGTGGAATGTCATCCCCCCCACTGTCTTACCATACTGTCTGTCTGTTATTTGATCGAACATTCTGACACTTCCATCATACATGTAAAGTTTGATTACTGGCTCACTTCCATAATTAAATATAAAGATATTTTCTCCAACCTTTCTTGTTAATTTATTATCTTTGTCCACCAAGGCTGTTTGAGAATAAATTTCTCTAAATTGTGTCTGTGAGTATCCGGTTGATACTGCAAGTACTAATAATAATGCTATTAAAATCTTTTTCATAGTTTTTCTTTTTGTGTTACTACCTCGTAAGTAGTTTTTTCTGTATTAATTAATTTTAAAAGTATCAGTAACATCTCTGCCTCTGAGTAATCAATCCTTCCTTTTTCACTGAGCTTTATTATTAGTCCATTACCATCGTCTGTAACTTGCATAGCTACCTCTTTAGGGTATGTCCAAGAGCCGTTATCAGAATATCTTAATATATGTACGTTATCATCTTCTAAAGAGTAATCGTACTCATGTCTTCCATCTACTAGTATCATACTACTATTCTTTTATAATTAATAAATAAGGAGTATCTCCTACATACTTTATCTCTCCTTCTGCCTCTAACTTTTTTGCCTCTGCAACACCTTCTAATTTAGCAATCATCTTTAGTGTCTGTTCCATATAAACTACTTTCATAATCTTATTTCTTTTTAAATTTGTTAAAAAATTCATCAAGTATAGCTCCGTTAAATGTCATATTATTAGCGTTAGCTAATGCACCAACCATGTGATATACTAACTCTTTAAACTCTTCTTCACTATACATTCTACGTCTTGGAAAATTATATTGCCCCATTTCATCAATAAGTAATGGGTTATTTCTCCACTTCTCAGTGTTATCTTCATGTACTTCCTCATATAGACCTAACTCTTCATCTGCTCTCATCATACTAACTAATTGTTGCTTGATTTGATTACCATGCCACTCTTTCCATTCATTAAACGAAAACTTTGAGTTTGGGTTTTCGTGTAAGAAATTATTATATTGTCTTTCTAAAGTCATAGCTTATTTTTTTGTCTGTCCCCAAATTGTTTCTTTCTTAATCTCCCCATCAACAAACCTACTGATTGTTACCTCTTCCATTTTGTGGTCTGGCTGATTTGTAATTGACACAATATCTGATACAAAAATATCATACTCCTCTTTTGTTGGGATCGCTCCCCCCGAACCTACACCATCCTCGTACCTTATCATAAAGGCACAATAAGGCTCTTCTAACAAAGTTTCTTCTCTTACTACATTATCAATAGCAAAGTCTTTATCTTCATCTATTTTAAACATATTACCCTCATCATCTCTTTTGATAAAAGAAGACCTATTATAGCCACAATCCGGACAGCTTATATACTCTTCTCCGGTTTTGTAGTAGTAATCATCGAAACAATCTTCGCTTTTACATCGTGGACATTCTATAAAATCTATTACACTTCCCATACTACGATATTGTTGAGTGCCTTTCTTTTGCTAAGACAGAGATTGATTGATAGATACTTCTTTGTACATCTTGATAGTTTTGATAAGATAAGTCCACTAGGTAGAAGAAACGTTTCAACTGCTCTAACAAGGTAATACGCTCAATGTAATAAGGGTGTGAATATACTACTTTTTCAGCAGCAGATTGAGAGATTTTCTCTTCACTATGTCTTATTAAGTCCTCTATCGCCTCACTCTTTATACGCTTTCTCTGTGCCTCCAAGAACTCGAAGTTCTCACGAAAGCATCTAACCTTACTATAATAACCGGCTAGGTAAACTAAGTAACCATTAAATCTTCTCTTTAGGTCTTCTAGTGCATCTAGGCTCTCTGTGCCTTTTACATACTCTCGAACCATTTCGTCCATTACAGCTAGAGTTTTCTTTGTCTCTAGGTAATCTTTCTCGCTGAACTTTACTAAGTCAGATACTTTAAGCACACTATTTACTTCTGCCATTATTTATTGCTTTATTTATTTTTGTTAATAATTCTAGTTCGTTGTTAAAAATACTATCTGCTTTTAATTGTCTTCTAGCAGAGGTTTCAGCTTTTACTATACTCTTTATACTATCTACAACATTAGACCTTAATCTTCGTGTTATAAAAAAGCTATGGTTTGATATTTGTACACCCTCTGAATCTATCAATATAAAATACTGCAAGTCCTCTATGGATAGTAAATAGTCCATAGTTTCGGGGTTTATTTCAATAAGGCAATCTTTCCTAAAAGTCATGCTCTTAATTACATTTACTATACCCTCTTCTTGTTGAGTTAGTACTAATTCTTTTTTAAATAGTTTCATAGTTTTACTAATATTTTTTGCAAAGGTAAGATTAATTTTTTAATCATACAACATTTTTTTAAATTATTTTTTATCTACAACCACTTACGTTTTAATATTTTATTGTAGTAGTTTGTTGTTTCTTTTGTCCCATCTGAGTGATGAGTAGTCCAAGTTTGTCGTGCCTCTTTTCTGCATTGTGCAATCCTATCTTTTGTAGGCTTAGTCTTGTCAGTTTCTCTTGTGTAGTATAGCCAACTCTCCCAATATTGGTCTGAGTGTTCTGCTACAAATGTGACTGCTATCTGCCATTTAATAAATACAAAACTTATTCTTGGAGACCACTCAAATCTATAACTATCGTACTTTGTCTTCCAACCTAGAGGCACAAAGTCAAAGCCTATCTTTCTAGGAACCGCTTTTCTGTAATTTAAAAAACTAGCGTACCACTCTTCAAAAGACTTTTTAATATGCTTATCATCATTAACATACTCTGTAGCTTTATCAACAGCATCTTGTGGAGTGAATTTTACCCACTTTCTAGGGTAGAAGTAAGGTGTGCCTAAAGCTATCTTTCCGCAATACCACCTTAATTTTGGTGCTTTGAACGGAGAGTTATAAGCTCTTAAAAAATCAAACTCTCGTATAAAATATTTAAAATCTCTTATTAGTTTCATATTAGTTAATTTAAAATTAAATCTGTCTTTCCAGATTGTCACCTATATTGTTATTTGTACCATTATGATTTTCTCTCCTAAATTCAAAGTACAGCGACACGAACATAACAACGACCAACATTACAAGGTTTGTAAGGATTTCAACTGAATTTGGAGATTATATTATATTTACTTTGTTTTCTGTCTCTATCCAAACTTTAGCCCCACATGATAGGGGCTTGTTTGGGCTATAAATAACTTTTGCTACAACTCTCCCCTCAACATCTAGTATTTCTACTTCCTTGGCATATTTGTTTTCTTTGTAAGTCTTACAAGTAAGCACCGGCTTTTCTTCTCCATTCTTACTATTTGATCGAATTACATGTTGATTTACGTGGATTATTGTTTTCATATCATTTATCTTGATGTGTTTGAATATATATAAATAAACACTATTATTACTACTACTATTAAGGGCATACTAAAATCTTTTTAAACTATTTAACCAATACATTGCCAATATTAACAAAATTAACCATGCTATCATACTATATCAAATTTTGTTCTGCCAACACCTCTAACACTAACCCTTTTATAAAGTCAATGTTTGCTTGTGATTGTATCTCTTGATTTGCAATACCCTTTGTAAAGTCCTCAAGTTGAGTTCCGTCCATTTGAATTTTCATCTTATTGGGGCTTAGAGAAGCTTTCCCTGTGATTGTAGCCGTTTCACTTACAATACTTGCTGCTATATTATTTATTAAAAATGTATCTGCCATATCTTACTTTTTATTTTTGTTTTTTGCTGACTTTGCCATGCTAGTTTTATGCGTGGTCTCTAGCCCTAACTTAACCTCTCTACTTGGAGTACTGTCTAAAACTTTTTTGTCAAATCTTAGAGTTACTACATTTGGGTTCAAAAACATATTAAACCCAGTATTTAGGGTAATATCTATCTCTACTAATTTTGTTTTTCTTGTATTCATACTTTAAATGTATAGGTTTTTATGAAGTCGTTATGCTCGTTGTACTCATCAATGATGTACTCTTTCCAATCGTGGCTAAAAACCCACTTTCTGCCCCTTACTTGATTGATACCCCATAGAGTACTAATAATCTCTTCTTTCTGCTCTTTAGAGCATCTTGTGTCGTCTAACAGAAAATCATTAACATCTGTTATGTTGAGAAGTAAGTTATCCTTATTCATACTCTGCTCTTTTTAAGTCCCACAAAAAGTCATACCAATAATCGTATCTTGCATTAACATAGTCTTGTGCCTCTTCTGTGTGAGAAGTCTCATCATCTAGGTCTAGTATGATACCATTTGGAAATCTATGCTTACCTCCCTCATCTCCAAATGAAGTTATTAGGTCTCTATCTGCAAGTATTGTAGCTACTTCTACTATATTTATTCTAATGTCCATAATATTATTTTAGTTTAAAATCTTCTAACATTCTATTTGTTTCCCCATAAGAATAACCAACCCCTAGCTCTGTAACTAGGGACTTGGCTTTCTCTTTTGTTAAACCTTTCTTTACTACTTTGCCAAAGGTGTTTGACTTCAAGTTATACTCGAATACAATATAAGTCATTACTATTTCATTAAACAGCTTATACCGATCAAAATCAAAACTACTAACACTATTATTGCAAGTGTAAGACTTAACCCCCACAAAGATATTACTAATGCTGATGCCATTAATACATTATAGTTACCATTTGTCTCTACAATATTAAGTATCATAGCGATACCTAGTATAATTGCTATTGCTAACATCATTACTGCTCTATTTTAGTTAACCCTATTTCTTCTGCATGGTAATTAATAGCATACCAAATTTGTTCCATTGTAGCATTATTTTGTAATGCCCCATCTAGCACCTCTTGTGCCTCCTCGTCTGTACAATTATAGTTACTTACTACGTCTTCTACACTCCAAAGATTATCAACGTAATATCCGTTGTCTCTTAATACTTGTTTTGCTTGTTCTATTGTATTCATAATTAAATTTCTATATATTCAACACCCTCTTGCATTAACTCATGTAAAAGTTTGATGTCTTCAGTAAATACTCCTTTTTTGTTACCCTCTTCTAACTGCTCTATACAGAAGTCAATATTATAATGACTACTGGTTTCATCACTAGATACCATACTTGGTGTGATTGAGTGTCTTATATAGACTTGTGTAACTTCGTCTATCTCCGGAAAATACTCTACTATAATTCTCATACTTCTTCAATTTCTTCCATTAATACTATACTTCTCAATATGCTATTTGTCTGTTCGTCATACAAATCTTCCGAAACAAATGATATGCTTTCAACATCACTATCGGGATTGTTTCTGTAATAAACTTCTATATTTTCCAAGTCGTGTCCATTACTTTGTAAGTCCAACAATTCCCCTAGTATTTTTTTTGCGTTCATATTAGTTAGTTTATAGGGTTTCTTTTTGCTACTCCACTTCCGTCTGCATTACTCTGCCACTCGTCATAATATAACTCTACTTCCGGATACCTCATTGAGTAATCATACATAAAGTCTTTTGCTTGTTTCTCTGTATCGAAATTAGCAATAGTTTCTGTACCTTCCTCGTCATCATGCCTAAATACTTCGTACCATGTTACAAGCCAATGTTTTGGCTCTTGGTCTTCTTCATCACAAGCGACTGCGATATTGCTTAATATGGTTTCTAAGTCCTCAAACCCCTCGATAGGCGTTATTAAAACCTTTTCCGGTAATTGTTCTAGCAATCTTGCTACATCTTGTCTTACAAAGACTAATCTTTGCTCTGCCGTTAAATTTTTCATAGTTGTTGATTTTAAATTTTTTACAAAGGTAATTCTTTTTTTGTGATTACCAAAACTTTTTTGATTATTTTTTAATTAATAAATGTTCTACATCAATTTGCTCTCTGTTGTACTTCAAGTTTTTCATGCCTAGCAATCTCTCATTAACTCTCTCTACGACAATTACTCTATCAATATCTCTTTCTTGGTAATTATTACAAAGGTTTGTGGGTAAGTTTGCAAAGCTATCCGAGAAGTCTGTTATCTTAAAATCTCTTTCTAAACACTCTGCCGTAAGTTCTTCGTACCTTTCTTGTAGGTAACCCAATTTGTCATAAAAGAATTTAACATGCCCTACACCTAAAGTAAAACTTTTAGGTATGTCTTTAACAACTGCTTTACCGGACTTTATTGCATTCGGTATTCTTAATAGTTCAATTCTTTCTTTGATTAAGTGGGCATCGCAAAGCTCTATTGCTCTTACCCCAACTGATATTCTAGTCATACTTAGGCATTTGAAAGATTACACCAAAAATCCTCTTCTACAAAATACGTTCCCTCGTAATATGCTATTACAACGTCCATAGGCACTTCGGTTTCATCATCAACTTCTGTTTCTAAAACCTCTTCTAACGAGCCATCGTCTTCGTGTTGGCTATACCAACGACTTCTTAATTCTTGCAGTTCGTCTTGACTTAATTCGTGTACTGATTTCATAATATTAATCGTTTTTAGTTATAAATTCATCTAGGGTTTCTTCCCAATCTAATTCTGTCCAATTCTCTCTGTACTCCTTGTCATACTTTTGTATAAACTTATCTGCCAATTCCATAGCTTTATCAATCTTGGAGAAGAAACTCCCATTGATTTTAAACTCTAGCAAATCATAGTACATAATGTATCCGGTAACAACTGCTAATTCTTCCATACTATTAAAAATCTATTTCCCCAAAGGAAGTTACTACAAAATCCAAATTATCATTACCACCGGTATCAACTGAATGTTTGAGGTCATTTTCACTCAAACCATAATGTAAGATTTGTTCATCTCTAAACTCATCTTCTTCTGCATCGTCATACTCTTTGACGATAAACCCCTCAAACTCGGACTTGTCATCTTTCCAATATCCGTTAATGCTAAAATACTTACTCATACTATCTTATTTAAAGTACCTCAAAAATTATCTTGTCATCTTCGTACAATATTTGATAAAGTTCTTCCCAATCTTCTGTTCTGTTCAACACAATAACATCATCTTCGGTATAGTGGTACAAAGTGTACTCTTCATTTAGTTCTAACTCCTCTCCGTACTGCAAACCTTTTACCAAAGCCACAGTAATTTTACTGACTGCATCGTCTAATAGATTTTCAGTAACTACTGGCTCTTCATCAAAGGCTTCGGAGGTCTCCATACCACGATATAAAAAATCGGGGAAATCACAAGGCTCACTCTTACAATCACAATAAGGGCATTCAATATACTCATCTTCGGTAATTCTATGAAGAAGTACCTCTCCACAATTACCACAATTTACTATGTTAATTCCGGCTATCTCTTGTATTTCTTCTGCTAGTCCAATTTGCTCTAGGACTTTTTCTCTAATTGTTTTCATAATACTTTGAAATTTGTTTTCTTAATTCTTCTTGATGATGTTCCGGTAGGTCTGTGCATCTAGTAACGTATTCGTTACCATAACAATCTTCCTCTGCCTCTTCTTTGTCTCCGTAGATAACAATCTCGCTATCGCTACTCCAACGTACTAATTGGTCATTTGCTTTATCCCAAAGCACATAGTCCGTATCGTGTAGTTTAATCGAACTCATAAGCCACCTCTGTTATGTACATCGTACTATAATCAAAACCTGCTCTACGCATAGGTAACATATAAATATCATAATACCCATAGTCTTGCTCATTATCAACATTGAACATCAAGTTGTAGTCTGTTGGTAAATCTTCTTCCGTATCAAAATCGTTATTGTCTATCCTATCTTGTGTGTTGTTCTCTACAACAATAGGCTCATTAAAAAACTCCGATAAGGTTTTGTTTAGTGTCTCTTCACTAAATCTTTGGTTTACTAGATTTTCTAAGAAACCCATAATTTCTGTCTGTCTAGGGGTGTAGTCTCTTTTCATAATAGTTGATTTTAAATTCTTGGTAAAGATAATACTTTTATTTTAATCTACAAAACTTTTTTAGATAATTATTTTTTCAAAATCTGTGTACATCACAATCACATTATTAGGGTACTTGTACATCAAGGTTTCTGTTAGTTCCTCGTTTGTATAGTAACTTTCATCGTTGCGTTCTAGTTCTACTATTGGGGTAATTACTTCCTCAATCTGTTCGTCTGTCAAATCTGTCATTAAGAAGAAGTCCTCTTCCTCGTATGCCGTTGTGTTTATCCTAACTACTCTCATCTTACTTTATATTAGTTAGTTTAAATTTCACAATCCATTGTACAATACCCTTGCTCTTTGACACAATCTCGTATTTGAATACCTAGTTGTAAGTCTGCATACTCTCTTAACTCATCGTTAGTGATACCTACTTCTTGTAACATAGCATCGTTGTAGCCGGTGTTGTCCTCAAAAAATTTATCAATGATACCGATTTTTTCTCCTAGATTTTCTTGAATGTTTTTGATTTCTTCTTCTATCTCTTCAAGGTTATCCTCTTGAAAATCGTATGTGATGTAAGCCGGTTCTTGCTCTGTACCTCCAAATCTGCTAGGTGCATCGCTTGGTTGTAAACCAAACCAAAATTTTCCCTCAATGTCTCCGGTATAATATCTTCCCATAATTTCTATTTGTTTAAATAATTTAATAAATTGTTAAAATTTTCTTTGTGTGTTAGTCCGTTTGAATAGTTCTCATCTGTATATCCCCAAATCTCCTCTTGTGTATATTTCAAAGGTATGTTTGAATACATATACCCCATGAAATCTTCTTTGATGTCGTCTGTATAGAGTTCATAGTTGTCGATTGCTAGATTAATTAATCTATTATCTTCATCGCTGAATGTGTCTTTCTTGTATAACTCTAGTAAATCTTCCATATTTTTTACTCGTTTGGTTACAAAGTTATCTAAATTTTCTTCAAAGGTTAGTAGATTTTGATAGTGTTCTTCAAAACTTTCTAGTTCCTCTATTGAATAGTCGGACATACTTTGCATGTATAGTATCCAATCGTTGAAGTCGTATATTAAACTATCTATTAACTTGTCTATCAATTCAATAGCAAAATCTATTGACTTATTTTTTAATTCTATGTTTAAAGTAACTAGTTTGTTACGATGATAAAACCATTTTTTATCTACTTCCATAACTCTATTTGTTTCTGTATTGGTTATAAATCTGCTCTACACTTTCGGTAACCCAATAACTTGATGCCATAGCTGAACGGCTAAAAATTTTGGTACACTCCGATACTCTACCTTGTGTGTCAGTAGTTTTTTGTGTCTCTACTGAAATGATACTCTCTACTCCGATAAGGATAGTCTCTCCCTTTGTACTAGTTAATCTTAATAAGTTTTGCATAATGATTGATTTTAAATTCTTTGTAAAGATAGGGCAAATGTTTGTATCTGCCCAATCTTTCATGTTAAGATTATGTTAAACTTTCTTTAAGTTCTTTTAACTCTTCTAGGGTTGGTACATAGTGCTTAATCTCTTCTCCCTCTTCATCATAACTTTTGATACCAAAATTTCTTTTGTCGTGTTCGTGGCAAGTATCAAAATTGTCGATAGCAAAACTTAACCTAACAAGTGTTTGTTCATCGGGGCTTAAAAATCTCCAAAACTTTGCTTTCTTACCAAACTGCTTTTGGAAACCGATGCTATTTTGAATTGTTAGAAATATTGCTTTTCTTCTTTCTTCCTCTTCAAAATCAAGGCTATTTGCTAGAGTACTCAATCCACTATTTTGTAGTGTTTGTCTTAGTTGGCTTAAACTATCAATAGGTAACCCACCTAGTTTGGTTGATTGCTCGTCCCAATCCCAATCATCACAATCAACATATCCGTATCTTGTGTTCTCACAATTATTAACCCAATAATTGTAGGTTTGCTCAAAGTTTCCTTTGGTTAAGGATACTACTCCTCTTAATGAAATACTGATGTCAGTGTTCTCGTCTAATAAGTTTGCTTTAACTTCTCCGGTTACGACTTGTAAGCCGTTAAATAAATTGTTTGTCATAATAATTGATTTTTAAATTAGTTTGTTTAAATTGTTGTTAGTATTGGTATAATGTAAGTCATATCTATTGCCAAGCATACCAATAGTGCTTTACAATGTTCTGCTCTTGTGCCTTTTAAGTTTGGCATCACACAAATAGTTACCATGTTAGTCTAGGTTAATTACAACGTCTTTTACTGCTTTTCTAATAATATCAAAGTCTATTGCTACACTATCAATAGTTACATAGTTACTACTATCAATATCTAGTCTTACACTATCTTTATCAACAATGTTATCTTCTTCATACTCTATGTTCTGCATGATGTCCGAAACAATACTTTCTCTCTGTTCGTCTGTGAGGTTTGTTTCTTGTTCAATGTTTTGTAATAGTTCTAGTACGTCCTCTTTAGTGAATACACTGCTTAAATTTTGCTCTACTGCTAGAATGCTTTGTTCTATTGTTCTTTTCATAATATTTGATTTGTGCCTACTAGGTTAGGGTTTCGGCTATCCCTCTGTTTTGTTATACAAATATACGGCAATTATTTTAAACCACCAAACTTTTTTGCAATTATTTTTATTTTTTTTTTCGCCTTGTAAAAAACTAAAGAAACAGAATATTGACTGCTACTTCAATCTTGTCTAAATCGCTGACAAAATCATCGCTATTTGCATCTGTTTCTAAATATTCTGCTAGTGCTAAAGTATCGTTTGGTGTTACCATATAACCATACTTGTCTCTACTTATACTGAATGATGTATTAAATTTGTCAAATAGTACTTCTTCGATTTTACTTATTGAGTTCATATTAGTTAGTTTAAAATTTCTTTAAGACTACTTGGGTTGTCGTTTCTAAAAAAATCTACATAGATAGCAAATCTTTTATCTTCTTTTTTGAATAACTCTACTGCTTGAATAGTGTCAAAATCATCTTCACTATTTAGGGGCAATACTAAAGAAGTTTTAGTATCAATCAATGTTACTACTTCTGCTTTGTCGTCTCTTAATTCATCAACCATTATGGTTAGATAAAACTCTTGGTTATCAAAATCCTCGAACTTATTGTTCAATCTGTTAAAAATTTTCATACTAGTTAATTTAAAATATTTGTAGGGTTAAGGTATCCGATACCATGTACTCACAATTTGATAGGTTTATACCTCTGTCTGTACAATATTCGCTATCAAAAAAATCTTGTGCATCTTCGTACACATTTTCATCAAAGGGGAAGATAAAAACTTCTCCGGTACTAAAATCTAAAATTGTAATTTTCATATTAGTTAGTTTGATTGTTATACCATTTTATAAATTCTACTACTGCCTTGAATGTTGCTTGTAGTTTAGTCTGTTCTAGTTCGGAAATATAGTTGTTTGGAAATGGGGATATGTAACATACATTTTCTCTTATCTCTACACATACTCCTAAACTCTCTATTTTTTCTACTACTTTCATTAAGCCGTTCCAATCTCCGTTGGCAACAAAATCAAAATGCTTTGCCGTAGTTACTTTTGTATCTTTGTGGTAGGTTATACCTAAAGACTTATTCCAACCTAAAAACTCTGCTATTAATCTGCAATCTTCTTGTCTGTCCATATTAGTTAGTCTAAAAGGTTCTCCATTAGTTCACATAAGTTAATTCGGTCTTGTACGCTAGATAGGTCGTGTATTCTAATTAAGTGTCTTACAAAACTTCCATCACTTTCAACAACTAGGATACCCTCTTTGGTAACTTTCAATGGGTGTACATCAAATACGTTTCCGGTCATGTCGTTTCTTACCTCTAGGTAATCATCGGGGGCATCGTGTTCTAAATCTTCTTCTGCAAAGATAATAAACTCTTGTTGTTCTTCTAGCAACTCGGAGAAATATCTTGATACTTCAACTTCTAGGTTGTCTAAATCGTTGTTTAAAATTCTTGTGTTCATAATGTTTCTGTTTTTTAAGTTAGTCAAAGATAAGTAATTAATTCTACACTACCAAACTTTTTTACAATTATTTTTAAATTTTTTTTACTAGTAGTCTATCTCGTTAGTGATTAAACTTTTTTTGATTAACTCTATCCTCTCTGTTTCTAGGAAGATACGAATTTCACAATATCCTTCGGATAAACTAGGGGCATCTTCTTTTAAAAGTATATGCTCATTATATTGAGCCGTTGCTATTTCTAGTTCATCTAGTAGCACTCTTCGGTGATTTTCATTTAACTTCATACTAGTTAGTTTATTGATTAAAATCTTCTAGCTTAATGCTGAATAGTTCTGTAAGTTCTTCGCCATAATCTTCTATAAGAAAATCAAATAGTTTAGCATCATCGTCTAAATCTTCTTCAGTTGTTTCTGTTTCCCAACCACCATTTATTCTTTCTTTGGCAAAGTCTCTTAACTCTTCGATACCTTTGAAAAAATAATCTGTGTTATCATCGTAGTATCTAATTCTAAAAATCTTAATTTCTTTCATAATGTTTGTATTAACTAATTTATAAAATTGCGTAACCCTCTTCTATTTTGTCTTGGTCTAAAACTAGAAACTCTAGGTATTCTTCTTGGTCTAGTAAGAATAAAACTTTGCCGTTGTCTAAAGTTAGTTTATCCCAATCAAAATCACAACCATACTCTTCAAAAAATTCTTCCATAGTCTCCGGTTGCCAACCTCTATCTTCTATTGGTAAATCTTTATCAAGTTCTAGCATATCTTCGTTTCTTAAAGCGAATGCACTATTACCATAATCAAATTCAAAATCCCAATTCCAATTTGAAACATCGTCTAGGAAAATAATTTCTTTATCGGTGTATCTTAAAAAAGTCTGCTTAACAAACTCTGTTAGTTGTGGGTTATTTTTACATAACGCTAGTACTGATTTTTTAGTCTCTGTGTTCATAATGTTTGTTTTAATTTGTTAATCAAAGGTAAGCAATTAAAATGTAACTACCAAACTTTTTTACAATTATTTTTAAAATATTTTCGGCATCAAAAAAAAGTAAACTAGTTAATCTAAATCTGCTTGTACTTCTTCATACTGCAAACATAATGCTCTTACTTCTTTCAAAGTATCTAATGGCATATCTATATAAGATAGTCTATAAGTATCCACAATAGAATAGTTACTATCATATACAACCACTATTGCATGGTCTTGTCTAAACTCCTCTAGGAGACTAACTAGATTACCTCTTGTTTCTATACTAGGGGAAGTCTCTCCTTGTACTTCTCCAATATCAAAGATACCATACCTTGATATAATACTTCCAATGTCTTGTTGGATATGTTGCTTTTTCATACTTTTTATCTTTTTTACTATATAGTAATAGCTAATCGTATTACCTAATTTAAACTACTGCGAAACTACCTCAAATCATGGGAGGGGGCTATCCACCCCTTTAGAAACGTACACAATCTTTGAATTATTCTCAATAAACTGCTAACTTCGTTGCGAATTATTTATCTACCTCCCGAGCCGAGATGCGAATAATGTAATTACCCCCCCAAAACTGCACTCAAATCTCTTTCTGCCATTTGAAGTGCTATCTTCTCCCTCTCTTTTTCCCCCAACTCTCTTTTGCTAGGTAGTGCTTTCCACGATATTTCTATTCCTTGTATCGTTACTCTAGTCTGCCCCCCTAGTACTGCCCCTATGTATTGTTCTTTTAGTTGTTGTGGTATGTGGATTGAACGCATGTTGTATTAGTTTGTTAGTAGTTTGATTAATAATTGTTTTGTTACTTCTATGTTCCCTTGATACTTCTCTATGGTTAGGTAGTCTAACCCCTCTTGATTGAATGTATCTTCTAGTACTTCTTGTTCTTCTTTACTTCCAGCATGATATACTTCTTCTATATCGTGTATGATTGCTTTTCTATTTAGAAACTCTATTGTTCCTACTACTATTGTATGTTTCATCTTACTGCTCTATTAGATAATAAATTTGTCTAGCTTTGGCTGTTTTTTCTTCCCCCTCGAACTCACTCAAAATATCTATTGGTGTTCCAAAGTCTTGCTCTACATCGGGGTACTCTGCCAACCCTAGTACTACACTATTATCATTAAGTACTGCATGTACTAAAAATGGGTGCTTGTTTACATCGTCCTTGTAATATACTATACTATCTGTATTCATATCTTTTAGTTTGTGGCTTTTGTAGGGGAAAGACAAATTCAAAAAACTCTCCCCCACTACTTGCCTTGTTTATATTAGTTAATTTGTTTCCAACTTCCGTTCCACTTCTCCCCATTTAGATACCACTCAAAGTTCTTTTGGTTGATACGAACATTAGGTAAGCCGTTTAATCTTTCCTTTGTAGTGTTGCTATCCCAACCTGCATTAGATACTTTCATTACTCCCCCAACCTTGTGTTCTAGGGTAGCAATTAAGTTACCGAACAAATACATTTTTGATACTTCATTTTCAGTTACTACTCTAGTGTTACTGAATGTTGCGTTCCCACCATTACGGAAACATGCTACTGCTTTTTGTGTTACAATTTTCATATTGTTTAATTTAAAGTTTGGCTTATTTGCCTATACAAATGTACTAATTAATTTTTTATTATCCTAATTTTTTTTAATCTTTTTTTCTTTTTTATTTCCCCCCTCGCATACTACAACAAAGGGGGGAGAATAAACCCTCTATCAACTATACTCTACTTCTGTATTCTCTACTAACTCCTCTAATTGTTCTTGTGTAATATCCCCTAAATTTTCCGAAGATATATACTCTAGCATACCATTGGTTAAAAAGTCTGTACCATAAAAACCCCAACAACTATCCACTTCATCATCGTTTTCATCTACTATCCTAAAACCATACACTTCTCCCTCTACATAATAGTTATACGTTTCTACTTCTGCATCTAGCAACTTGATTGCTTTCTCCCTTGTCTTTTGGGTAATAATCTTCCCCCCAAAATTGTCTAAAATAGTTTTCTTATTAACTACTATAAACCCTATCTGCCCACTATCCCAACGGCAACCGAATGGACTAGTGCTTATACTTACTGCTGAATGGTCGTATAGGTACAAAGGTAGAATGATTGCACCCTTGCCTTCATCTGTTAGGATTGCTTTCTCCATTTCTTCCCACCCCGAATAATCATCTGCATTGTAATTGTGTTTATCCCCCAAATCATAACGACCATGGAAACAAATCATATTTCCGAAATTATCCCACTCTCTAGGACTTTCTGCACAACTATCGTGTATTATTTTTAATGTGTTCATATTAGTTAATTTATTGATTAATACTTGTTTCTTGTACGCTTTCTGTAACGTACATATTACTTTCTTTTGCTTTCTGTTCTAGCATTGGCAAACAAGCCATATACAAATCTTCACTGCTAAAGATTGCTACTAGTTCTGCATGTGTTCCACTTTCAAAATAAACGTAAATCATAATGTTGTTGTTTTAAATTGTTATACAAATATAATACTTATTTTTGATACTGCAAAACTTTTTTGCAATTATTTTTATTAATCTATAAAAAATTGTTGGTCAAACAAAAACTTCTCCCCCTTATACCAAGGATTAAAAGCTACTCCCCCAATTCCGTCTATCTTATAAGCAATAGCGTCTTGACTTAATTGCCAAGCCAAAGTATTTAGCAAAAGTCCTAAACTATCTACTTCAAAGTAAGCTACTAGTGTACGTTCACTATTACCTTTATATATACCCTCTTCTTCTACTCTTACATTAGTTAATACAACATTTTCTAATAAGTAAGTTAGCGTTCTTGATAGTTGCGTTTTACCCTCACTATCTTTAACTTTTAAACCTATATTAACTACTACTTTTTTCATACTATATAATATAAAGTAATTGCTTTGTTACAACCACAAGACAAATATACGGCAATAGTTTTGATTATGCAACAATTTTTTTATTAAGTTATCAACAAAATTCTGTTAATAAGTTTATTTGTTTTGCTTTGATTTTTTTCGTATCTTTACCCAAACGTTTCCCTCGCAACTCTCTCACTATAAGGTAGGACGGAGTCTACTCTTCCTGTGTTGGTATTACACATCGCCCTTTGTCAAATCCTTATCCCTATGTATTCTATCTATCCATATCGTTCCCTCTTATTGTTATACAAATATACGACAAAAAAATAACACTACCAAACGATAGTGCTATTATTTTTAAACTTTTTTTCTTAATTTTAATTCCTTGAGTACACTAGCAATTAAGTCTTGTACCTCGAACTCGCTTTGGTCGTCTGTATCCGTACAATCGGGTACATAACCCAATTCAATTAACTTATTGGTAATAGTTATACCAATGTCTTGTCTCTCGTCCTTGTCTAATTTTCTAGTTTTCATATTAGTTAGTTTAATACATTTCAAATTGTGGGTAATTCTTTTCAAGATAGTTATTCAGTCTATCCTCTTTTTTAAACCTCTTTACCCCTAACTTATCCGACCACGAATTTTGATAGGTATACTCTTTGACTATCGCTATGTATCCCCCTTTGAATACTTTGCCTTCATCGGCTAGTAATAACGTGTTATCCGTTAGTACATTTTCTCTTAAGATAAATTCTTGTGCCATAATAGTTAGGTATTAGTTTAGCATCATTGCCAATACAAATATACAAATAAGTTTTTAATCTACCAAACTTTTGGGCATAAAAAAAGGGGAAACTTTCGTCCCCCCTTGTTGTTTGTGTTAGTTAATTTAAACTACTCTTCTACTATCTAATATCAAGGATAGTCCCCCAATACAACCGAATAATAAAAATGTGTAAAGGCTTAACATTAATTGATTATGTCCGTCAGCTACAAAGATACCGATGAACCCCATAACTTGCCCTACAAGTGCAATAGACGAAATAATAAGATTTGATTTTTTCATATTAGTTAATTTAAGATTAGACTGCTCTATGGGTACTCCAATATCTTCTTTGTTGTTTGCATCTACTAGCACAACTAGAGACTAACATAGAGGTCATTAAAATAAGATAGATAATAAAAACTGCATAACTTTTTCGATTTGTCATAATGATTGATTTATATTAATTAATTTAAACACACTTTTCCATAGAGATCTATACCATAAACTTTATATAAGCTAGTGTATAGATTAGCTAAAGTAACTCCTAGCATTTCCCCTATAACTTTTTTGTCCTTGATGATAACGGCTTTGAAACCGAAGTCTAATAGTTCTACTTTTACCATAGTTATTATTTTTTTAAAGATTTTAAAACTACTATTGCTATAATAGTAACTGCAACATATACGCCCATATAATTAATTGATTAAGTTACAAAGATAATAATAAAAAACTACATAAACAAATTTACCTTTACAAGTATTCACAAGGTAGGATTGTTACTAACCCAATTACTTTAGAGCGTTTCATTTTTTATCTTCATTAGCACTGAATACTGAATTTCCTAGGTACAATATTCTCAAGCAATAAAATAGAAACACACAAACTAAAATCTTTAACATGCTACACATGGATAGATACGGCAATTTCGCTTTGCTGAATAGTCTACACTACGTACTAGGTAATATAAACCCCTCTTTCGAGGGGCTTGGTTAATAATTAGTAAGCCATTTCTAAGGCTACTTTTTGTGCCGTATCATTTAGTTTAAGACCGCCACCTACTAATAGATAATCATTTCTATCATCGGCTCTAGCAACGTGGTTGGTGTAATGGGTAATACCATTTACTAAGCCCCATAGTGTAGAGCCGGTTCTACTAAACTCTAGTGCAATACTCTCTTGAACACTATTCAAAATGTTTTGCTTAGCCGTTCCTAGTTCGCTACGAATAGCCTCGTTATAACCGATTGTCTTCATCAAAAACTCGTCAACTTTAGATTGGTTAACTTGAACTTTGTCTAGCTTTCTAAGATAAGCCTCAAAGTCGTTGATTTGGTCTGTAGCCTTAGCAACATCATAACAAAGTGATGAAGCCTTTCCGATATTATTTTTAGTATTCTTGAAAGAAGTAGCGAACTCAGTACGCCATGCTTTCATTCCGTTAGCACAAACCATTCTGTAACAGCTAATAAATAAGCTAGTCTTAGTTAAGCCGTCAAACCCCGTAGCTAAGTTAATCTTAACTATCATTTCATCTTGTTCGCCTTTCAAGTTCTTGAAGCCGATAGTCTTGATAGGTGCTTCAAATACAATTTTGCTACCGCCTTTCAGTTCCATGTACTTAACATCTTGCATCTTAGCATCAGTGTCATACAGACAACTCTCAAAGTCTTCAAACAACAGCTTAGGTTGTGTTGGTATGAAGTCTTTACCTACATTACCTAGCCAAGCGTCTTTACCACCCTTTTTTCTATAAACTCCGAATGCATTATTAGGGTTAGGATATTTTTTAATACCTGTTTTATAAGGTGTTTTGATTACATCAAATAATTGAGTTTTGATAGTCTCGATGTTTTTTTGTCCGCTTTGTAAGTCTTTTAAAATTTCCATGTTTGTAAGTTTTAATTAGTTAGTATAAAAATCTAGTTAGAAAATAAAGTGCTGCAATAATACAAGCAATAATTTGAGGTCTTTGGTGCTGTAAAAAATATTTTAAGTACTTCATGATAATATGTATTAGTTAATTTAAAATAGCCCCTATATTTCAAGGGGCTTTAGGTTGTTACTTCTTAGGCTTCAATGTGCCTAGTTGAACTTTCTCGGTCAATTCCTTGACAACCATGTCAACATAGGCTTGGGTAAATAAACTTCGTTTACCCTCGGCTTCTACTTGGTCAATCTCGGCTTTCCAACCCTCGCAAACCAATGCTAAACCTTGAACAATCAGTGAACACTCGAACTCGTTAAACTTTTTCATAGTAGTATGTATAAAAAAAACAGCCACTTATATAGGTAGGCTGTATCACCTTGTAAAAACTAGTTTTCTATACTATAGTCGTAAGACTTTTTAGATAGATAGATTTTGCCGTTTGGCGTTTGTTCAAATGGTCGATTGTATTCGTCCCATTGGATACTCTCTATTGAACAATGTACAATGTAATCTGATAAATTTTTCATATCAAAGGTATTAAGTGTTTCATCGTACTGCGAATCATCAGTGTAGGTCTCTACCTACATACACTTACTAGTACTATCTTATTTAGTTAGTATCTAGGGCTTCACTTCTTAGGGTAGACTAGCCTTAGCCTATTTTATAGTGTTTTATCACTACCGCCACTTTATTGCTGTGGTCTCGCTACATGTGAATAGGGACACATGAACCCAATTTTATAGGTTGTTAATTTCAACACTACAAAGATACAACTAAATTCCATATAAACTAATATAAAGTAAAAAAAAGATATAGTTTATATTCATTCTAAATAAGGTATTATAATACTATATAGTGCATGGTATCAATACAGCCACAAAATCAATTAGGGACGATTTGAGACACGATAATATCAATTAGGTATCTTAGTGCCACTTGTATAGTTTTTTTGCCGTAGAAAGAAAATACCAATGAATAGGTAACCCTGTAATTGAAATGATATAGCAATACAAAATCATATAAAGTTATCAACAATTATATTATACATAACTAGTCTAAATAAGCTAGGCTAAAACTAGACTGCTTGACTACATACCTACTTTATAGGTATAGAGTAACCTTATAACATCTAGGTATACTATAGATAAATAGTATAAAAATAACTTGGAAAATCCAAAACTCCTAGGCTTCGATTTAAGGCACAAAGGTCTTTGTGTGGTATCATAGGGGGGGTGGGGTAAAATCTCCCAAAATCTGTGGGGGTTTTTACTATGGTGGTTAGGGTGTCCCCCACATAAAATTGATTTCAAAAAAAATTGATCTTAAAAAAATTGATTTTCATAAAATTGATCCTAAAAATTACAAAACAAAAAACCCCTCACCTTGTTCTAAGGGGGGGTACAAAAAAACCCCAGATCTCTCCGGGGCTAGTTTGGTTTGTGGTACACTTACCTGTTGGGGTTTATACGAAGATTGCTTTTACTGCATACATACAAGATGTCTCTGCTTCTGTTTGAGCTATTGATACTTCTCTTGCATTTGATGCTGTTCTTAGATCCTCTAGGGTATCTATCAAATCTGCGTACTTAATCTTCAACGACTCTACTTGAGGGTTTGCTGATGGATTAAAGTTTCTTTGTACTCTTCTTTCCCCTAATGTGGGTGGTCTTTGTTCTGACATTTGGTTTATTTTAATTGGTTATCTTCTACTGCTGGGTTTGTACTAAATTCTCGCTCTCTTTCTTTTTCCCATATAAGGTCTAATTCTGGATTCTCAAAGATGTTGCCTATAATCTCGACCCATCTTATGAACTGTATTTCTTTTTTACGGTATCTCTTGAAGAATCCCTCTATATCTAGCCCTCTGTGTTTGGTTGAAGGTGCAAATGTAAATGCTCCTATACCTTCTTCCCATAAAGCTATGCATATTTCAGTGGCAATTATTTTTTCATCTGAGTCCATGAACTCTATTTTAACAAAGTCTCCAGTATAGATGTCTTCATCTTTAGTGCTTGATCCGGTGAACTGTCTTATTTTGAACTGTTGTCTAAAGTAAGGGTTCTGTAATGGGTGAGGTTCGTCTGTTAACTTTTGTTTATCGGAAGTAAATACTATCCAATCGTTGCCTTCTTCTCCGGAAGCTATAAACTGAAACTGAGAGTGCATTTCTTTGTTGCTTTCGTCCCAAGCTTTTAGCTTTAGTTGGACTGTTGTTTCATCTCTCATTGCAATTCAGATGTTTTAGAACTTATCTCGTAAGTCTTCTCAAATATCCCTGGTTTGCAAGGGTAAAATTCCCCCTCTACTCCTCGGATAATATAATCCCATTCTGTTGCAATATGCTGCCCCTCTAATGTTGGGATAATACATGTGGCTACACCGTCTATTCTTCTTTCTATTGTAAGGTCTTTGGCGGTACCATCTGTAAAATCTTTAATCTCTTCCCAATTATCTCTAGTAAATTGGACTGCCTGTATATCGACTGGTTTTTTTCTGTAAGTTCTTACCATCGTACTAGTCGATAAACTTCTTGATCTGAGATAGCAGCTTGTTGGTACTTGCTACTTCTCCTTCGACAGCTGACATCTCTTCTGCTATCTTAGACATCTGGTCTGATAATTTACTATGGTAGTTATCATGTTCTATTGATAGGGCTACTAACTCTGCATGAGTTTTTGTAAATATCCCCAGTATTTGTGACTTTTTTCTACCTAATGAGGCAGCTGTTGTTGGGCATAAAAGGTTTAACATGTCTTATTGATTTTTAAATGTTTCTAGTTTGGTTATGTATTCTTCTCTTGTTATTAATCCTGAATGTCTTCCTACTTCTTCTCCATCTTTCATAAAGATAATTGTGGGAACGCTTCTTACATTTGATTTTTTTGCTAGCCCCTCTTGGTCTTCGTCAATATCTATGTTTGTGAAGTCTAGGCCTTCTAATTGTTTTGATACTACTCTACATGGACCGCACCATGTTGCTGAAAATTTTATTGCCTCTACTTCTGCCATCTTACTCTACTATTTTTAGGAATTGTCCTTCTTTGCTGTAAAGGATTGTTAGTTCAAACTTTTTATCTAGGTGATCTAGTATTGTCTGCTTATTTCTAGGAACTCTGTTTTCAATAAAGCCTCCTGGGACTTGCACTTTTTGTACCTCATATTCAAATATGTCAAAAAAGGTCTGTGGATCTGCTTTACCTTCTTCTTTCCGGTAATACTGATAAAACCAGTTTATGTCTAGCTTCCCGGAGTTTCTCATTTTAATATACTTATCTCTCATACTTTATATTTAGTAGCGTAACGTGGAATCGAACCACCCCTCTGACTTATGAGACCAGAATGCAACCTTTACACTTTAACGCAATATTATGGGGGCTGTCCAGATTTAACCCTGCTTAGAAGCTGTCTAGGTTTTGCCCTGCCCCCAATATTTTATAGCTTTTGAATTATCCCCAGAGCTACAACTGTGCCGGCATACGTTCCGGTGAGCATCCTCGCCTATACGATAACTCCGAAGAGGTTTTTATTTCAATCGTATCAGTAATCTCCATCTTCGATCCTTACCAGTGCACCGGAAGAGGGCTAATTTTTTTTTAATATACTTTAGTAAGTACGCAGTTTTGGGATTGTATTTTATTAGCTGTATTGGCTAATCCCCATTCTGCTGTAATTGATAAGGCGTTGACTACTGTTGTGTCAAATACAGTATTAGATACTAAAGCAAAATTATTACCAGATAGCTCTCCTGCTGCGTTATGGTTATAACTATATTGACCATTTGTAAATAGTTCAGCTACTCCAGCTGCTCCTATTTTTGTGATAGTAAAATCTAGTGTTAATTCAAAATACTTATTTGTTGCTATTTTCATTTGGAAAATACCAGCATCTGCTATAGTGATACCATCAGATTTCACTCTAATATGTATTGTTTCATTATTTGCACAAGATAAATACCCACACATCTTAGCTGTAAATGAATCACCTACTTGAAAAGCATTAGCTGGAACAGTTAATGAACCAACTCCTGTACCAATAAGTGAAGTTTCAACTGTAGTGTTTGTTATAAGTGTTCCTAATGCTGTTTGAGCAAATAAACCTGGATTTTGTGCAGTAAATATTAATACCCAAATAGCGTTTTCTGCTGTATTGTCTGTACATACGTAGGTATCTCCATTATCTAATATCCATCTGCTGTCAGGAACAAACCCTCTAGTAGAATCATCATTAACTCCTGGAGTAAGTGTAAAATTATGCCTTACCTCACGAATAGTAAATCCGTCTTGTTGCATAACATACTGTCTTCCTGCTTCCCATTTCAATTCGTAGTCTATAGAACATACCTGAGCAACTCCTCCATTACCGCCAGTCTGACTATTAGTAGTACCTTTTTGTAATCTTGAGCCATTGTCAAAAAGTATCTTGGCGTTATCAAGAAACTGAATGTTGTTTGTAGTTGACTCACCTTCATCTGTAACATCTTGTAAGTCTTGTGGTGAGCCTGTTACTCCTCCACCTACTTCAATATCATTTACTTTTTTTGCTAATACCGCTACTTCCTCCGGAAGCCTCCACCAGTTCACTTTTGGATCAAGTGGGAATCTGTCTTTTGTGTTTTTCATGCTTATAAGTATATAGAATAAATTTCTCTTATGACCTCTTTATCTGGGTCAATTAATCTCTTTAAGTGAGTCATAGTGGCTAACTCTAGAGATACGTCTGCTTTTTGTTTTACCCAAAACTCTTCTGCAAAAGTAGAGTCTGTGATATTGTTAGTTTCTGGGTCTCTTACTACATTGAAGAGTGCTACTTTTACTTGTCTCATTTGATTATTTTTAATTGTTATATACCCCGTTGACGGTTCTATACCAATCCCAAGTCCATAAGGGGTTGCGATTGTTGCTGTGCTTGTACCAGAATAACCTCCAAGTACGGAACCACTTATACCTATCAAGCTACTGTTATTTGTTGTTAAACTACTATTCATATTTTTTTATTTAATACCCTAATTGTACCTGTACCTTAACACCACCTACGCCTTTTGGCTGGATTCAGAACTGCCGGGGACACCCCAACAGCGACAGGGCTTAACTTGTGCCTTATAGGGGGGTTAGTACTTCATTAATAAGTTTGTTTCGTGTGTCAATACTAATTTGTATTCCTCTGTTTCTTCTACAACTTCTGCTATAACTCCATTGAACAAGATTTCTGATCCTATTAACCCTTGAATAGAGCCATGACAATCATCTGCTATATCTACTAGATGTACTTTTGGCTTGGTCTGGTCTTCTCCGAACAGCTCTTGTTGTTTTAATACTTCTACTTTTAGTAGAACTCTTTGAAATAATGGTTTCATATTATAGTCCTGTGCTTGTTATTATACAATCTGTTTGTAAAACTAGAGATGCCACTGAAGTTGCATTTTCTAGGGAGACTTCTACTACTTTTGCAGAGTCTATAACTCCTTTTTCTAGTAAATTTTCTACCTTTCTTGACTTAACGTTAATGCCTTTTCCATATACTCTTAGTCTTGGCTCGTATTTGTCTTTTTCTAAGCCTGCATTTGCTAAAATTTGTTCGAATGGTTTTTGTATAGCTGCTTTTACCAACTCGTAACCATCCTTTTTGCCGCCTTTCAACTTTTTCTTCATTCTATACTTGGAAATAAACAATAATGTTGATCCTCCTCCTGCTACATAACCTCCCTCTAACGCAGATTTAACTGCACTTACTGCATCGTCAATCCGATCTTTCTTTTCTTTTACTTCCAGGTCTGTTACACCACCAACTGTTACAATTGCTACGGCATTTCTAAGATTTGATAATCTTTTTACTAGCTTGCCTTTATCTACAACATCTTCAGTGTTTTCTACCTGTGTCTTTAACTCTTCAATTCTATCTAAAAGTTCTTGGCTGCCCGTATCTGTAATAATAACTGTTCTGCTTTTATCAGAGATGGTTTTTACTGCATACCCCAGAACAACCTTTGTCGAAAATTTGGGGGTGAAGACTTGAGCCCCTGTGAAAATAGCGAGATCCTCAAGGATACTCGTTCTATTTGCACCAAAGTCTGGGTTCATCGTTACAGTAACTCTAAATGTTCCTTGCATTTTGCTCTTTACAAGCATTGTCATTACACCTTCATCTAAATCTTCTGCAAATATATGTAAACCTTTACCTTCTGATTGAGCTTTTCTTACATGCTCTGCAATATCATTAACTGCGTTGATCTTACCGTCATAAATCAAGATATATGTATCATTAATTTCAGCTGTTGCTGTACTTGAATCTGATATAAAATGTGGTAAGGCCCAACCTCTGTCTAAAGACATACCTTCAATATAGTTAACTGTAGTATCTTTTGCTACCCCCTCTTGTACATCAACCGTTCCGTCTACTCCAATTTTTTTGTATACATCTGCAATAATCCCCCCTACAATTACGTCATTGTTTGCAGATATAGTAGCTATTTGTTTTACTTCTTTTTCTCCTACGTCTTTTTTTAAAGATTTCAAAGCTAGCTTAACATCCTCAAGAGCTATGGCCATGCCTTCTCTTAATTCTACGTGAGATATTCCAGAATCTAATTTTTCAATACCCTTGTTTATCAACTCTTGTGTGATAACAGTGGCTGTTGTTGTACCATCTCCTACTAAGTCTACAGTTCTTCTTGCTGCCTCTTTGATAAGCTTGGCTCCAAGCTCTTCATATGCGTCTTCTAAGTGAATACTCTCCGCAACTGTTACTCCGTCCTTAGTAATATGAGGTTTAAAGCCCATCTTATTTTCTATAATAACAGTTTTACCTTCTGCACCCATTGTGGTCTTGACTGCATCTGAAACTGTATTTATACCCCTAATCAGGGACTCCTTAGCTTCTTTTCCTATTTTTAACATTTATTTTTTAGTTTTTATCTGAGTTAAATGCACTTGCTTCTTTTAGTAATCTTTGGTGCTCTCCCCAAATTCTTATAAATCTTGCTTTATCTTTTTCCCAATTCCCTGAAAGTCCAGGAAATAACATTTTTAAATCTCCTGACTCCTTGAAAGAGTTATATTGTTTCTGTATCTGAATCTCCTCGCTCATATGTTTTTTCATTTAAGTTATACAATAGCGTTTTAAAATCAGTTGCCTCTAATAAAAATAAAGGTTTGTCTATACGGTATACTATCTTGTCTTTTCCTCCAAACTCGTTTTTAATCTGTGCAGTAAAAGCGTCATACTCTTCCAAAATACCAGTTTTTTGATTAACTGCCTTTTCTTTAGAAAAGGAGAGGTAAGTACATGCCTCTCCTAATTGTTGTTTAACTGCAGCTAAGCTTCGCTTTAGGTATGCCGAAAGTAATTGCTCGCTATTCATAACTTTTAATTTGCTTTCGCTTTGCTAGCTTCTTCTAATTCCTCTTTAGACTTAGCATTCCCCATTTCAACATTTCTAGTGTGAATTTCTAGAATAAGTTGTTGGGCCTCTACCATATCCGGTGTAAGTTTAGTAGAATACTTAAACTTAACATTTCTAGGATTGAAGGTAGCCTCTCTATCTGTAACCGGTACTACTTTACCTGATGCTAAGTCTTCATCACTAGGGTTTTCAACAAATGAAGAGTCCTCAGTATTTACATACTTCAAGATTTCTGGCATGTAGCTCTCAGATGTAGCGTTGATACCATGCTCAACAGCCGCTTTCATCATCATAAACTCTCTTGCTGAGATTGTAATCTGTTCGTCACCTAAGTAACCGTAATTCATTGGGTTTTTTACTTCTGCTTCCATGTATTATTCTCCTTTTGTAACTTTCTCTTCTACTGGAGTGTATTCACCAGTTTCGATATTAATGTTTACTCTTCCGTAAGATTCTTCTAAAGTTTTTTGGAAGCTTACGAACTCTTCGTCTTTAGCTTTTGTTTGAGATAAGATACTAGTTTTATCTGTCTCGTATCTAAGCGTAGCATCACCTAATGCTAATTTTGCGTTTGCAAAAAAGTTAGTAAATTCCTTTACTGTTACTAAATGCTCTTCTGAAATTTTGTTTTCTTTTGACATTGTCTTAAAATTTTGGTTTATTTATAATTATTAAAATGGTAAATCGTCATCGTCCTCTTCTAATGATGTAGGAACTGGTTCAAATGCTTGTTCTGCAGTAGCTGTCGGTACCGATTTTGGTTCAGCTTTAACTGGCTCTGGTTTAGGTGCTTGTGCAGTACTATTTGTATCGGCAGCTTCATCCTTTTTCCAAGTTAGTCTTTTTTCTTCTGTTTCTAACAACTCTAAAAGATAAGCATCTTTAGCTTCGATAGAGGCAGCTGATGGTTTCTTTTTTCCAAGTTTTTCTACCCACACAATAGCAGGAACGTCTCCAGGAACTAGTTCTCCATCTTTGTAATAGCTATTAGTGATGTCTGATTTTAATTTTTCACCACTAGCTTTTATGCTAAATCCAATTTTAGAGTAAGGGCTGTCTTCTGGTTTAAAGTTGTAGCCTTGAACTGTCAAGTTTTGTCCTTTTTCCAATTTAGGCAAAAGTTTAATTAAACTCTCAGCATACGTGTTGTCTACTTGGCCCTTTTGGTCATAAATAGCAACTGGTAAATAGAAGATCTCGTCTTCTTTTTTTAGACTAATAGAAATCTGTTGTCCAAACTTCCCATCATAAATAGAGATAGAGTCTAATACTCCTTCTACTCCGTCTTTGTAATACTTTCTGTAACTTGTGTTACCTTTTGTTGATACGTGCTTTACATATCCATCTTTTTCTTCTTTTGAATAGTCAAAAAAATGACCTGATCCAAACTCTAACTGTAAATAATTTTTACTTAACGCCATCTTTACTTTTTTTACTTAACTTATTAATTTTTGCTTCAATCTCTTTTACTGTTTCTTTTACAGATGCTCTGTAGTCTATATCTAAATAAATTGTAGAGCCTTCTTTTTCTCCTGCCACAAAGAATATTAAGCTATCTAGCCTAAATCTAGCAGGGCTTTCTAACTTCTCCATATCATCTTCATCAACTTTAAATTGAGAAGCTTCTGGCCCATCTTCAAATTCTTCTGGTGGATCTATACCAAGATCCCTATAAAAATCGGCATCTCTGCCATAGGAGTCTTTAGATTGACTTCCTCCACCAATACCTTTCATAAAAGATTTTGTAATATTATCTTTTACTTCTTTTTTTAGCCTCATTGTAATAACAGTAAGGTCTATAAATTCACTCATACTTTACTTTTTAATTAAATATTCTTTTCTTGCTTTGTGTCTAGTAGATAAATGCCCCTCTGCTAGTGGGGTAATATAAACTTTGTCTAGTACTACTTTAACCGTTATATTTGACTCCCAGTTTATAGAATGTCTTTCTACCTCTTTACTGTCTAAGTAATAAGTGAATTTTACTTCTTCGCTCATATCTATTTTTTAATTCTTTGCAAAGGTACAAAAAATATTTTAAACTACCAAATTTTTATAAAGTTTTTTTACCAAATCTACGAATTGATACCCCATCATTTAGAAATCTACAGTCTTCTAGTGCCCCTGAGCAGATTATTTCTTTTGCTTCTTGGTAAGTCAAATCATTATCGTTTGTAGAAAAACATAAAATCTCTCTAGAAATATCAAATTTTGAACTGTTTAGTTTTATGAACTTATTACTCGATACGTATAGTTTCCAATCGGCTTCTTTAATAACGTGTTCATAATTTTTCTTACGTTTGTCACCTAATGCTTCTGTTTCTTTTTTTCCAAAGACTCTTTTTCTTTTAGAGTATACATTCTTTTTACCTATGTACTCAAACTCTACAGACTTTGTACCTTTCTTGTATAGGGTAAGCTTATAGACAAAGCCCCACACTTTGGGGCAATGCCTTTGCATATCTGCTATACTATTAATGTCATACCCGTTATGGATCCAGTTGTGTACCGACATATCTAGATATTAAAATATTTTCTAATCTTATTTTCAATTTCCTCAGATAACTCAGGGTTATCAGAAAGTAACTGTTTTACATTGTTTCCTCCTTGGCCTAACTTAGTTTCTCCGTAATTAAACCAAGATCCTTTTTTCTCTATTATTCCAATATCTTCGCCAATAGCTAAAATCTCACTAGATCTGTCAATACCTTCTCCAAAAACAATATCAAACTTAGTTACTTGGAAAGGGGGTGCTAATTTATTCTTAATGGTTTTTACTTTTACGTGGCTGTTGATAATATTTCCGTCTTTATCTTCATCCCCTTTGCTTTTACGAATGTCAATTCGGGTAGATGCATAAAATTTCAAAGCTTCTCCACCAGGAACTGTTTCTGGGCTACCAAACATTACACCTATTTTCATCCTAATTTGGTTTGTCCAAAGAAGCACTGTGTTTGTTTTACTTACTACTCCAGTCAATTTTCTACAAGCTTGTGACATTAGTCTAGCATGTAACCCCATTTTAGAATCCCCCATTTCTCCTTCAATTTCTGCTCTTGGTGTCAATGCGGCAACAGAGTCAATAACACAAACTGATATTTTACCTGATGCAATCAAAGCCTCTGCTATTTCAAGAGCTTGTTCTCCGCTATCTGGTTGTGATATAATTACCTGTGACATATCTAATCCAAGGTGCTCTGCATAATTTCTATCAAAAGCATGTTCGGCATCAATAAAAGCTACTTTTTTATCTGGGCTATCTATCTGAGCTTGTATCATTGTATGGATACATAGTGTAGTTTTACCTGAGCTTTCAGGGCCGTAAATCTCAACCATTCTCCCTTTTCCCCAACCACCTCCGGTGATTATATCTACACCTAATGATCCAGTACTTTGTCTTTCTGTCTGTATAACAGTGTCTCCTACAATAACCGCACCTTTTCCGAATCTTTTATCCATACTAGCTAAAACATCTAATAAAGGGTCTTTTTCTTCTGCCATTTCTTACTTACTTTTTAAATTATATGCAAAGATACAAAAAACTTTTATATTATGCAAATTTTTATGATAAATTTAACAAAGTGGCTATTTCTAGCTTAAGCCATTTTTGATTAGGGTAAAAAGTAAACTTTTCGTACATCCAAACTAAATAACCTTTGTCTTTCTTTAAAATATCAAGCAGCATAAAGTCTTTATATTTACCAAAAGGCATTTTATTGCTTCCTACTTGTAGTACAGGCACTGCTATATTTTTCTTTTTTACTAGATTCGCTTTTGTTGGTCTGTGTTTAGCTTCTATTGGATAATTGCTTATTAAGCTCTCTCCTTTGAATAACCCCCATCCATAACCCTCTACAAAATCAACAGTAAAATCTTCAACCTTCCCAAATCTATTATAGTTCTCACTAAGGTCAATAACAACAGTTTTATTCTTATTATCGTGTATTCTTACACCTCTACCTATCATTTGATAGTATAAAGCAAAAGACATTGTTGATCTACCTAATATAATAGTTTCTAATTCCGGGTAATCAAAGCCTGTAGTTAAAATACCTACGTTTATCACAACATTTATTTGCCCATTCTTGAAACCATTGATAATATCGTCTCTTTCTTTTTTATTTGTCAAAGAGCTTACAGACTTAGAATTAGTTATTCTAGAAGCTAGTCTATCAGCCTCTTCTATTGTTGGTACAAATACAAGTATTGATTTTGAACCCTCACTAATACAATGCTCAACATTATCTACTATTTGTGATTGTAAATCATTATTCTCGTAAAAACTCTGCATGCTATCCTCTGTGTAATCTGATCCAGAAGAGTTTATTTTTAAAAAAGTGTCGTCTTGTTCTACAACTCTATACTCTAAAGGTGTCCAATACCTATTATCTAACATACTATGTATTTGCTCAACGTAAGATATATTAGTAAAAAGTTTACTCTTTATCTTTGTAAGCATCTTTAGTTCGGCACCATTCATTGTACTAGCTAGTATAAAGGGTGTTGCTGTTAGTCCTAAAACATTAGTTATACCAAGGCTATTTAAAAATAATCTTAGTTGAGAACCTCCCTTAACTCCAATGTGTGACTCATCAATAATTATTTTGGTCACTTTAAGCTTTTTTAATTCATTGACTGCCTTTTTTATCGAGCCTATTGTTGCAAAAGTAACATTACTTAATTCTTTACACCCAGCGGAAGCTGAGTAAATTGAAGCGTTACCGCCAACATTAATAAATTTCTGATAGTTCTGTTCAAGCAACTCTTTTGAGGGCTGTAATATCACGATAGGCTCACCTAACTGCTTTACAATCTCTGCTATAACAATAGATTTACCGGCACCTGTAGGAAGTACAATTAACTCTCTAGATGCTTTAGTATTGTTTAGTATATTTAATCCTTCTGTAATAGCTTTACTTTGGTAATCCCTTAATTTATACATACTTATATTTTTTGCAAAGATACAAATAAAATATTAAACTACAAAATATAATTACTATTATTTTAATAAATATTTACTGTTGCGGTAATTACAGTTTTTGTATGTACGTGGTTCAAACTGTAAAAACGCAACAAATGTTTTTTACAATGTGTAAAAACACCCCCTTACCCCCTCTTTTAATAAAGAAAGAGGAAGTAAGTAGGACCAGCAGCGGAAAAACACCGAATCCAAAGGCCTGCTGTAAGTTTTTTTGATTTATCACTGAAATCCTTATTGATTATTCGACAGAGTATTTTATTTATCTGTCTACATTTGTGAAATTGGCTAGAACCTTAACTAGCCATGCTCTGGCGGTCTTCATTACAATAGCAATGCCCTCTTCCATTTAGCTTAGGTGGTTAAACCGCAACGTGAATCTTTTAAGATAGCCACACGTCATAAAAATATTTTTTGCAAAGGTAATAATAATATTTGAATAAAAAAAACAAATATCAAAAAACTTTTTGCAAAGATAAAAATTATTATATTTATTTCCAAATTGATTAACTATTTTTTTAACTTATTTGTTTTTTACAAATGGTTTTTGTAATTTTGCAACTAAAACCATATAATATGTCAGTAAAAGATTTTACCTATAGCGAGTTCCAAGAGTTAACATACGAGGAATTTTACGATGTACTCTGGGAAGATGTATCTGAAAAGATAGTTTCAACAGCGTACCTTGATGAAAATGAAGATTTTATCAGCAACCTAACATTTGATTTATATAGATTGTATCAAATGCACCCGGCCTTAACAATAAGAGTTCTATCTAGAATCGCAGAAGCTTTTCTATTTAACATCTTTAGGTTACAGCCCATGACAAGAAACATAAAAGAAATTGTTGATAAATATAGTTAATTTTTTGTTAAAAAGTTGTATTATTCAAAAATAGTTTGTATCTTTGCATAAAATATATAAGCAGTGAGTTTTCCAACATTAAAAACAAGATACAAAAACGAAATTGATCTTATAGATAAGATCTTACGTGTTTACTCAATATCACAAGAAGTCTCTCTAAGAAATTTTGAGAGGCTTATACTTGTTTACTATATAAGAAGTGGTTATAGTAAGGATACCAAAGAGTTTATAAAAGAAGATACAGGAAAAAAAGATGGTGATATTAGAGTGGCAGATGTACACTTAAGAGAGAAAGGCTATTTAATGTCAAGTGAGAAAAATTTGAGAATGAGTAAACTATCTCCAGATATGGAGAGTGTAAGAGAAAGTTTTATAAAAAACAAAAAGCAAATATATGTCCTTGCCTTCAAAAAAAGCTGATAAACCAATTTGTTTTATTGAAGATATATTAGAGGAGCTTTCATTAAGAACCGGAAAAGATAAAGTACTTTTGGCTGACATTATAAAGAATAATATTAATTATTTAAAAAAGTCAATAACTACAAATGATGAGTTAGTTTTAGTAAACTTCCCAAACCTTGGTAAAATGAGGTTTAACTATTATCTTGGATTATGCACATTGACAACAAAGAGTAATTTGTTACATTACAAGTATATAACAAATAAGATAAATTATCTAAAAGCTATTTTAAAGAAGCCAGAAGGTAATGATATAAAAAACTTTAATAAACCCTTACTGTACATATCAATAAGAAAAAAAGAAGAGGATGTTGAAAGAAACATAGTACCCTCTTTTTATAAGTACTGGAAAATTTTAGAAACTATACACAATGAAGAACATGCTAAATATTTTAAAAAAAGCTAAGTTAGCAATTAAGAGTAGAAGAGAATACAACGAAGTACTCACAGAAACTCAAAAAAATAGATTAAGTATTTGCAAACCTTGCTCCTACAACTCTGATAATAAGTTAGACTTAAGTCTTGTAGAGACATTTATGTTTAGAGCAAATAAAATACTAAACTTCATAATGGGAGTAAAAGTAACAGAAGATGCTATATGTACAGTTTGTACTTGCAACTTAATATTTAAAAGCTCTCAAGAGGACCCAGAAAACATGTGCCCTAAAGGTAAATGGAATAATATATAACCAAAAATAAAAAAATGAAAATCACAGGAAGTCCACAACTAAAAGAAGTTGTAAAAAACCAAGAGTACAATATAGAATACGGCACGATAAAGTACGGTGGTAACACACTAGTAAACATAAAGCTAGAAGAGGTAGAGCATGTATCTGTGTCTAAAACATGTGGGTGTACAACACCAACTGTAGAAATACAACCAAATAGTGTTATGATTTCAGTATCTTATGACAATAAGAAGCTTGGAACAATTAACCAAAAAGTTACAGAAAGATGTACAGATTCTACAGGGACACAAAAAGTAGTAATATTTAATCTAAAAGGAAATATAATAGAATAATATGAATTTTAAAAATAACGCAATAAGAGAGTTACAAGATTTTTCAAAAGAGTTTCCAGAGTATACTCTAGGAGAATTATTGTATAGTGCATTGAGACTTACAGGGGCAAGTAAAATATCTGACATAATGAAAGTTTCAGATGAAGATATATTTTCTGCTATAGAAAAAACAAGACAAGAAGAAAAAGAAGTATAGTATGGAATTAGTAAAAGAAAAAGTAGTTGCTTTATATGTAGAGTATAAAGAGTTTGAAAGCATCGTAAAGCTAAAAAATGAGAAGTTAGCAAAAGATAAAGGCAATCTTAAAGATGTAGTTTCAGGAAAAAATGTAGAAGAGTTACAACAAATACTTGTGCACGTATATGTAGACACAATATTGTATAATAAAGATCTGCAACTTATGTTCTTAAAGCTTATAAATGCAATAGAGCTATACAAAGAGTTCTTTACAGAAGAGTTGCCAGAAGAAGTTACTGTATTTTATACAGAGATGAAAAACTGGGCCCCAAAAAGAGTATTTGTAGTTGAAAAAAATGATTTAGTGGAGACAGAAACCGGCTTACTAGAAGAAGAAAGAGCAAAATTCTTAGATAGCGATTTCTTCAAGGATTTATTAAAGAAAACACAAGCGACATAATGTCTGAATACATTGACAACTTTATAAAAAACCATAAGGAATACTTTAGGAGAAATAAAAAAGTTATTGAGTCAAATACTTGGAACAACAATTCAAAGTATGAAGAAAGGATGACAGAATTTTCGCAAGAGATTTTGAGCCTACAAACACAGGATAGTGATTCTTCAGGCACAAGCAAAAAATTAAAAGAGGTAGAGAAAAGGATAAAAGATTTATCTGACTACACTAAAAAAACTAAAGAGGCTTTATTTAAGCAGGAAAATGAGCTTACCACGTCTATACTTGGTAGGCTTTCTGTGTTTATATCTGAAGCAAGTGGTGATAGGAGCCTAAAAAAAACGCAGGATTTTATAGATGAAACAGTAGATATAATCACTTTGCATATTAGCAAGTGTGATGACTACTTAAAGTATAACATGGATGTACTTACTCAAGAGGCTGAAACAGAGAATGATATTGATTATAAGACATACGAAATTGTTTTCCAAGATACAGTATTTAATGAAAAAATAAAAATACAGGAAAAGCTTTCAAAACTTAATATATCAAACGACACAGACAATACAGTAATAAAATTCTTTAAAGATGAAAAAGCATCTCTTCTTATGAGAGAACCATTGATGCTTTTAAGGGAGGACGCAAGAGAGGCAATAGAAAAAGTCCCAGTAGATTGGCATTTGAGAACATCAAAAGAGATGTTTATAAATATGAATCCAAGAGATATTCCAAAATGGAATAGTAAAAAACACTTTTTTGATCAAGACCCTGTTGTCTTACAATTCTGGTCAGAGGAGATAAACAAAATAACATATGGCGTAACAATATCTGGATACTTTGTACACCCATGGTTATACTTTCACCTTAATTTCTTTAGAACACCAATACCTCAACCAAACGGATCAGAGCCAAACATACAACCTGACCTTAGAGATAATGAGTGGTTTTTTGCAGAAAATTTAAAAAAAGCAATCAATCCAGAAAATGAAAATTACTACTCCAAAGCATTACTAATGTATGGCACTAGGCGTTTTGGTAAGTCTGTAATATTAGCATCATTAGCACACTGGAGAACAATAACAAAGTTTAATTCTTTTGGCTCCGTTATTGGCGGTAGCTCATCAGATATAAATGCATTGACAAGTAAGATTAAAACCTCAATGACTTATATTGATAAGCCATTACAAATAGATATTTTAAAGCAAGAGTGGGATAATGGAGAGACCACCTTTGGTATAAAAGAAGATGCATCAAATCCAATAGTGTTTTCTACACTAATTGTACAGAATCTTGAATCTGGAGCAAAATCAAAAACACAAAAGACAGCAGGTCTAGCACCATCAGTATCTATATATGATGAGATAGGAAAGTACGCATTTTTAAAACCTTATCTTGCTGCATTACCATCTTTTAAGACCCCTTATGGATTTAAGTGTGTTACAGTATTAGCAGGTACAGGTGGAGAAGCAGATCTATCAAGAGATGCAGTTGATGTACTCTCAAACCCAGAGGCCTATGACTTACTACCTATGGATTGGGACCTATTAGAAAATAAAATAGACCCAGAACATATAACTTGGAAAAGAAGAAAGTTTGCAACTTTTTTCCCAGGGCAGATGGCATATGAGGAAGGTTTTATTAAGAAACAACAAGCTTTTTCTAGATTTCTTGATATAGACGACTCAGATGAGCTAGATAAAATAATGATACACACTACAAATTGGGAAAACAATACAAAGCTACTTAAGACAGTATTAGAAGAATCAAGAGCGGTAGGTGGATCAAAAGGACAGTTATTAGAACAACAGAAAAGAGTTCAATACCCACTAGACCCAGAAGATTGTTTTATGTCTTCTGAAGAAAACCCATTCCCAGCATTAGAGGCCAAGAGACATAAAGAATACCTACTAGAGTCTGGGAACTGTGGTAAAAAAGTAACTATCATGCAAGATGGTACAGGAAAGATATTCTATGAGATGAACAACAAAGAGCTTGCAGAATACCCACATAATGGAGGATTTGTAGATGCACCAGTTGTATTGTATGAAGAGCTACCAACAACAAAACCGGTATCATATTTGTATGTAGGGGGATTTGATGATTACAAGCAGGAAGAGTCTGGAACAGACTCTGTTGGTTCATTCCACATATACAAAGTAAATATAGGTATGGATAAGTGGTGTGGTAGAATTGTAGCCTCAGTTGCATCAAGGCCGGACCCACATAACAAACTATATAGACAGATTTTTTTACTAATGCAGGCATTTAACGCAAAAGCATTTATGGAGAATGCCGATATGGGGTTTAAGGAATACCTAGATAGAAAAAGAGCAACAGATTTATGGCTTGTTGAATCTATGGATTTTAAATCAGATATGACACAACAGTCTAATGGTAGAAGAAGATATGGTTGGAACCCAAGCCCAGAAAATAAGAGATTCTTATTAGGCCTAGTAAAAAACTATATGAGACAGGAGTTTATAATACAAGATGAAAACGGTGAAGAAAAGACCGTATTAGGTGTACAAATGATAAATGATATTGGATTATTAGATGAGATAATAACCTATAAAAAAGAAAATAACGTAGATAGAATTACATCATTTATGTCATGTTTAGGATATGAGTTTTATTTATTCAATAACTATATGCTTCCAGTACTAAATAGTAGGAAGACAAATAAAGAAGAAAATGTAAAAAAACAACCAGAAAGAAGTTTAGCAGAAAGACTATATGGATCTTCAAGTAGACCAAAAAAGTATTTCTAATTTTTAACTAATTTTGTGTTGTCAAAAATTTTAACTAATTTTGCGGTTTAAAAATATATAATGGACAGTCATAACTTACACTCTTTTTATAATGGGGTTGGAACATCAGTTTCTTCTACCCACTCTCTTCCAACACAAACAGTTCCTGATAGCCAAAAAGAAAAGCTAGCATGGAAGAAGAAAAATATGGACGCACTTGAGTCCATAGGAATATCTCAACTAGGCGAGAATGTTAAATTCAGAGATCTTTATAAGATGCTAGAAGGTAGACTTGCATATTCAGACTATGAGACTGATAACCAAGTTTTAAATAGAGTTAGAGACTTAGGAGACAGCGTAGGAATACCTACATTTGTAAAACATTATGATTTTATAGGTATTATTACTAGACAGTTAGTAGGAGAGTGGCTTGAACAAAAAGATGACTTTAAAGTAGACACTATTGATGATATTTCTCAAAATGAATATCTAAGAGAAAGAACAAATAGAGTTAGAGAGTATGCACTAGAAACATTCAAAAAAGAGTTAGATATTGAGCTTAATAAAATGGGGATAAACCCTAATAAGCAAGATTTCAAAAGTGAAGAAGAGCAACAGCAGTATATGCAAATGCTTGAGCAAGAGAAAGCAAAAATCGTATCCCCATCTCAGATTGAGAAGGAAATGAAAGACTGGAAAACAAAAGCCGCAGAGTGGGCAGAACATGTTATTGAGAAAGATCAGCAAAGATTCTATATGGACAAGCTGGACAAACAAGAGATGGAAGATTACTTAGTTACCGGAAGATTTTTTAGAAACTATTATATAGGGTATGACTATTATAAACCAGAAAGATGGTCACCTTTAGAAACATTCTTTTCACAAGATGTAACTGCCGAAAACCCACAAGACTGTGAGTATGTTGGTAGAGTTTTTTATATATCTCCATCAGACATTATAAAAAGGTACTCACACTTACTTAGTTCTAATGAGATAAAAAAATTGAATATAAACTATGCAGAAACCGATGGTGGTAATGCTAGTTCCCAAGTACAATCATGGAAAAATGCTATGAATAATGGGATGTTTGGACAAGTTCAGACTTTACCTTTTCATAACTACTATAATTACGACATGGGTTTACAAATACAGGACGCATTGGATATACCAATGGGAGAAGTACTAGTAGACACACCAGACGGACAACAAAGAATACCAAACTGGCTAAGCCCATTCCAAAACAATAATAACCTCTCATATAACTACAGCAGAATACAAAGAGACGATATAAATGTAAGAAAAGATTTATTACAAGTTACCGAATCATACTGGAGAAGCTGGAAAAGAATGTGGTTTATAAACTATACAACAGAAGCAGGATATGAAGACACAGCAATTGTAACAGATGACATACTACCTGAATTTGTAAAAGAAAATAATATAAAAAAGGTTACAACAAAAGCTTTAAAAGATATACAGAAAGATCTAGAAACAAACTGTATGTATGAGTTTTGGGTACCTGAAATTTGGCAAGGTACAAAAATAAATGCTGGTAACTCTTTCTTAACAGAGAATCTTTACTTAGGAGTAGAGCCACTACCTTACCAAATAAGAGGAGAATCTAATATATTTGATGTAAAGATACCAGTTGGTGGTATTATAGCATCTTCAATAGCACAAAAGCTTAGACCATACCAAATTGGGTATAATATTTGTTTAAACCAGATATTTAACTTACTCGAAAAAGAAATTGGTATGTTTTTCTTATTTGATATAAACTTCTTACCATCGGAGTACAAAGACCATGGTACAATTGAAGAGTCATTAAGCAAGCTTAGAGATTTAGCAAAAGATGTTGGATTAGTACCTTTAGATACCACCAAGCAGAACATGGCAGGGGCAAATGGACAAATGAACACGTTCATGACCCAAGACATATCTTTTGACAAACAAATAAATAGCAGAATACAATTATCTGAATACTACCAAAGAAAAGCCTTAGAGCAAATTGGTATAACACCACAGAGATTAGGGCAACCAAGCGTGTATGAGACAGCCACAGGTGTAAAACAAGGTACAGAAGCTTCTTATATGCAAACAGCTGATATATTTAATACAATGGCAGTTGCTAGAAGAAAAGCTATGGAGCTACATTTATCAATAGCACAGTATTGTCAAAAAGAATACCTAGATGTTGATTTTGTATTCTCAAACTCTGATGGGGATAAAATATTTATGCACTTATCAGATCCAGATTTTCCACTAAGAAGAATTGGAGTATTCCCAGTAAATGATCCTAAAAAACGTAGAGAGCTTGAAACAATGAAACAAGCCCTATTAAATATGAACACTTTAGGAAGCGATTTACTTGACTATGCAGAGTTATTCTCAGCAGATACAATAGTAGAGCTTGTAGCCATAGGTAAAAAAGGAAGAGGCGAAAAACAAAAAGAAACTGAAGCACAAAGAGCTCACGAGCAAGAACTTGCTGATAAACAAATACAAGGTGCAGCTACTGAGAAAAATGCAGATAGGGCTTGGCTGGCTGACCAAAATCAAAGAGATAGAGAAGCTAGAATTATGCAAGAGGAGATACAAGCACAAGGTAGAGCCGCAGACAAAGACGCAGATGCAAAATCTTTCAAGAATATTAGCCTACAAGCAGATATGGCACTGAAAGAAATGAAGGCAAGTAGCGACATGGATATTAATGATAGAAGACTAGGACTACAAGAACAACAAATAACAGATAAGGCAGACGCTATGAGTAAAGATCTAGAGGTTAAAATTAAACAACTAGAGCAAAAAGATAGATCTATGATGAATGATAGATACATAGCAGAGATTAACAAAAATTAAATAATATTTAACTAATTAAAAATAATTTAACAACAGGAATTTAAGAAAGGCAAATTTTAACTAATTTTGCAGTTACAAAAAAAACCACTAATTTTGCACAAGAAATGAGAACAGAACAAAACCAAGAAGAACTGTCATTTGAACAATTACTAGAATTTAACGATTTTTCATTAGAAGAGGGAGCTAATCCAAAAAAAGATGAAGAAGTTAGTATTGACTTATCAGACGAAAAGGAAGATAGCTCAGACGATTCTGAAAAAAATGACGACAAAGAAGAAAAAGAAGAAGTAGTTGTAGAAAAGAATGAACCTTCTAAAAAAGAGAACAAAGAAGAAATAGTCTTTAATAATTCAGATGCAATATATTTTGATATTGTAAAAGATAGATTAGACTCAGGAGAATGGGAAGACGTACTAATTGAAACAGAAGACGGTACAGAAAAACTTCTTTCTGAATTAGACAATATAGATAAGGACACTTTTAAAAACCTTGAAAAAGCCATAAAAGATCAAAAAGACGAAGAGTTAAAATCTAAGTATGTTGATATTGAGGGGTTAGATGAGGTTAAAAAACGTCTTATCAATATAGTTAAGAGTGGAGACCTCGATTTAGCAAAAGCTTTATTTCAAAACCCAGAATCTTTAAAAGAGCCTTTTCAAGGATATGATGAAGATAATGATGGGCATAATGCAGAAGTATTAGCATGGTACTACCAAAATATAATTGGACACAGCCCTTCTGAAACAAGAGCTTTAGTAGAATCTTCCAAAAAAGACTTAACAATTGATGTAAAAGCTCAAAAAATAGTTGACTATCAAAGACAACAATTTTACAAAGGTCTTGAGAATAAAGAGCAAGAACTTATAGCTGAGCAAAAAGAAGAAGTAGAAAGAATAAAAGAGTATAGAAAAGGTTTAGCATCAGAATTTAAACAAGAAGGTGTATCAGAAAACCTAACTAGAAAGTTTGTTGATGTAGCTACTAAGAAAGATGAAAATGGATCTTTTGAAATAGATAACATATATGAAGAATGGATGAACGATCCTAAAAAAGCAAAAGAGCTTATTCAATTTATGTTAGATAAAGAGACATACATTAAGAGGGTAACTTCAGAAACTAAAAAGAACGTACAGTTAGAAAACTTAAAAAAGATAAAAATTGTACAAGATACTACAAGAGTATCAAGAACAAAACAAGAAGAGACATCACCAATATCTCCTCTTGAATCATTGAATTTCGATTAATAAACAATAATAAACAATAAATTAAATTAAATTAAATTAAAAATGGTAACACAACAAAACATTCCCTTCGTTGTAAATGGAGACCAAGTAATAATGTTCACAGACAAGAAAACAGTTTCTTCAATCGGTGGTGCACAAGACTTACCTTCACTTTACTCATGGTACAAAGAAGACCCAAACAAGCATCACTTAGGTTTGATGAACTTGTGGGGAAAACAAGCAGTAAGAAGCTACGGTATTCTTAGAGAATTATTACAAAACAAAGCTATCCTTGAAGTTAATGGATGGGACGGAGGTTTCACATACGACATCGCTGTAGAAGAGTACAAAGGTTGCTATACAACTCGTGATACATCTAGCCAAGCTTACCCAGGTGTTGATGGAAGTACTTTTAAAATTGTATTAAACAGATCTTTTACAACAGGAGATGTATTATCAAATGATAAATACTACGGTCAACAAATCATCGTTTCTGGTGAAGAGCCTGTAGTAGCTGTAGGTGAAGGATTCGAACACACAGTAAAATTAGCAGACAATGATAAGAGCACTTGGTTCTTAGCTTCTAACTTATCTAAAGGTATTCAATACTTTAAAGTAGGACATGCTATCTTAGGAGAAAGAGGTACTAACTTCTCGCACTTTGATATGCCAGATACAGTAGGTACAATGAGATGTGAGTTCCGTTTAGGATCTGCATCAGGAGTTGAAGCTTACATTACAGGTATGGCTGATTCTAAATCATTCTCTGGAGCAGACGCACAATCTAAATCTTACTTAGACAAATTACAATCTGAATTTGGTGGTAACGATTATGCAGTATTGACTAACTTAATCACTAAAGGTGGTAAGAAAGTTCCAGATATGAAAAATGCAAAAATCGGAGCTACAATGGAGTTCTTGACAATGAGAGAATTAGAGCGTTTAACTGCTCAAAAACTTTTATTCCAACGTGCCGCTACAGTTCGTGATTCAAATGGAGTTGCTAGATTAAACGAAGGTTTATGGCACCAATTGAGACGTGGAAAACTTGTTAAGTATGGTCGTCCAGGTGGAATCACTCGTGATCACTTGAAAGAAGCTGCAGAATATGTATTCCGTATCAACCCATTCAAACAAGACGTTGAAAGACGTTTGAAATTCAAATGTGGTAAATATGCATACCAAAACATTTTAGAGATCTTCTCTGATGAAGTAAACTCTCAAAATGCATCATTGAACACATTCTTAGGAACAGAAAGAACTATACCTAACCCAGTTCGTGGAAATGATCCATTTAACTTAGAGTATGTGCCAATCCGTTTTACAAAAGTATTCATTCCAGGAATTGGAAGTGTAGAAATTGAAGAAGATACATCATTGAACATGATGGAAGGTGTTGACCGTTTAGCAGGTGGATTCCACCCAGAAAACTTATCACCAACAGCTTACTCAATGGTTATTTGGGATGTAGAAGATCAAATGTATTCTAATAACAAAGCTTTACCAAAAGGTGCTACTTTAGTAGACGGTGGTAATTCTGGAGCTAACATCTACTTAGTAAAACCACAAGGCGAAATGTGCTATTGGGGAACTACTAATGGTCGTTATGATTACAGAAAAGCTGGAGATGTAATGTCTTCTATGAAACAAATCGGACAAGAGTTCTGGGCATTTAATATCGCAGATATTCACGTTAGAGATTTAACCCGTTTCGTAATGATTGAATTAGACGAAGCTGGAAGAAAAGGTTTCAACTAATATTAAATAGTTAAATAAATCTTACCCTATCTAAATTGGTGGGGTAAGATATTTAACGAATTTGCAAGAACCAAATAAAATTTGTAATTTTGCATAACCAAACCAACCAAAGAATACAACCCAACACAGAAAAAAGTTAAGTAACCAAAAATAAAAAACATGGCAGTAAAAAGCAAGGATACAGGTAATGTAATTCTTAAAATCTACGACTTCGAGATTAAAAAAGATACACTGTATGAAATAAAAGAAAAGTTAGATACATCTGCACCAGATGGATTTAAAGAATTTAATACAACAAAAGTATTAAGTGACACTATAGTAGATACATTCCCTGGAGCAGTATTTGACAGAGAAAGAGGTATCTGGGACACTGGGTTATACCCTACTTCAAGCTCTTTTATGAGAGCTATTCATTCAGACTTTAGAGTAGAAGCATTAAAATCAATAAGGGAGAATATCATAAAACCTATTGAAGCAGAAAAAGGAGTAGATGTCCTTGACCAAAATTCAAAAAATAATCTTTTTTGGGATTCTTTTAGAATTGATTTACAAAGAGGAAAAGTATTTGACACATCTAAAGCTGAAGATTTACTTAGATTATATTTATTACTAATACACAGAAGAGTTACACCTAAGCATATGGAATCTCATCCAGAGTTTAAACAACCTATTTCAATGTATTGTATTGTTGACAAAGACAGTTCTATATCTGTTGAGGCCGAAAAAGAAATGAGACAAGCTAAAGCATCTGCCTTATTCTATAACTTATTAGGTTCAGATAGAGAAGGATTAATTAGAGTATTAGATTACTTAGGAATAAGTGCTAATAAAGCAACAGAAGACGGAGTACTGTATACAGTATTTGGAAACTTCATAAAATCTAAAGAAGACAAGTTTCAAAATGATAAAGTCTTTATTGAAACAGTAGAGAAATATCAAACAGAAGATGGAGGAGAAGAAATTTATATCCATTCAAAATTAAAAGAACTTTATATTAAAGGTAAAGTAAAAAATAAAAAAGGAGAAATCTGGATAGATGATGTCTTTGTAGAAAGTGGCTGGAAAAATGCTGCTAGAAAAGTAAAAGACGACAAGGAATTAAAACAGATTTTCACAGGACTTCTTGAGTAACATAAATACGGGGGTATTTAATTATCCCCTTTTTTTAAAACAAAAATGACTACAGAACAAGCTTATATAAAATTTTTACTAAAAGTAAACGACAACTTTGAAAATTCAAATGTTGCAGGAGATAGAGGTAGATTTGTAGTTGTATTCAATGAAGCTCAAAATAAGATGATAGAATACATCTTAGACAACAAAAAAAATGATGAAATTAGATATATACAACAAGTACTAGTAACTAATTTTAAAATACAAAAGAAAGACTCTGTTGAATATGCAGACACTTTTGAACTACCAAAAAATTATTTCGATCTTTCCTCTGCTTATACAAAAGCATCTAATAGCACATGTAAAGGACAAAAAATTAACCTTTACGAAATAAAAGATGACAATAAGATAGAGATACTACAAGATGAATTTAATAAGCCCTCTTTTATAGCTAGAGAAGCACCATTCTCAATATCTTCAAACAACTTATATGTTTATAAAGACTGTTTTTCAAATGATGAGTTATACTTAACTTACTACAGATACCCAGTACAAATAAAAACAATAGTTGAAGATGATCCCGAAAGCCCGTTTAATGAACAGTTTGCACCAGAGTTTGATAACAAATTCTTAGATAGAATTATATCAATGGCAGCGAGCTTATTTGAAGGGAATAGTGGAGATGCAAAATATCAAATAGATATGCAAAGAGCACTACAAAAAGTATAATAACAATAAATAAATAATAACTAAAATTAAAATTAAAAATGGCAAGTCACGCACCACAAACAATCTTATTTGTAACTAACGAAGGTTTAGTAATGAATAATGGCTATTCTACAAGATTAGCAAAAGGACAGTTTGGTATTGTTGATAAAGGAGCTACACCATCTGCATTAGGTATGGCGGTAGTAAACACTTTCCCAGCAACTCCAAAAGACAGATTATTCGAGTTAAAATTAGGTATCGCACCTTTAACACCAACTCGTTCTCAATCTAACAAAGCATATTCTTCAATGCCTTTCAAACTTTCAGAGATTGTAGACATTAGAGTAAACGCTCCAAAATTAGGGGTTTCTGTAGATGAGTTTATCATTGGTTACGATGGTATCAATAATGATACAGCAATCGTATTAAGCAATGGAGATAATGAAGTAATTGATATTACATTATCTGGAGACGCTATCGGTATGTTAGGTTACCCAGAAGCTAAAGTTACAGTAAAACTTTACTTAGAGGCACCAAATACAGGTACTTTTACAATGCATGAAATTGTTGAAAAAGGAGTAGAAAGATTAAAAGAAATCACTTTAGTAGGAGGAGTTCCAATTACTGAATATATTGATATTACTCCAGTAAACAGCACAAACGTAACAACTGTAGCAATAGGTAATGAGTTTTCATTCTTCAGCTTAACAGTACAAGATACAGGAAATTCTAGTGCATTGGCTTTAGTACAAGCACAGTACCCAGCACATTTAGTAAAAAGAGAATCTTATGCAGGAGGAGCTTCTACATATGTAATCTTAGCACCAGCTACTACAGTATTGGCAAATTTTTCACAAACAATTTCGATCCAAGGGCATGATTGTGCTGGGGATCCAGATTGTACTGGAACAACTACAGCTATTGTATGGGCAGAATCAGGAACTTGCAACGCAGTTGAAAAAACATTTACTATTCAATTAGCAGATGATAACTGTGGAGACCCTAAAACTGCAGAAATTGTAGCAGCATATCCAGAATTAACAATTGTAACAGGAACATCTGCAGCATGCCAAACAGTTTACACTACTACAGTGTTATCAACTGTTGTATGTGAAGAGTGTTCTCCACTATTAAGAGACTTATTTACAGCAGAAGCACCAACACCATTCAATGGAGTAAATTGGGAAGCAGCGGCAGTAAGTTATTCTGGTGTAGCAAAAATGGGTATTCACTTAAAATCTAAAGTTAATATACTTGCAGGATCAGAAGAATACAGAGATGATTTACCATTCGTATATTCTTCTACAAGAATATCTGTTGCAAACGCAGCACCTGGAATGGTTTCAGAATCTTTCAGTGCAGGAAGTAACGGTAGATTTGCAGTAAAAGCACTTTCTATTGGAACTGAGCCAGAAGCAATGGGAGGTCAATTTTACGATTTAGAAGAGCGTACTAGAGTATATTTTGAAAATCGTCAAAGATTAGCAGGAAATAACTACGGTAAATTAGTGTTAGGTCAAGAGTCACACTTAAAACCTACAATACAATACGTAGACTATTCTATTAGAATTAGAACAAATAGATTTGCACAATCATTCTCAGGAGAAGTAGTAGAGAACATCGACTACCACGTACTTGTAGATGCATGTAAATATGCAGGAGTTGAAGCGTTAGTTAACGCATTAGCTACAGCGGCAAGCTTGCCTACAGTGGAAGCTTATCCAGTAAGAGCATAAACTAAAATTAATTAGGGAGGAGAATACTCCTCCCTTTTTTTTATAATCTAACCCTACATAGTAGAATAATTAAAAAATAATGAAAATTTATATAACATATGTAATTACATCACTATTGGTATTTTTTGCACCTGTTTCAGGAATACTAATTGCAGTTGGTGTAGCTATCGCCTTAGATACAATTCTTGGAATAGCAAAAGCTATTATGATAAAAGATAAAGTTACATCAAGAAAATTAAGTAATATTGTATCAAAGTTTGTGTTATATCAATCTGCTATACTACTACTGTATACAATAGATAAGTTTTTATTAGGTGAATTTTTTAAAATATGGTTTAGCATACCTTTCTTTTTTACAAAAGTTATAGCAATAGTAATAATATTTATTGAGCTAACTAGTATGAAAGAAAATTTTGAAGCGGCTTTTAAAATTGATATTTTCCAAAAACTTAAAGTTTTATTAAGGAGATCAAAAGAACTAAAAGACGATATAGACGAATTAAAATAAAAATGACAACAGCACAAATAACAAAAAAGTACGGTACACCAAACGAAACAGGAAAAGGATATTTAGTAAAGATAACTTTACCTTATCCAATGAGATTAGCTTGGGACACAGACACTAAAGTTAAGATAATGATGTGCCATAGTCTAGTAGCAGATAATTTTATAGCAGTTTTTAACGAATTATTAAAAGAATACGGCTATGAAAAAATAGTAGAATTAGGCATAGACCTTTTCGGAGGATGTTTTAACTACAGAAAAATGAGAGGTGGGTCAGCTTGGTCAACACACTCTTGGGGGATAGCAATAGATTTAGACCCGGCAAGAAATACATTAAAAGAGACATCAAAGACTGCAAGATTTGCAAGACCGGAATACAAAAAAATGATTGATATATTTTATAAACATGGTTTTGAATCCTTAGGGAGAGAAAAGAATTATGATTGGATGCATTTCCAAATTAAAAATTAAAGATGAACACTATTAAGATATTAAATTTTTTTAAAGAGCAATGGCTAGGGTCGGCATTAATTGTTGTATGGGTACTCTCAACAGTACTGTACCAAACTAAAAGAGATCAACTAATAAAAGAGTCAGAAGTTCTAAAAGTTAAGATAGAGAGGCTAGAAAAAAAAGCCACAACTTACAAAAAGGAAGAAGAAGAACTTAGAAAAATAGATACAGTTATAGTAACAAGGATAAAAAAAATAAAAGAAAAAGAGTATGTACAAATTAAAGTTATTGATAGTCTTACTATTAGTGGGTTGCAAAAGTTTTTCACAGATAGATACTCAGAAGAAAGATAGTATAGTTGTATTATCAGAAAGAGAGGCTAGACTTACAGCAATAGACTTAGTAAAGTATGACTCTTGCAAGGAGCTTGTAAAAGAACAAGACAAAAGAATATTAAATTTACAAAAGGTAGTTATAAATCTTGAAAACCAAGTATCAATCAACAGTGATATAATATCTGGCCAAAAAGATTTCATACAAGTACAAAACGAGATACTTAACAAGCCTAAAAAAATAGAGTTCCATGGGTATGCCGGTGTAAGATCGAATGAGTTATCTACATCAAGTATTACAGCATATGGAAACTTACTACTCGAATACAGTAAATGGTCAACAGGACTAAATTATAGTATAAGAAGCACAGAAAAAGCTAGTTGGGGATTAATTATTCAATATAAACTATTTTAAAAAACAAAAAAATGAAAAGTCAAAAAAATAAATTCCCATTAGAGCCAAAAGTAAATTGGTGGAGATTACCAGAAGAAGTAGATGCTTTATCAAAAGTAGTAGATAATCTAGGATCTAACCAAGGACCAGCAGGACCACAAGGTATACAAGGACCAGCAGGGCCTCAAGGAGCTTTAGGGCCAGTAGGACCAGCAGGTTTAGAATGGCAAGGTTTATGGGATGCAGATACAGCATATGCTGCAGATGATGCAGTTGCATTTAATGGAGCATCTTGGTTTTGTATTTCTCCAGTAACAGGAACAGGCAATACCGACCCAGAAACCGATACAGTACACTGGGCTTTATTAGCAGCACAAGGAGCACAAGGGCAAGCAGGAGCAGTAGGAGCACAAGGACCAGAAGGACCTCAAGGACCAGCAGGTACAGCACCAGTTAAGACTCAAGGTTTAATTTTTGGTGGAGTTAACGGATCACCAGCTGTGTTAAGCAATGACATAAACATTTTACAACTAGGTGCAGGCTCAGGGAGCATGTTTATTTTACCAAATACAACTGTAGTAGGTAAAGAAATCATAGTATCTAGTGGTAATGGTAACAGCTCTTATATATATGCTCATGGATTAGGTGCTACTCTTGCAACTACATACAACACAAGCACCTCTCAATTACAAGTAGAGTTTAACCAGTATTATAAATTTACTTCTTTAGGGACAAATTTCTGGGCTGTTGAAGCATTACAAAGATCTCCTGTCTTAATTGGTGGAAAAGCTCATGGTAATGGTACAACATACCCTCTTGTAGCTGTAAATACTACAACTACAACTTTAAACGATACACTGTTAAATAACGCATACCCTGACTACTTTAATATTATAGGACTTACAGTATATTGTCCTAACATATTAAATGGAGCAACAGCTTATATAAAAACTGGTTTGAGTACTTGGACTTCAAAACTTATGGGTTTTAGTGGGTCTTCTACACAAGTGACAGCTAATGATACACCAACTAACTTTTCAGGAGTTGGGTTTGTAAGAATTTTTGCTTCAGCTGGAGGTAAAGGAATAAAGTTAACAGAGACACCTAGAATAGGTAGAGCTATATATTTAAAAAATACAAGTAACTTTGATGTTAACTTTTCAATATTAAATGAGAATGTTAATGGTAACAGTAGTGTGGACTTAAAATCTAATTCATATTATTTACTGTTAAAAGAAGACTCTGGTACAAACAGCACAACTTTGTTTAGGTTAACTGAAGATAGAGCAAGAGATACCATTGTAGATTATAGCAGTACAACACCAACTTTAGCTACACTAACAAGTTTATCTACAGCTTATTGGCCTATAGGATGTAAAATATTATTTCCTAATATTTCCGGTGGACCAACAATTTACCTAAGAACAAATATAGGAGAGTGGTTTACAATGCCAGCAACAGCAGTAGTATAAAAATTAAAAAATAAAAACCAATGGCACAAGTAATAGGAGAAATAAAAATAGACTTTGATGTAATTCAATCTACAGTCCAAACCCTTTGGATAGGGGATAATAGTGATTGGGTACACGCAGAAACATTACCTGCAAATATACTAATTACTTTACCTGGATCAAAAAGAGCACTAGTTTTTACATTTAAGAAAAAGGCAATAAATGCTTATAATAGCCACAACCTTGGTATAACTTGTTTTACAAACGACTGTAAAGATGAAGTTTATGCAGATTTACCAGACGGGGTTTATACAATAGTTTTAAAAAGTGGGTATAGTAATTTCGAAAAAACTAAATACTACTTAAAAACAGATAGAACAGAATTAGAGCTTTCAAAAGTCATGGTAAAACATGGCTTTGAATACTCTAAGAATGATAAAGCTTTCCGAGAAAAATTATACGATGTTGACTGGTTAATAAAAGTAGCCAAATCACACGCAAAACTAGGCGATTTTGTAAAAGCAGATCGTTTCTTTTCTGAAGCAAAATCAATACTAAAAGGATTAGGAGAATGTTTAGACTGTATATAAAATGGCAGGACAAGAAAACTACTTAGAACTAAGTCAGGAAAACTACTTTGACAAATTTGAAAAAGACATACTAGTTAATGCTGACTTGTACTACCTAAACAAAAAGTTTGGGGTAGGCAATACATTAGATAGAGACAAATTAAAACACTCTCAAATGTTTTACAATATACTTTGTACAGATGAGTGTGAATTAATTGACTGGGTATTTAAAAAAATTAATGGTGATTTAGAGGGATCTAAATACAAGATAAAAATTAAGGATTTTAAATTATACGATATACCATACGGTATTGATCAACTAAACTCAATGAGCAACGAATGTTGTGATTGGGAAAAACTAGAATGGTAACATGCAAGAAGTAAAACATTATAAAGTAAAAGTTTTACCTGCTAACCCAAGACCAAATTCAGTATACTATGTAAAGGACACTGGAGAACAAGATGTAACAACATACATCACAGATTTAAACGGGATACCTGTACCACTAATAGACAATGAGGGTACAGTAGTGGGTGATAAAAACTATGTGCATACACAATTAGCCGCATCTAATGTATGGGAAATACAACACAACTTAGGTAAGTTTGTAGCAGCATTCATAGTAGATTCAGGAGATAGCGTAGTCATAGGAGACATTGAGTACAATAGTACAAATAAAATAACAATAAGATTCCAAGCAACCTTTTCAGGGAAAGCTTATCTAAACTAAAAAACCACTAAAATTATGAAATTTTTAGCTCACATTGACTTAAGCAAAAATCAATTACAGAATGCTGTAATACACCCACTAGGAACACCCCCAACAGGCGTAGAGGGGCAAATTTATTATAACTCTTCAGTAGGTGATAAAAAACTTTACATACATGATGGAGCAAACTGGACACCAGTAGGTGATATTACAAGTGTTGCATCAACAACCTCACAATTAACAGTAACAAGTGGAACAACTGGAGCAGTATCGTTAGCTTTAGATATTGCATCAACAGTTACTAACGGAGGAACAGGGCTTGTAACTTCAGACTTACTTTATGACTATATCACAGGAGGTACAGCATCCGTCACATCAATAATAGCAGGTACTGGAATATCAGTAAACAGTGCTACAGGAGCAGTTACAGTAACAAATACAGATCTTGGATCTTCACAAAACATATTCAAAAACTTTGCAGTAGCAGGACAAAATACAGTAGTAGCGGACTCTAATAATGACACATTAACATTAGTAGCAGGATCAAACGTAACTATAACAACAAACGATACAACAGATACTATAACAATAGCATCTACAGACACAAATACAACTTATACAGCAGGTACTGGTTTATCATTATCTGGTACAACTTTTAACCACTCTAATGCTGTAACAGCAAGTAACTTTGGTGATACAGGCGTAACAAGAACCCTAGCTTATGGTGGAACCTTTATTGTACCTTATGTTACATATGACGCACAAGGACACCTTGTAACAAAGAGTAACTTAACTCTTACATTACCAGCAAATTTAGATACTAACTGGTACCCTACAGCATTCGCATGGACCGGGGGAACTACAGCAGGGCCTACAGGGTCTTTAACAGGAGTTGGTATGTCAGCAGTACCATACGCAGCAATACCATCAGCATCTGCTACAGCATCAGGGGTTGTTACAACAAATGGGCAAACTTTTGCAGGAGATAAAACATTCTCAAATAATGTAATCATATCTGGAGATTTAACAGTAAGTGGAACTACTACTACAGTAAATACAGAGACTATAAACCTTGCTGATAATATAATCACATTAAACAGCAACTACACCGGATCAGCACCAACTGAAAATGGAGGTATTGAAATAGAAAGAGGCACGTTAACAAATGTATCCTTAGTGTGGAATGAGTCTACAGATAGATGGACTTTCACAAATGATGGAACAACTTTTTATAACATACCTATTTCAGGAGATGCCACTGTAACAAGTATAGCACTTACACAAGGAAATGGTATAACTATAACAGATACTTCATCAGGTACAGCAAAAGCTTTCACAATTGCAGCAAATAATGCATCAGAAACAGCAGTCGGAGTAATCGAGTTAGCAACACAAGCAGAGGTAAACGCAGGTACAGATACAGTTAGAGCTGTAACTCCAGCAACTCTTGCAACTTACATTGCAAACCAAGCAGCAGCAGATTCATACGCTGTCACACTAACAGCAACAGTTGGTGCACAAACAGTAGCACATGGATTAGGTACATCAGATGTAATAGTACAACTATTTGACACTATTAATGGAGAAGTAATTTATGCAGATATAGCTAGATCAATGACCACTCCATTCGCAGTTACAGTAACATTTATAACTGCACCAACAAATCCAGTAAGAGCGTTAGTTCAAAAAATTGACTAATAACCCAATAGACTAAAACCAACATGTCGCAAAAAATATATTCAAACCTTGATATAAAAGGCACTACCACAATTGGAAGTATAGCTAATGCCACTACAGATACAGATAAGTTTCTTGTATCTGATGGCGGCCTAGTTAAGTACAGAACAGGTGCAGAAATGTTATCTGATTTAGGCGTAGATGTAGGAGCACCAGCAGCTAGACTACAGCATGTAGTAAAAGCAGCAGTCGCTATAAACAAAGGTCAAGCTATCTATATATCCGGAGCAGATGGCACAAATATGCTTGCTTCTTTGGCATCAAATACTTCAGAGGCAACGTCAAGTAAAACAATGGGATTACTTGACGCAACTGTTGCAATAAACGGTTTTGCAAATGTTGTATCAGAAGGTTTACTTGCAGGACTAAATACAATTGGAGCTACAGCAGGAGATCCTGTTTGGTTAGGGACAGGAGGTAATCTTATTTATGGATTAATTAATAAACCTTACGCACCTACCCATTTAGTTTTCATTGGTATTGTTACAAGAGTAAACTTAAATAGTGGTGAAATATTTGTTAAAGTACAAAATGGTTTTGAACTTGATGAATTACATGATGTAGATCTAAAAACTACAACTCCTATAAATGGACACATCTTAGGATTTAATGGTACACTGTGGGTTAATAAAACTATTGCAGGATGGTTAGGGTATACTCCAGCTAATGCAAATGGTACAACAAACTATTTATCAAAATTTACAGGATCAACTACATTAGGAAATAGCTTAGTATATGATAATGGTACAAACGTATTAATAGGCACAACTACAGACCCAAACTATGCAAAATTAGTTGTTTCTGGAGGAAACATAATAATAGATAATAACGCACAATTTTTAAGCAAAAGAGCTGACGGACTTGTGTTGTCTGTTTTTAAAGTAAATACAGCTCATCAATTAGAGTTTAATCCAACATATGGACAAAGCTTAAGTGGCTACCTATTTTCAATAAATGGAAGTCAAAAAATGACTCTCTCTAGTGGTGGAAGTTTAACTGCAACTGCAGATATGAGAGCACCTATATTTTACGATTCAGATAATACAAATTATTATCTAGATCCAGCAGCTTCATCAAATCTATATGATATAACAGCTAATAAGTTTGTTAAGGCAGGAGGAACAGCTTCACAATTTTTAAAGGCAGATGGAACTGTAGATTCAAATACTTACCTAACATCTGTAACAAATATATCGGGTTATTCTGGAACACTAATATCAGAAGATAACAGAACAATTTCTCCAAGTGAGTTAGCAGCAAATAGATTAAAGTTTGGCTTTACATCTTGGAATAATAATAACTCAGGCCCTTATGCAGACTTCTTACATATGAGAAGTTATCAAGATGCTTCTGGAGGGCTTGACAATTTAGTTATGTTTAGAAAGGATGCAATTGGAATGAGAATATGGCAGCAAACTTATGGTTCAGCTACAGCATACTCTTCATATAAAGACATTTCATTCACAGATGGTACTAACGCAACAGGGACATGGCCAATAAGTATAACAGGATCAGCCACTTCTGCAGGGAGTGTTGATTTTAACAACTTAACAAATAAAACATTAGGAACAGGGACTTACCAAACTTCTGGTGATTTTAGAGCACCTATATTTTATGATTCGGACAATACAGGCTATTATGTAAACCCAGCTTTTATTTCTCGTTTCGACACCGTACTAGGTACTTCAATACAAGTACAATCTATATCTCCAGCTTTAGTAATACAAGACACCGACAGTTCTGGGGCGGCCCAAGTTGGTTATATTTCTTATAGAAACACAAGTGGTGCAGAAACGGCTTGGGAAGGATTTGGCTCTGCATTAGACACTGACTTTTCTATTAGAAATACTTTAGGAAGAGTTTTATTAAATGGAACATATTCAGAAGCAGTAGGTGATTTTAGGGCTCCTATATTCTATGATTCAGATAACACAGGCTACTATGTAAATCCTGCATCTACTAGTAATACAAACCTATTTACAGTAAATCAATTACTATTTCCTTCTACTAATTTTAATCCAGCAACTGCCCCTAGAAATACAGAACCTATGTCTGTTAAGATGTGGGACAATTATTTTAATGGCACAGGATTAGGAGATGACTATGGCACAGTATTGGAATACTACAGTAAAATCGGACACGTTGCAAGTCAAGTGTACTTTGATTCTACTGGAGGCTCTTGGTACAGAACTGCCTCTTATGCTGCAGGATGGCAAGGATGGCAAAGATATATCACAGATGTTAATATAGGAAACTATGCAGCAGCTGCAAACCATACACACACATTTGACTCTCTAACTTCAAAAACAGGGGGTACAGGAACTTATCAAACAAGTGGAGATTTCAGAGCCCCTATAGTTTATGATTCAAATAATACAGCATATTATCTAAATCCAGATGGAGGTTCTAATTTAAATACAGGTAATTTAGCAGGAAGATTCACTTATTCAGATTACTTAGTTAGTAACAATAGTGGAGGTCTTATGGGAGACTATAATATAAATGGAACTAATGACAAAGTTATTTGGACCATTGGAGAGTCTTGGCCATTAGCTAATATGTATGGATTAGGTTACTCTTATGGAAATGGTTATGGACATCATTTAGTCATAAAAAATAATGGTTCTGTTTATCACAGAATTTCATTTGCTAGTGAAGGAGCTTTTTTTACAGGTATAGTAACAGCTAGTGGAAGTTCTAGAGCTCCAATATTTTATGATACAGACAATACTGGTTATTATATTGATGCTGCTAGTACTTCTAACTTAAATGCGTTAAACTTAGCAGGAGATTTATCATTTGGTTCTCAAACATCTACATGGATAACTTCTGATGTTATGGCAGATAGTATAGGTTGGAACTCATCTTATGGTGTATACATAGGTTCTAATACTTTAGGGTACAGCTCTTACATTAGAGGTAATGGTACTTTTACAAACAATACAGGTACACATAATTTATTACATGCAGATAACTACACCACTTACACAGATCCTAGATTATATAGAGGCTATTCTACAAGTGGAGATTTTCAAACCTTACAATCTACAGCAGGAACTGTAAGATTTGATCAAATAGGTGACACAGGAAGCTGGTCTAATCCTCCAGGGGGTTACAATTATGGTGGAATGTTAAGTTTGCGAGGTACTAATTTTGGTTTTCAACTTTGGGGTTCACACACTGGAAACTTTTATTTTAAGACACAATGGGACAATGATCAATACAGTGGTTGGAGAGAAGTAATTCACTCAGCTAACATAGGATCTTTTGCGGCTACAACTTCTCATACTCACACTTTTGATTCTTTGACTTCTAAGAGTAGTGGTACAAGTACATATCAGACAAGTGGTGATTTTAGAGCTCCAATATTCTACGATTCAGATAATACTGCTTATTACACAAACCCAAACGGGACAAGTAGTTTAAGCTTATTAATAGCTGATAATACAATAAAGTCTAGAAAAGCTCAAGCAGACAACGACTACACAACAGCAGCTATATGGACTGAATCTTATAGTACAACAACAACAGGTATTGCATTTCATATTAGTGGCACAGTCGGTAAGTTTTTAGAGATGAGAACTAATGGTGTATTGTATTGGGATAATAGTATTGTTTGGCATGCAGGTAACGATGGTTCAGGAAGTGGATTAGACGCTGACTTATTAGATGGTAACCATGCTTCAGCTTTTGCACTAGCCTCACATACACACCCCTATGATAACTACCAATACTGGAATTTAAAAACTAACGGTGTACAAAGAACTACAATTACCTCTAATGGTTCATTAGATTTAGTTGCAGGAACAAATGTATCACTAAGCTACGGGGCCGGAGGAGTTGTAACAATATCCTCTACAGACACAAATACGGTGTATACTCATCCTGCTTATACAGCAAGAAATATTGATACATCAGGAGCACAAGTAATTGACGTGTTTACTTCAGATGCAATAGGTAGTGTAACAAACATTACAACTAGAACGATGACATTAGCTGATCTTGGTTATACAGGGGCTACTAATGCTAACTTTTATGTATTACCTTTTACAGATAATTCTACTAACTGGAATACAGCTTACTCATGGGGTAACCATGCTTCTGCAGGATATGCAACAGCAGCTACAAACAGGTGGTATGATGGATGGGTAACTAATCCAGGATATGATGCAAATACAATAGCAGGCAGTAAATCTGGATTTACATATGCAAACAATGCTCCGTATAGTGGACCTTTAGCACACATTGAGGCTGGAGGATATGGTTTACAATTCAATGCACCTTATAGCAGTGGAGGCTATGGAATAACATTTAGAACAAGAAATGGAGATGCAGGCACTTGGAATCCTTGGCAATATCCAGCTGTATATGGGGTCAATGTAAATGGGGGAGGTGCATTGTATGCTTTAATATATTATGATACAAACAATACAGCCTATTACTTAGATCCTGCTTCAACAAGCAATTTACTTGGACTAACTGTTACAAATACAATTACAGGAAACATATCAGGTAATGCAGCCACAGCTACAAGTGCTGATCAAATTGATGGGATGCCTTTTAGAAACACAGGTTCTAACTCAGCCATAAATGCGGATACCTTAGAAAGTAATGGTATTACTTATTATACAGCAGGTGTACCAAACTTTACAGGAAACGCTACAGACGGAGCATTATACTCTCAAGCATATAGCTCAGCTTGGCAACATCAAATAGCAGGAGATTTTAGATCTGGCCAAATAGCAATAAGAGGTAAAAATAGTGGAACATGGCAAGCATGGAGAACTGTATTAGATTCAAGTAATGTAGGAACTTACGCAGCTGCTGTTTCTCATACACACACTTTTGACTCACTTACTTCAAAAACAGGTGGTACTGGTACATATCAGACAAGTGGTGATTTTAGAGCACCTGTATTCTATGACTCAAATAATACTGGCTTTTATATAGACCCTAATTTAACTTCAAATATATCTAAGCTATATCATAGTGATAATATAGTTGCCACAAATTTTGGTTATGGACAAGTTGGGTTATATAGTTCTATTAGATACCAAGCAGTCTTTTCAATGGGAGAAGCTTATATTCTTCCTGCAGATGGGACTTCTATTGGTAACCTTTATGGTATGGCCTGGTCTCACCCAAATGCTGGAGGAGTTGCAGGAAACTTAAATACACATGGATTACTTGTTACAGAAAATGGTAGTTTCTTAGCAGCTATCTCAGGTTCTATTAGATCAAGAGATGATATGAGAGCTCCTATATTCTATGATTCAAATAACACTGGTTATTTTATAGATCCTACTAGTACCTCTAACTTAGTTGGATTAACAGTAGCTAACACTATATCTGGAAACATTACTGGTAATGCTGGTTCAGCAAGTGCAGTAGCTTGGACTAATGTATCAAGTAAACCGGATTGGATGACAACTAATTCTTTAATAGCTTCTCATAATAATGCTAATGATTGGAGAAATAGTGGTTTTTATGAGAATGATGGTGGAGGTTCAAACTGGCCTAGTAGTACTTGGTATAACTCAATAAATGTAAGACACAGTAATCAAAGTAACTACCATGGATTTCAAATGGCAATGAGTTACTATGATAACAACTTATGGTTTAGAAGTTATAATGGAGCTGGTTCATTTCAAGCATGGGAAACTGCAATTGGTTCTGGAGGTTCAAATCAAAGTAAAACAGGATTTTTCCAATCTAATGATTCTCTTAGAGCACCAATATTTTACGACTCAAATAATACAGCGTACTATATAAACCCAGCTGATTCAACAACTGCTGCAAATTTAGCAAGTAAAGTAGTTGTACAATCCGGCTCAGATACAATAGGTCTACAGTTTGCAAACAGTTATGGTAATCCATCTGTAGGAGTTTATTATGGATCGGTTTATACAACATCCTCTTTTTACGCAGGTAGCCCTGCAGGAACAGCTCAAGATGTTCTTGGTAATGGTGCCAGATTTAATATATTCTATGAAAGAACCAATACTGCATATTATATAGATCCAGCTAGTACAAGTGTTTTAAACAGACTTAGTATAAGCTTTAATGATGCAACTTATCAAAGTGGTATAACTATAACAAATACTAATACAGGAGCTCAAGCAATAGCAGGAGTAAATATGTTTTCAGGTGCATACAGTGGTAGCATTAATATGTTCTCTAGTGGTTATATGGACATACTAAATAATAACACCACAAATGGTGCTATACAATTTAGACCTAGAACAGCATTATCTTTTCATATAGATAACGTATCTTCTACATCTAGAATAACAATTGGCTCAAGCAATACAGCATCTCATCCACTAAGAGTAACACAACAAGTCAGCAATGTCTCAATTTACGCAGACTATGACATTGTAGCATATTCAGATCAATCGGTAAAAGAAAATATAAGACCAATTGAAAATGTACTAGAAAGAATTAATAATTCAAGAGGAGTCTTATACGACAGAATTGACAGTGGAGAAAAAAACAATATAGGATTTATAGCACAAGAGCTAGAAGTAGAATTTCCAGAATTAGTAGTTACAAATGAAGATAACACTAAAGCTGTAAAATACCAAAACGCAGTAGCTGTATTATTCGAAGCAGTAAAAGAACAACAAAAACAAATAGAAGAATTAAAAGAATTAGTAAACAAATTAATAACTAAATAACAAACAAAATGGAATACACTTGGAAAATCACAGGAGTGAAGACTTTGGATACAACAGAAGTCGAAAACGCAGTAGTACAAACGTACTGGGAAAAAATTGGAACAGATTCAGAAGGAAACGAAGGTAAGTTCGTAGGAGCTACACCGTTTCCGCAATCATCTATTGATGCAGAAAATTTTGTACCTTACACAGAATTAACAGAAGAGTTAATACTAGGCTGGATTAAGTCAGTAGTAGTAGATTCTTATGAAGAGCATGTAAACAATCAAATACAAAAGCAGATTGATGCTAAAGTAATTAAACAACCTACTTTGCCTTGGGCAACAGAAGAAGTTGTTGTAGAACCAGTTGTTGAACCGGCAGTAGAACCAGCTCAAAAAACATCAGCAAAGTAATATTATGGCATTACCAGGGAGTGGACAATTAAGTTTTTCAGCAATAGCAAGTGAGTTAGGAGCAGGTACACCCTATTCCCTAAGAAACATGTCAAGCTCAGCTGGATTCTCCACTCCTGATAGTGTTAGTGAGTTTTACGGATATAGTTCAGGAGGTGAAGTAACTTATACTTACTTTAATTCATTCTACGCAGGAGACCCTTGTAACTATGATTACTGGGATATTTACACAGGGAATGACGGACTTTATTATGCTACAAATGGGAGTGGCCCACTATATTTTGTGATGATTGATGTAACCAATTTCTGGTACGAGTACTTGTATTATGAACCAATGTTTGATACTAATGTTTACAATACTTGGGAAATAGACAGTCCTTCAACTGTATTGACAGATCAAGGAATTAGTTGGAGCTATTGCTAAAAAAATAATAAAATGACATATAACATACAATTCTTAGAGACGAATGCAGGAACTGCCACACAGACAGAAGTACAAACACAAGACCGTTTTACAACAGCAGACAAAGCAATAATCTATTACGATCTAAGAAATATAGAAAGTACAACACAAGCAGATAGTATACCAAGCGGCAATTTTATAACCCTACCTTACGCCATACTATTCCGTAGTAAAATAGTAGTAACAGGAGCTACTTTTGAAGAACTAATGGCAGGTGTAATACTCCCGATAGACATTCTATTAATAGAAAGACCTGACATAAGACTCAGAAAAAGGGCAGTTTTTATTTTTAACGACTGTTTTGGTAAAGAGATAGGAGAGTTTTATTTAGACAATGATGATTTTTCAAAGGCTGCTTTTATTTACGTAGACGAAGATTTAAAACAACCTATTGAATATGAAGGTAAAATATCAGATAATACCTATGTTGGATTTTACTCTCCTAAGAGTGGACTACAAGAAATAAGCCCTTGTAAAGGATAATAATTATAATAAAAAATAAAAAATGGCAGTAAAAACTAACACAGCATCATTTGAAGCTAAACCTAAAGTAAAAAGACCAGGAGTACACGCAAAAAGCAAAACTTCTAAACTAAAAACATCAAAAAATTATTTAAAACTAAATCGAGGACAAGGATGAAAAATTGCGGAAACAAAATTAAACACATGTGTGGTGAAAAAACTTATGCCACATGTACTTACTACGAACTAGAGGTACCAGCATTTTCAAGCTTGGTAGGTCAGGAGTGCATTACAATAGAAGAAACAACAGAAGACCTATACAATTTAGTAGGTGGTATTAAATCAGAAATTGATTTATCAGCTTTAGGTAATGATTGCTTGACTTACGTACAAGAAGGTGGAAAAACAATTGTAAAAAACGTATTAATAAAATACGAAGAAGAAATATGTAACTTAAAGGACAGAGTAACCTATCTAGAAAACGAAGCAATATGTGATAAAATTATCACAGACTGTGTAGACTTAACTGGTATACTAGATGCTTGTAGCACCCCAATAACTACATTAGGACAACTACTACAATACTTATTAGATAACACTCAAACACCAACACCGTAATTATGGGAACATGTAGCCAAACAAACATACCGATACTAAACCAACAAGTAGATCCTTGTGGTGGAGTACATACATCAACAAACTGTATATTCTATCCAGAAGCTATTACATACTTGTTTATAGACCCAAATGAAGATTTAACAGCAGTCATACAAGCTATGGTATTATCTCTACAGAGTAATAATACTAGAACAACACAACTAGAAGAAGAGAACGCAGTTCAAGCAGCTCAAATACTAGCGTTACAAGGACAAGTCTTAGACTTACAAAATGCAATGCTAACTGCACAAACAGATATTATAACTTTACAAGGTATAGTAGCTCAACTTCAATTAGACGTAGTAGACATCCAAACAAACTGTTGTCCATAAAAATATTAATAACTAAAAAAACATAAAAAATGTGTAACTGCGGAAATACAATAACAACTAGTTCGGTTTGTTCTAGTTGTGTACCAAATGACTGTGCTTGTCCTATAAAAGACTTAAGTACAGATTGCATACAGTATACTGGTGAAGACTTACCATGTACAGAAATATTAGGAGGAACTCTTATGACAGAAGCTTTCTCTCAACTTGACACATATCTTTGTGACTTATCAACCCAACTAGCAAATTCATTTAGTCTTATAAGTGTAGGAGCAGGTACCAGAGTATATAAAGGAGTTGATGGAATAGGAAGAAAAGAAATAAGATCTATAACACCTACAAATACAATACTAACTGTAGGATTATCTACAGACAATAAAGAAGTTGAAATAGGCATAAATACTACGGTACTAGGGCAATTTGTACAAGCTAATCAAATTACATATGCTGCAGCTAATATTGGTACAGGGTCTAGCTCATATAAAAATTCAACTACAGTTGGTAATAATGTAACTTTTAACTTTAGAAAGATAAACTCATCTGATCTTAAATTATTAGTATCTGAAAATGCATCAGACATCTCTTTAGATCTAGACGATACATTGTTAGAGCAATTTGTAAAAAATAATCAGTATACGTACTCTATAAATAATGATGGAACTGGAGCTTCAGTGTATAAATCATCAGCTTTTTTAGGAAATAGTGAAGTCTTTCTACTAAGAAAAATAAAATCTACAGACTCTAGAGTAACAGTAACTGAAGGAATTAGTGACATTGATATTACATTATCAGCTAATTTAGCAGAAGCAACAGGTACAGTAAACTATGTATCTAAATTTACAGGCATTCATACATTAGGGAACTCTTCTATATTTGATAACGGCACAAACGTAGGTATTAATAATATAAACCCTACTGCTAAACTTGTTGTAGATGCAAACACAAATGCAGCAGACGGTATAGTGTCAAGAAATACAAATACAGGTACAGCAGCTTACTCATTTACAGGAGCATTTAGCAATACTGGTGAAGGAGGTATTGACTTAAGAAGTTACCCTTCTACACACGCATCTTGGCCTTCTACAAGCTGGGTAAACTCTAGTTCTGAAAAGACAAATGGATTGATAATAAGCCAAGCCGGGGCTAACCCAATAAGATTTTTTACAAACGGTTCTGAGAAAGTTCTTATAACTCCAGCAGGATTTGTAGGAATAGGTGTACCAACACCAGCTAAAATCTTAGACGTTAATGGAGATATACAAGTAAACTTACTGACTGTTGGTAGAGGTGGAGGAAACAACTACACAAATGTAGCAGCTGGTTTTCAAGCTCTACTCTCTCACAATTCTGGTCAACAAGGTCATAATGTAGCAGTTGGTTTTAGAGCAGCACAGTTAACAACAACCGGACATGAAAATATGGCACTTGGTTTTGCAGCACTTCAATTTAATACTATAGGGGCACAAAACCATGCAATAGGTAATGGTACCCTAATATATCAAACAAAAGACGGATCAGTAGGCAATGGTTTCCTAGCTTTAGCTGGAGTAGACGCAAGCTTCAATACAGCTATGGGTAATGCAGCTGCGTGGGGAGGTGGAAATGGTTTTCCTGGATCACCGCCAGTAGGTATAGGAACAGGAAACACAGCCATAGGATCGTCAGCTATATCACAATTAACAGACGGAAACTGGAATGTTGCAGTTGGAGACTCAGCACTAGCAGCTACAACAAACGGCTCTGAAAATATAGGTATTGGCTTTGGGGCAGCTGGGCAAGGAGCAGCAAACTTTGCAAATATAGCAATTGGAAGTAGAGCAATGTGGACCAGCGTTATTGGAGATAGAAACACAGTAATAGGACACTTTGCATCAGCAACAGATTTTAGTGATTGTGTAGTATTAGGAGCATTTGCAGGAGCAACAGGAAGTAATCAATTTGTAGTTGGTTCAGCAGCATCCCCAGCAGGGGCAATAGTAACAGAAACAAACACTTCCACAAAAGTATGGAATGTAGTAATTAACGGAGTACCAGTAAAAATCTTATTAGCATAGATATGGAAACAAGAGAAGTAATAATAGACGGGGTAGTTATGAATATACCAATAAAAACACAACCAGAAGTAGACAATGAGTATAACAACTTATTGGTCTTAAAGACACACTTAGATAGTGAGTACACTGAAATATTAAAAGGAGGACAACCGCAAACAAGATTAGATGACTTTGAAAGAAAAGTCTCACATCTAAGACTAGTTTTGCTTAAAGACTACTGGGGAGTAAGGGACATGACAGGCATAGCAGCATCAGTTGCATTGTTTGATTCACCAAAATAAAATATTAACGATAAGAGGTTTTTGGTTTTCCTCTTTTTTCTGTTGGGTGAGAAGGGGCTTCGGCCCCTTTTCTTTTTTTTAACTAATTTGGTAAACATAAAAATTTTTACTAATTTTGTAAACTTAAACCGTACAAAAGTGACTAATTCAGAATTTACATCAAGAGTAATAAATGGGCTAAACGCATTATCTAAGGATGATAGGATTTCACGTAGATATATCCTACATGTAGGTAAACAAAAATCTATGTTTTACATATCTCAAAAACTTAATGATAGAAGCTTATTTAGAGAAGATAACATTTATAAAACGCTAGATTGTTTCGAATTAGAAAGAATTGAAGCTGTAAAATGTGATATTATAGAATTTAGAAAATGCAATTCTATAATGAAATCAAAAAAGAAACTGCCTAAACTTATTTATAGCAGATATGGTAGCACACTAAAAGAAGTGACTACTGTAGATGAAGAAAAAGAGTTTAAGCCAACTACACCTTCACAATACAGAAGGGATAAAAATAGAGTATCAGGAACAGACTATATAAACTATTATGTAAAGGATGGGTACTTATACCTAATCGACACAGAGATAGAAATAGTAAACTTATATCTTTTAACATTAGATTTAGATGATATTGATAATGTTTCTGCTTGTAGTACACCAGGATGTAAAAGCCTATGGGACTATGAATTTATAGTACCAGATAAACTAGAAGAGCTGATAATAGCAGAGACAGTAAAAGAGGTAGCTATGAAAAAACAGGTACCGGCTGACGAAAACCCTAATCTAAACAATAACGAGAAATAGATATGAGGAAACCTAGTAAACCATTTACTAAGGAAGCCTTCAAGTACATTTTTAGAAACAGAGGAAGAAAAAAATCTATAGGGGATCTTGGAGGCAGCTTTTCGTTAAGAGACTATAAAGCTTATCAGTATTATAGAGACAACTCTAAATTAGCAAACTTAGAAGACGTTCAAAACTACATAGAGCATGGCAAAATAATATCTAAGTTCTATGAGATAGTAGGAGAAAAAATAACATCGACATCAGGAGGGGTATTTGTAGACGGCCTTGGTTATTTCGGAATAATACAAGAGATGGACAATAGAAGTTCACATAACCCAAAAGATGGTTCGATAAAACTTAACCCTAGAACAGACAATAAAATATACAACATAGCTTTTGTTCCTATAGAATCAGATAACATATTCAAGACATGGGTATTTGATTACAGCTTTTCAAGAAAGGTAAAAAAAGCATTATGTGACAGTTTGAAAGCAGGTAAAAAATATACATTTAACGCATCATTATTTTTTGGAAAAGCAAGGAAAAAAGGTAATGACTTATAATAAAAAACTATGACTAGAAAGCAGCTAATAGCAGAAATACTTTCAGACCTAAGACAATATGATGAAGCTGGACTTATAGATTATAGGTCAGTTAATCTATGGATAAAAAGTGAACTAAAAAGATTTGGTGCTAACATTACTACACTTACAGAAAAAGTATTAGAAGTAGAGAATGGCCAAGTTGATTTACCAGAAGATTTTTGGAGTTTACACTTAGCTGTAAAATGTACAGAAGATAGCCACGAGTTTGAAAAAGGTACAAGACAAGACGTACAAGATTCACAATACTACACACAAAAGATAGAGAATACCTATACTTGGGATAATCAATCTAATTCACATACAAAGACAAGCTATAAAGAAATCATTGAGAAAAAGTACTATAACAATACTGTTATAAACTTTAGATATACAAACCCAATTATTTTAAAGCTTACTAAGGGCATAAAAAAAGAATATTGCAGTCCAGGTTGCAAGAACCTACAAAAGCAGCTTACAAACTCTGCAGAGCATGAAATAAACATCCTTGGCAATAAGATACAAGCTAACTTTAAGAAGGGCCACATATACATGCAGTATAACGCAATCCCATCAGACGAAACTGGGGACCTTTATATACCGGATGTAGTAAGTTTACAAGAGTACTTGATGTACTTTGTAAAGAGAAAAATATTAGAGGGTTTATGGATGAATGACGATGATGTTAATCTAATAAATAAACTAACTTATATAAAACAACAAGAAAGAGAATACTTTGGGCTTGCAATGACGCAGGTTAAATTCGAAGGTCTTGGGAGAAACTGGCAGGATAAGCTAAAGATGAAAATGATCCAAGAGACAAACAGATTCGAAAGAATGTTTCCTAACTTATAAGAAAAACCATAATGGCACAACAACAGAATAAGAAAGTAAATTTAAGTTTTGCTAAGACGGGTATGGAAAAAGACACCCACCCTTCGCAATTAACAGACGTTCAATATACACATGCATATAATGCAAACGTAGAAAACGAATCTGGTAATAGCTTAAATTTAACAAACGAAAAGTCTAATATACTAGCTTCTAAATTTAAACTAGGGTTTAAAGTTATAGGGTTTGAAAATGATATTGACTCAAACTCTACATTCTTTTTCTTAGTAAATCCCACTACACATGTAGGGGAATTTGGCGTTATAGAGGATAATCAAAATACAAATGATGTATCAGATATATTAGTAGACTGTGATAACTGTAACAAAGCAAATCAACTTGCGGAGCCATTAGAGACACTAACACAATTACCACTACAAACATACACCACACTCCTGACAGATGCAGATGGATACTTAGACGTTAACACTAATCTTTGTATGCCTTTTGTTCCTGGATCAGGATTTAACTTTGATATAAACTACCCAATAAAAAAGATAGTTATCAAAAATGAAAAATGTGGTAAAAATATATATTTTTCAGATAATAATAATCCACCAAGACACATAAATATCACAGATCTTTATAATGGGAAATACTACGATCAAAATGTACCTTGTGATGTAAATGTAACTACACCTTGTATCAATTACAACGAGTTAAGAATATTTAAACTTTTTAATATACCTAAGATTGAACCAGCTACTATAGAACTAGGAGGCAGGTTACAAATGGGAGTATATGAGTTTTTAATAGCTTATTCAGATGCAGCAGGTAATGAAATATCACCATACTATTCTATAACAAATCCAATATCAATATTTGATAAAAACAATAGGATACTAGAACAAAAAGACTTAGCAAGTAGAACAAATTTAGCCATAAGACTAGAAGTAAGTGACCTAGATAAGACTTATTCTCACTACAAAGTTGCTGTAATACAAACAGCAGATATAGAGGGAGCATCTAGGTATTTTATAGAAGGTCTACACACAATTAATGATAATACTGTAGTTTATACTACGGAACAAAATAAAGTAGCTACAAGTTTTGATAAACTATTAATAGATCAGTTAAATATAGAAAAAGCAGAAGGACTTACAGCTTCTAATAATATACTATTCCAATATGGAATTACACAAAAAAAAGAAATAAACTTACAGCCAGTAATAAATTTATTAGGAGAGTTTGTACAATGGCAAACACACATGGCACCTGAAAGCTTATATGAAAATGGAGTCTTAAGCTCTAAGTTTTTAGGCTATAATAGAGACGAAGTTGTACCATTATCTATAAGATTTTTTCTAGATGGAGGATACGAAACAGCTTTATTTCCATTAATAAGCAGATTTGCTATACCAGGAGAAAAGGATCTAGTAGTAGATGAAAGTGGCAATGGTATAAATGATGATGTAGACTCGATAATAAAAAACATACAATCATGTAATTCAGTAAACAGAAATCAAAAATGGCAATTTTATAACACCGCTTTTTCTGAACCAGGTTCTATATGTGAAGGAGTAGATATACAAACAGTACCAGTAACAGAAAGTTTAACAAAAACTTGTATTGTAGAAGGGGTATATAATGTAACTCAAGACATGTTTTCTATAGATATAGAAGAAACAGAATATGTAGGATTAGCACAGTATATAGAAGAACATAAAGCAGATTGCCCGGTTGCATTCGAAGGAACTGATATATGTACAGCAATAAATGGAAATTACACTGCAGTAGGTTGTGAAACAGATATTTTTGATGGGTTAGAGTGTGATGTACCTACATTAGAAACAGAGGTAGTAGTTGGAGATATTGTAAATGAAGCGGCTACAAAGATAGAAAAAGTATTCCCCTCTGAGTATCTAAGGATAAAAATGCCAAAAACCTGCACTATATATAAGACAAACTCAACAACAGGTACACCACAACAAGATCCAACTAATCCATTAGGATTTACTCCAGGAACATTAGTACAAGATACTTGGAATAACCAAGAAGTCCCAGTTAGATTAAGAGACTCTGATTTTGAAAATGAAGATTGTAATTATCCTGTAGCAATAGCTACTTATGCAAACGCTAATGATAATTATAATGCGGCATCTTTTAATAACTACTACATAAGCTCAACAGTAAATAATTTATATACTTCTAAAATACCTCATATTGGTGGAATATCTGGAAACTTTACTAATAAAATACATAAAGGAGCACTTTGGTTCAAGGGAGAAATTGGAACTAAAACTAGATTTTTACTTGATATAAGTAAAGATAAGGCAACACCACCACAAGACACATTAGGTCCAGTTACACAGCTAAGAGTTTCTATATTCAAAAGTTGCTCAGACACAACAGCTATTTATTCAAAGATAATTACAGTAGCAGATGGAATGACATTTCTTCTAGAAAAAGATTCAAGTATAGCACCAAATGGCTTAAAGATAACAGATTCATTAGGAGTAGTAGCACCAATTATAACAAATGGGTGGCTGACAAGCAAAAAATATTATGTAGTAGTAGATTGCCCAATAGTAAGCAGAACAATTGATACAGATATTTCATTTTTTAATACTAATAATGCATTAGTGTACATATCCATGCCAACAACTAGCTGTTATACTGTAACTCAAAGAGATATAGAGTACAGTAGAGTAGATGTAACTTGGGATTCTATTAGATTTGACAAAAAGATAATAGCTACAGCGACATGTACTTTTCAACAGCCAGTAGTACAAAGCTGCAATGCTGTACCATATAGAAAAGGAGAGTTTGCTTATTGGGAGAGTGAAGAAACATACCCAGATAATCCAGAACTTTATGACTCTAGAGATTTAGTAATACCTCAGAACTTAATACCAATAGATATAAGAACAAAATTTGAGGATATATTTGTAGATGCTGTAGCTAATGGTAGTTATATTTTAAATAATAATGCTAACTTTACTTGTGCTAATATAAGACATTTCAAATTCCCAGACAATGACTTAGCACCGTTTATGTCAAATAAACAACAAAGCCCATTTGGTAGTAGTTTGATATTTCCATTGGGTATAACAATAGATGAGAACTTAATAAGTGCATTTTTAGACATAGCCGTAGTTAATGGATTGTTGACACAAAGTGATAGAAGTAAAATATCAGGATATGAAGTATTCAGAGGAGACATCTCTTTAGATAGAGGAGTAGTAGCTTCTGGTCTTTTGTATGATATGAGAAAATACAAAGAACACACAAAAACAGTATACTATTCAAACTACCCATTTAATAGTTACCAAAATGACTTATTAAACCTAGAAGAAGATCAAAGTACTGAAAATGGAGTAACTTTTGGAGTATCAAATAGAAATTACACATTTCATTCACCAGAGACAGACTACTATAGACAAGGACTACCCTCAGAGCTTAGTATTCAAGGTTACATGTTTGGAAACTCAAGAGGTCATTTTGATGAAGTCCAGGGACACCCTAAATGGGTAATCTTATCACCTGCAGCAAGAAGTCTTGCAAACTTTTTAGCTACAATAGAAGTAGCAGGAGAAATACTAATAAAAGTAGCTGAGATTACATCTAATGCACAAGTTTGGTTTATGGGTGGATTTGTTGTAGGTACTAGTATAGGACTTCCAGCATTCATATCAGCAGGAATCGTTGCTATATTTGGCACAGCAGAAGCATTAATCTATAAACATGCTGAATATAGATACCAATGGTTAAAAATATTTAGAGATTTTGGTAGCCCACAGAATTTTGCATACTATTATTATGCAGATGGTTACTATAACTACATGCTAGATCCTGGGTTAAATGGGAATAAATTAAGAGGACTGCATATTGCAAAATACTTGAATGACGGAAGACTTGTTACAACAAATGAAGTAACCGGAGAAAGATTAAATGTTAATAATATTGATAGAGAAAGATCTGTATTGCTATCCTTTGGAGATATGCCTATTACTTATCCTACTGCTAGTATTAATAATTATAGAATATATGATAAAGGTGCGGATGCAAGTATTACTTATCAATCAGCATCCGGATTTGGTGGAGCAGGGAGAAGCCCAGAGATAGTAAGAAATATAGCATCACCATATGTTGCAATAAAAAATTATTTACCTACTCAATATGGAACTATAAGCTCTATAAAATGGCTATCTACAGGATATGTAGGAAATCTTAGAAATGCAACTTCAGGATGTTTACCAATATTTGGTGGGGATACTTATATCTCAAGGCACACCCTAAAAAGAAAAATGCCACTATTTTTAGTTACTGCAATGAAACAAGCAGATTTAACACCTTACAATTACTTTTTTTATAGTAACATAGGCAGAAATCCTCAATTCTATTGCAGCTATGAGCAAAATAAAGATTTTTCTAATGCTGGCTCAAATTTTCCAGACATTGATAGCGACTACATATTTGATAATCTTGCATCTTCAGGAAATTATATTACAAGCCCCTCTAAATTCTATTTATACTACTATGGTATAACTAATTTTTTATCTGAAACTAGAATAAATACTAATTACAGATATGCAGGAAAAGAATCAAATAGAAAGTTTTATCCACTAGTAGGAGATTTAGGAGATTGGACACAAGAAGAAAAAGTATCTATAAGAGAGCCTAATGTGTTCTTATATAACTCAGAGTATTCAAAACAAATATCTTTGACTAGAAGAAGAACACTTACAGATACTTACGAAAGATCATTTAATGAGTGTACTCAAGATATGCCAAATGGTATAATAGCTAGCTTACCAGATAGTACAGAGAACTCTTTATACGATCCATGGTTAATATATAGACCATTGGATATTTTTGAGTTTCCTTCAAATTATGGAAAATTAAAAGATATAATTGATATTGAAGGTCAAGCTATTTTAGCTAGATTTGCAAATACATCTGTATTATATAACAAAGTAGATAGCAAAGTAGATGATGGATCTAGTCCAGTAATGTCATTACTTGGAGGAAACTCCTTCTTCCAAAGAAGATCTACATCTTTCCATAACACTAGGTTAGGCTATGGAGGAACGCAAAATTCCACTTTTGTTTCAAATGAATTTGGACACTTTTTCGCAGATGCAAAAAGAGGGCAAGTATTGATGGTACCATCAAATGGCGAAGGTATGATAGAAATATCTGCTATGGCAGGAGACAAAGCTAGTGGAATGAGAAACTGGTTTAAAGAACACCTACCATTCAAAATGTTAAACTACCTACCAAATGTAGATATAGACAATCCATATAATGGCCTTGGGCTTACAATGGGGTGGGATAGTAGATACAGAAGAGTTTTTATAACTAAGAAAGATTATATCCCTAAAAACCCATGTATAGAGTATATTGAAGGACAAGGATTTGTTTACAACGTAACAAAATGCTGTGACCCAGAAACAACTACAAATTGTCCACCTGGATATACATACAATATAGAAACTTCTATGTGCGACAAATTAGTTAGAGTACCAGCAAATTGTCCATTACCAGAAATAATTGCAACAAATGATACAGGTACACCAGTAGTTTCAATATCTGGTGGAACATCTGTAGCAAATGTTCTAGTAAATGACACATTAGAGGGGTTACCTGTAGTTTCTACACAAGTAAACACAACAATTGTGTCTTCTACCAATCCTGGCGTAACACTTGTTGGAAATAGCGTTGTAGTAGCTCCAGGAACACCGTCTGGATTGTACACGTTAACATATAGAATATGTGAGATAGCTAATCCAACAAACTGTGATACTGCTAATGTCAATATATTAGTTAATAATGCAGTAATTTTAGCAAATGACGATATAGGAACACCACTAACTAGTATATCAGGTGGAACAGCATTTGCAAATGTATTGATAAACGACACACTAAATGGAGTAGCAATATCATCAGGACAAGTAACAACTAGTTTTGTGTCTTCTACCAATCCTGGTGTAACACTTGTTGGAAATAGTGTTGTAGTAGCTCCAGGGACACTTCCAGGATCATACATATTAACATATAGAATATGTGAAGTAGCAAACCCATCAAATTGTGATATAGGAACAGTTTCAGTATTAGTAAACAGTGTGCCAATAGTAGCAAATGATAATACAGGAGTACCATTAACGGTAGCAGCTGGAGGAACATCAGTACCAAATGTATTAGTAAACGATACTCTTAATGGATTACCAGTTACAGGAGCACAAGTAACAACTAGTTTTGTATCTTCTACCAATCCTGGCGTAACACTTGTTGGAAATAGCGTATTGGTAGCTGCTGGAACACCTCCAGGATCGTACACATTAACATACGGAATTTGTGAGATAGCTAATCCAACAAACTGTGATACTGCAGTAGCAACTGCAGTAGTAAATAGTGCACCAATAGTAGCAAATGATGAAACAGGAATAAATATAACAGATGCAATAGGAGGTACAACATTTACAAATGTACTTACAAATGACACCTTAAATGGAGCAGCAGTAATACCTGCAAATGTAACAGTAAGTTTTGTATCATCAACCGACACTGGAATTACACTATCAGGAAATGATGTAGTTGTTTCTGTAGGAGTACCAATAGGAGCACATAGTTTAACATACCAAGTATGTGAAAATTTAAACCTAACAAATTGTGACACAGCTACTGTAAGCTTTCAAGTATTAGCAGAAGTATGTACCTTAGCAATTGGAGATAGTCATCAAGGAGGAATTATCTTTCACCTAGATAGTTCAGGATGCCATGGATTAGTAGTCACAGAATTTGATTTACCAACAATAGGAGTGCCAGGATTAACAGCAGGCTTAGGTATGACAACATTTTCTCCAACAGTCCCATTACCATCTCCTCTACCTACCACTTTTGGTTCAGGATTAGCAAATACAAATTTGTTATTTTCAACTTTTGGCTACACAACATCTACAACTTCAACAGACTACGCAGCACAACTTTGTGTAGACTATACAGGTGGGGGTTATACGGACTGGTATTTACCAAGTGCAGATGAATTATATAAAGTTTGGCAAAATATGGCAGTAATAGGAAACTTTGCAACAGATGGAGATACAAGAAGATCTCACTATTGGACTTCAAGCAGAGTTCCATCTAGCACTTTAGCTTATAATATACAATTTTATAACTACAATACTACACCAGCAGGGTCTCTAAGACCACAACAACCAAACGGTCAAGGAGGAAATGGAAGTAGAGTAAGAGCAATAAGAAATTTTTAAAAGAATAAAAAATGGCAGAATCATGCACATGCTTAGAGGGAAGAACTCTAGTACAAATAGGAGGAGAATATTTTTGTGAATACATAGACTCAATATACCCGTCATGCACAATAACAACCTGTCCAGATGGGTATGAGTTAGTTGGTGGGTATTGTCAAATAATTACACAGGGCCTAGACTTATGCCCAGATGGATATACGTATGACCCAAATCTTGACACATGTACACTTATAGAAATTGTAGCAGCAACTTGTGTATGTACAGCAGACGTATTTGCAAGTCCGCAAACTATTTGTAGTGGATCTGCAACAAATATAGCATTAGCAAGTACAGAATCTGGGATTGCTTACACATGGACCGCTGTTCAATCAGGAGTAATGGGGGCTTCATCAGGTAATAGTAGCGTAATAGCACAAACATTAACAGGATTAGGTACAGTAACTTATACTATAACACCTTTTGAAATATCTAGCCAATGCCAAGGGCAGCCAGTTGAAGTAATAGTCACAGTAAATACAGTCCCAGATATAATAGTAACACCTAGCTCACCACAAGCAATAGCAAGTGGAGCTACAGTAAATATAGCTATTAGCAGTGGATTACCAGGGACAACATTTACATGGACTGTAACATCTCCTGGCACAATAACTGGTGCAATAGCTGGTTCAGGTACAACAATATCAAACACATTGACAGCATCAGTAGCAGGAGTAGTAACATACCACATACAAGCAACTGCACCAAACGGTTGTACAACTAACCTTAACTACGTAGTGAATGTAGGAGCAACAGTAACTACATGTTTAGCAGCACTTACAGCTAGAGTAGTTTACGATGGAATAGGCTCGCAGTATACAAATGCAACAACTAACCACTCAATAACTTTATCAGGGACAGATGGATCAGCAGAAGTTAGATATGATGAATCACATATCTACTTTATAGAGTTTAATGTAGACTTAACACAAACAGCTGCAACTTTTGTTACTACACATTCTGCAGGACTATTAAGTCTTGGAATAACAGTCACAAGTTCTGCTAATATAATAAATATGACAAGAACAGCTGGAGCTTTATCAACTCCTACTTTTCAAAGATTAGACGGTAGTTTAATAGGAGTTGTCACAGTTCCTGGAGGCACACTAAACCCACAATGGGCACTAAGTTCTGCATCAGGACATACTTGTAACAGAGCAAGGTTTGAATTTATGACAAACGGTATACCAGTAGGTATAGCAAATATGAATAATGCTGGCGGTGGCCCTATACCAATAGCTAATTGGGATGATCCCTCAACACATATGGCAGCAGCAGGTGCAAGACAATCTTCTATAACATATAGTGCTGCTGAAATATTAGCAATAGGTAATGGATTACCTTCTGGGGTAGGGACTTTAAAAATTAGGTTAAGAGGAACAAATGTATTAGGGACTGCCCCAAATCAATATTATGACCAACACTCAGGTGTAGTAGGATTAGAATTTTTTGTAGGGACAACTCGTGTATATCAAGGTATTATTGGAGATAAGATCCTTGAAATTAATCCATGTAATCCATCAGCAGCACCAAGAGTACTACAACCATCAACTGGAGGTAAGAGTACTATTGCTTCAGCACTAATTTGGGGGGCACAAACAGGAACTATGTCAGCAGGAGTAGCAATAACAACCGGTGTAACAAAATCTCTTACAGTAACTGTAACAAGTTTAGGAACAGGTTTAAGTGTAGGTTCATATGATATTATTGCAAGTGCGAATGGAGTAACATTTAGAGGCACAGGAGTATTTGCAGGAACCGGTGTACAAACAATTACACTTACAGCATTAGGCACACCACTAGCAGCAGGCACACATACCTTTACACCAGATATATCATCTGGAAGTATGGTACCATTAAGTTTTACAGCAGTAACAACATAAAAATATAGAAAATGAATTGTACTTGCCCAGAAGGATATGAATTAACACCAATACAAGCGTTTCCATTTCAGGAATGCACAAAGATAACTGTACTAACAGATATTCAGTGCCCTGAAGGGTGCACACTTGTATTAACACAAAACGGGAACGCACACTGCAACTGTCTGGATGTAGTGGATCCAATAATAACTAATATAGTAGTACCAGTAGAGGTAAACCCAACAGATTTTGAGGATGTATCTTGGACAATTGCTTACTCTCCAGTATTAGGTTCCTGGATGAGTTTTTATGGATTTGAGCCAAACTATTATATAAATCATAATAAGTACTTCCAAACAGGTATGAATGTAACCCCAGACTACTCAGAATTTGGTCTATGGTCTCACTTATTAACAAACAAATCTTACCAAGTATTCTACGGTAAAAAACAACCATTTACAGTAGAGTACCCAATAAAAGAAGAATTTGTAACTAAGACATTGAACAATGTCCAAATATGGACAGAGGCAAAAAGATACCACAATGAGTATGATTATGCTACTAGTATAGGATTAACATTTAATAAGTCTATGATATACAATAATATTGTATGTTCAGGAAATATTAACCTAATACCGGAGAAAACAAAAACGGCTAATTCAAGAAACTATCCTAAAACTAACACAAACGGTACACAGGATATTATGATAACTAACCCAGATGGTTTTAAATGGAACTACGACTACTTCTACAATAGAGTAAAGAGCAATACTAATAACATTCCATTTTTATTACAGGACAAAAATCAAATAGATAAGTTTGTAAACACAAATGCTGTAAGCTTTAAAGGAAAAGCACTTCTTGAAAGAATGGTAGGGGATTGGTTCTTAAACAGAATTACATACGACAAAGATAGTAGATATAGCATAGCTTTAAAGTTCACTCTCAATGAGTCAGATATTTAACTAATTTTGTAAATTAAATAATTTTTCTTAATTTTGCCACTAATATAACTAGAATAGATTTATATAAATACATGTACATAGAAGATAAAACAGGGAAAGTAAAAAAACTTGAAAACGATTTGACAAACTACTTTGCAAAAGTAAGGGGTTCAGAAAGTGCAGGGAAGAAGTATGCAGAAAACCCATTTGGAAGTGCATCTGGACTTTACCAGTTTACAAAGGATACATGGACAGGCTTAGGCTATGACTGGAAAGACAGATTTAATACAAAACTACAGCAAGAAGCAGCTGTTAGATTTACTAATAGTAATATAAGCTACCTTAAAAAAAACTTAGGTATAGAGCCAACCCATGCAGATTTGTATGGGGCTCATTTTTTAGGGGCTGTTGGTTATAAAAAATTGTATAAAACAGCAGATAACAGACCAATTTCAGATGTAATGTCAACTAGAGCAATACATGATAATCCTTTTGTACAAGGTAAAAGCGTAGGTTTTGTAAAAAATTGGCTATCTAAAAAAATGAGTCTAAAACCATCTGCATCTGAAAACTATGATTACGAGGATGAATCAGATATGTCAATGAATTTATTTACAGATCCAGGAGCAAACATAACAGCTCCAGAGATAGGTACTACTAAAGAAGAAATAGAAGCACAGCAAGCAAAGGCAGAGCTATTACAAAAACAAAAAGAAAAAGATTTTTTAGCAGAATTACAAACTAAACAAAACCAAGCTACAGCCTTAAGACAAAAACAAGAAGAGCAACAACAGCAAATTCAACAACAACAACAACAAGATAGCGGATTAGACTCATCGTTTTACCAAGTACCACAGATAGAATTACCTAATTACGAAGCTATACAATACGAGCAACTCCAAAACCAAATACCACAAGAGCCAGCTTACAAAGATGGGGGAGAGATAGAAGGAGAAGTAGAGTGTACTAACTGTGGTTGGTCATGGGACAAATCTGAATCTACGGAAAAAGATATGTATAACTGCCATAAATGTGGTGGACAAAGTACAGGCAAAAGTGTAACCAAGGTGTCAAAATACCAAACTGGCGGCAGAAGTCTAACTTTCTTACAACCAACTAGCGAAAAGTTACCAGAAGGGTATAGAATACCTTATGCTGAACCTAGTTCTGAATTAGCTATGTCTATAGGTGGAGAAAATGGAGAACCAGCTTATTTGATTCCTAGTTTTAAATATGGTAAACCATTAGCAGATCCTATTGAAGAATTTAAAAAAACAGGAGAGCACTTAGGAGGCCCTTTTAAAACATGGCAAGAAGCAGATGAATGGGAAAGAACTACAAGACATCCAGCAGTGGAAAAAAAACAAAACATAATGTTTCCTCAAGAACAATTCCAAGAAGGGGGTAATTTTGACCATAACTCAGCAAGAGATAACTGGGTAGAAAAAACAGGACTCCCTTGGTCTGAAGCTAAGAGATTAGGTTATACAGACGGCTCAAGAGATTCTAATATAGAGTTACTAAGCCAACTAAAAGACAAAAATTTTAAAATAAAAAGTAATAAAAAAATGGATACAGAAAATACTAATGAGTTTTTTCCTCAAGTGCCTATTAACCCACTATGGGATAGAAAACCACCTGTAACTAAAAAATCTGTTGCTGCACCTATAAGAAAGGCTAAAAATGATACCAAAACAGTTAACAAATTAAATAAAGAAAACAGGAGTCCTTTATCAAATAGAAGTGGGTTAGATATATTTAATGATTTTATAACAGGTAATATTGGGAACACTCAAAACCTACAAAATGGAGTTATTACAGATAAGAGAAGTAATACTAGTTATGTAGTAGAAGATGGAGTAGTGACAAGAACATTTCCAGTATTAACAGCCTTAAACCCGGATCAAAACGTTAATAATAGGGGCGTTCACTATTTAGAAACACACCCAGAATCTAGGGGAACACCTGTAGGTGCATATGTAATGGACCCTAAAGCTGATATATATGGAGAACCAGGTTTTAGGATAAACCCTATACCAGCTTTTGGACAACCAGCACCAAAATCAAAAGACGTAGCATTGCATGTAACATATGATTTTAAGAACAGAAATCCACTATACTCACAAGAGGCAAAAAATAGATATGCTAGCTATGGCTGTGTTAACTGTAGAAAACCGGATATTAATTATTTAACAGATAGGTTTAAAAAAGGAGATACAACTATAGTTATAGACTCAAAAAATAGAAAAGATGCAGAGTTTTTAGGAAGAAAGTTATTTAGTAGAAAATAAAATTAATAAAAATATAATGAGAAAATACAAAAAAACATCTAAGCTTATAAACAACACAGGTTATACTCCTGGATATGCTTCTGAAAGTAATCCAATAAACTATATACCTAGTGAAGACATAACAATGAGAAACACACCATATCCATTATATGGTCAACCATTAGACCAGAATGGTATGGCAATGGATGAACCTACATATATGGAGCCAGGCCAAGACTACAAATTTGGAGGGGCAAGCTATGTAGCGGAAACTAAAGCTTATAAAGATGGTGGTATGAAACAAGATTGGATTAGTGAAAAAATAGGAATCTTGATGAAAGAGGGCCGTCCACAAAAACAGGCAATAGCAATTGCTTACTCTATGTGGAACCAAAAGCATGAAATGGGTGGTACGCAATTACCAAAATATCAATTTGCAGGAACTGCAGAGTTAGATCAATATGGCCAACCATTGCCTAAAGCTTCACCAACACCTACACCTAACTGGTATCAGAATAATCCAGCTGGGATGCAAACTAATTTTGGACAATCTCCGACACAAGAAGCACAAAGTAACGCTTTAGGTACTGACAAACCTGATTACAATAAAATGTACATGGGTATGTCTACAGAAGATGAGCAACTAAAACCAACTGACGATGGAGGAGCTGCAGCTAGAAAAAAAGTAGAAACTCCAGGAATGGGTACAACTCAATTTGTAAACCCTTATGGAGACGTGGGCTTAGATGATGCACTTACTTTTACTGGTAAGAGTGCAGCCAATGGAAATATAGGAGCCACTGTTGGGGGTGCAGCACTCTCTTTATTGAAAGGTACAAAATCTTTCTTACAAGGAATGGGTGCTCAAAAAAGACAAAATCAAGTCATGAAGGATTATGCTGAAGAGCAAAGAAAAAACATGACAGGGGAAGATAGACCGCTTGAAATGAATAGGTATGGTGGTTATTACCAAGAAGGTGGGGAAGAGGAAATGGGTTACGAAGATGATATGATCAACAAGTACCCAAATTCAGCTAGAGTAGAAGCAGAAATAGCAGCTAGAAACCCAGTATTTGGTCCACAGGAAGAGCCAAAAGTTGCCACAGATTGGTATGAAGAAGGTATGGACAAAGACACATACTACGGGTTTAAAAATCAACTTGAAGCTGAAGGATACAAATCTGTACCAAAAACTGAAAGTGCAGCTAAGACATCGTATGATGAAGGTTCAGCCAGAGATACTTGGGTAGAAAAAACAGGTATGCCATGGTCTGAAGCTAAGAGATTAGGTTATACAGATGGATCATCAAAAGATAATACAAAACTTTTATCAGAACTAAAAAGTGAGAAGTTTAAAAAAGAGAATTTAAGAAAGGCACCAGTTGCTACAACACCTAAACCGGTACAGCGTAAAGCTACACCTAAAGCAAAAGCAAAAGTAGCACCTGCTGAAAAATCAATGACACTTGAAGATTTTTGGAAGTCTAAAGGATATGATATGTCTAAAAGACCTAAAGGTCCAGAGCTTAAACAAGACACAAGAGGTAGCTACCAAAGAGAATTAGATGCTAAGAGATCTCAAGCAGAATATGATGATCAATTAGGTCTTGAACTACCTTTATATTACATGGCTAATCCTAGCAAAGCTTTCGGAGATTTTAAAGCATGGCTTAATCCAAATACTCCAGAAAGTGAAACATCTGAAGGATACAGAAAACAAGTAATGGCTAATAGGTACAATCCTACATTATCTGCATCTGAAAAATTAAAAAATAAAACTAAGATGGGATTAAAGCTAGTACCTAAAGCTACACTTAATGCTGCTGCAGTATTATCTGCATCTCCTTACACAACATTTGAAGCAATGCCTATAGGTATTGGAGAAGCTGCTGCACCTAGAGCCGCAGGTTTTATCACTCAAGGAACACAAAGATTAGGGCAAGCTGCTCCTAAAATGTTAGGTTACCAAGACGGAGGTATGCAACCAGAAATAGAAGGAGGGCAAATGATGATGGGTAATCCACAAGAAGAGCAAGCAGGAGGAGATCAAATGCAAGCTATAGTACAACAAGTTGCAGGTATGTTACAACAAGGGGCAGACCCTCAAGAAATACTACAACAATTAGTACAAGCAGGTATTCCAGAAGAGCAAGCTACGCAAGTAATCCAAATGGTTATGGAGCAAATGCAAGGTGGTCAACAAGAAGCACCACAAGGAACACCACAGCTAAGGAAAGGCGGTTACTACCAAGAAGGTGGAGATTACAGAGAGGCTATAGCCAAAGCTGAAAAAGATAATCAAGATATGAAAGATTCACAATACGCTGCAAACTTAGCTAAAGTGGGCTCTGGAAACCTATCCGCTATGGATCAACTTTTTAAAGAACAACAAAATAAAAAATACAGTTCAAACTTAGCTAATGTAGGATCTGGGAACTTAGCCACTATGTCTAGAATGGTTCAAAATAAAAAACCAAACTGGTATGAAAATAACAAAGCAGGTATGCAACTAGGGTACCAAGGAAGTTACCAAGAAGGTGGAGAGATGATGGATGAACAAATGGAAGGTGAAAATGAAGGTGCAGAAGGAGAAACTCCAAACATGGAACAAATTGAATCACAAGTAGAACAAGCTTTGAAACAAGGAGCTGATCCTAAGCAAATCTTACAACAATTAGTACAAATGGGTATGCCAGAAGAACAGGCAATACAGATGATACAAGAGTTATTACAAGAGATACAAGGAGGAGAAACAGAAATGGAAGGTCCAGAAGAAGGTCAGCCAATGATGAAAAATGGTGGAGAGTATTTATCTATGATGAAAGGTAAGACAATAAAAAACTATACATACAATAAAAAAACAGGAAACTATGATGTCGAGTTCGAATAAAATATCAATACCAAAAGAAGTTTTTGAAAACCTATTCTTTGCAGAAGGTGGCCAGAAGAAAGATTTGTTCAAGGCACTTACTGGGGAATACCAGTTTGCCTTAGATAGTAAGAAACCTATGGTAGAACCAAACGCTGAAATTGAAGGTGGAGAATACATATTTGATTCACAAGGTATAAGAAAAGCCCAAGGTAAAACTCACGAAAAAGGAGGTATGCCAGTAGCACTAGAGGACGGTACTAGAATATTAAGTGACCATTTAAAAATTGGAGCAGATGTTGCTAGAAAAGTAAATAAAGAGCTAGGGTTACCAGCAAAAGCTACAGACACTTACGCCAAAATACTAGATAGATTTAATTCAAAAACAGGTCTTGATAAAATAAATGCAGAATTAGAAAAACTAATGGGCATGATGAAAGACCAAAAGTTAAAAATTAAAGATAAAAAGACTTCTGACCTTAATTCAGACTACTTATCAAAACAATTATATAAACAAGCACAAAGTAAAAAACCTATCGAAAAAGATAGAGAAATGATGTTTAATATAATGTTCCAAATACAAGAAGAGAGTAAAGAAAAAGACTCTACAGATTATAAAATGGAAAATGGAGGTATTGTTGAATTAGCAAATAAGTATGGCATAAGCGAAGAAAAAGCAGCTAAATTATTAAAAGACTTACCTAAATACCAAACTGCAGGAAAGTTCAAAAAAACAATAACAGGAGAGAAAAAAACTGCACTAGGAGAAAATAAATTTAGTACTAGAAAAAGAGAGAAACAAAAAACAGGAGTAGAAGCTTATGGAGATGTAGAAAGTGCACAAGAAGCATTACAACAACTTTATAGAAACTTCCCAGATTTAGTTTACTCAGACGACACTCTTAAAGAGAATGTAGAGATTGATAATAGAGGTAATCTAAAGTTCAAAAATAATGTTAAGTTAAACACTCAACAAAAAGTAATAGGCTCACTTCAATCAAAAATGAATGATAGAATGGCGGCTTCTGCACAAAACATAATAAGTAACGCAAGTGTTTATGGAGAGGATGCTGTAAAACAAGCACAAGATTACTTGACTAATCAAACATTTAATGAAAAAGAAATAGCTAGAGGATTTGATTCAAAACTTGGACAATTTACATCAGGTAGATACTCTATGGGTATGAATCTAGTAACACCTGAAGATAAGAAGTTCTTAAATGATAACGGTATATTTACATTAAGACAATTAAAAACATCACCTCTAAGAGATAAATTGTCAACAGAGAGTTTAAAGAATGTTACAGATGTAGAAAAACAAGTTGGGGAAACTAACGCAGATTATGCAATTAATCAGTTTAATGTTAAACAAGAACCAATTAAAGAAACACCAAAAGATCCACCAGGTTTAGATTTAAGTAGAACTGTGAACTATGATTTTCTTAGTTTACCACAAAGAATCTACCAAACACCTACATTAAATCCAGCTTTAAAAGTTGCTACTAGGTTAAATAGAATAGAACCTAACTATATATCTCCAACACAAAAAATAATGGAGACAGATAGAGCAGTAGTAGCAGCACAACAGAATTTATCTGGAATGTCTGACGCACAAAGAGCAGCAGCAAATATAGGCCTAACAGCAAATCAAGGTGCAGCTGCAGGAAGTGCAATAACAGAGGCAAATAGATTCAATAATCAAGCACAAAATACAGCAGATATTTACAATGCTAAGATAGGTGATGCTGAACAAATGGCAGAAAACCAAAATGCATTGAGTTATGAAGCTAGAACATACAAAGGTTTAGCTAATTATGAAAACGATTGGCAAAATCTTAGAAACACTAGGTTTAATGATCAGTATACTAATTGGGACGCAGTAGCTAGTGCAAATGCACAAAACGCATTAAACAAACAAGTACAGCTACAAGGCGATGGTACATACAGGATAAATTATAAACCGGAAACGCAAAAAGATTATGCAGGACAAGTAGATAGCTTAATAAATCCATATGGTATAACTAACGTAAATGCTACGGAGGCAGAGAAAAAAGCTAAAGAAAAAACTACTGTAGGTAAGTTTGGTGGTAGATTTAAGAAGAAAAAATAATTTAATTAATTTGCAGGATACAAATAAAATTTGTAATTTTGCATAAATTATAAAGATAAAGATGGCAAACGCATATTCAACACCTATTAATTATGGTTCACCTATACCAATAGGGAACACAATAAAGTATTTAGGAGCTATACAAAGTAGCATGCAACAGAAGTTTGATATAAACTTAGCTAAAATGGACGAGCTTGTTGCAAAAATAACTAGCGTACCTCTGGTAAGACCCGAAGATAAAAAATACCTTGGAGAAAAACTCCAGGGGTTACTTGCTATGGTTGATGCTAATGCAAACGTAGACTTAACAGATAATGTGGTAGCTAGACAGATAACATCTTATATAGGATCAGCTATTGATGGAAAAGTAAGACAACAAATAGCAAACTCACAATCAATATATCAGTTTAACTCTGAAATAAAAGAAGTAAAAGAGAAAAAGCCTGAAAGTTACAATGCAGCAAACCATGCTTATGCTTTAAGCAAAGGGGGTTTTGATGCTTATATGGCAGGGGGTACAGATAACTTAGGTAGCCTAAGCTACTCTCCATATACAGACGTAACAAAAACAGCTTTGGATAAAATCAAAGAGTTAAAGGATCTAAGAGGAGAGCAAAAATTATCTATGCCAGATCCAAATAATCCTGGTCAGTTAATAGAAAGAACAATCAAAGGTTTGACACAAGAAGAGATATTCAAGTACATGCCTAATATACTAACATCTAAAGAAAACGAACAGCTAAAAATAAACGGCTGGGCAAAGTATAAAGATAATATAGAAGAGGCAAATAAATCTGTAGATATGTACAAAGAAGCCTCTTATAAGGATATTGATGCGAATATAAAAGCAGAAGGTATAGCTAAAGACAATACAGCTTTATCAGAATCAGATAGATCCGAAGCAAAAGCTAGATACGATGCTTATCAAGAACAAAGAAAAATTATGGACTCTACATTTTCAGGTCTAAAAAAAGACGACCCAGAGAGCCTAGGATATTTTTTAGAAAGAGAGTCTTGGAAAAGAGGTATAGCTGATATGGCACAAGCTAAGTGGTCTATAGAAACTAAAAAAGACGAATATTATTTCGCAAAACAAGACTTAGATTTAGACATACAAAAGAACCAAAGAGAAGACGAAGAACATAGAGCAAAAATGCAAAAAGAGTATGGGGCCAGTACACCTGGACAACCCGGTGCAGCAAATATGGCGGCTTACTCTGAGTCACCTATGGAAGGTGATCTAGCTGAAGACTTTGATCCTTTTGATAACTTAAAAAAGTTATATGAAAATACAAATAAAGAATTTAACACTACGATAAGTAGTGCTGTTAATAGTGATAAGACACCTATTGATGCTAAAAATCATTATGCTGAGGAGATGAAGAAAAGAGGTTACAATGCTAAAGGTCAAGTTATTAACAAAGACTTAGCAGCTAAAAACTCATTGTCTGCATCTATGCAATCAGCTTTTAATAACTCAGGTATGGCTAACATACACCCAGAGATAGCTAAAAAAGTTGCCAATTTAGATATAAAAAGAAGTGAGTACTCAAAAGAGTACAATAGTACAAAAACTAAAAGTCTAACTTCTGTATTTAATGAAGACCCAGACAAGTATATTACTTCATTAGAAGACGAAATGTCAACAGCAGGTAGAGACGGACAATCTGATTTATTTGAAGATCATGCAGCAGAAAGATGGGCAGCTTACCAGAAAGCAGATAAATTCTTAAAAGCCAATGGGGGTATAAAAAATATAAAATCGGTACTAGCAAAGGACAGTAAAAAACTAGAGGAGTTTGCTAACGTATTAAACGGGCTAACAACTCAAAACGTATACACTCTTACTACCAATTTTATAAGACAAGATTTAAAAAAGGACTCTTTAGAAAAAGCTAATGCAGATATAAAAGGCAGCTCTTCATATTTTAAAACACCAAATGTAAGCACAATATCAGGAAAAGCGGCTGTTGAAAGTGTTTTGAATAAGATACCACAAACAGAGGAAGGTAATATTTTTGATAAAGAAAAACCTATATCTTTTTATAAAAATAAAGATAACAGTATAACTATTACTCAAAATGCAGGTTTTTCAGATAATAAAGAAGGAGGATACTTCAAAAAGAAACCAACAGTTATAGTAGATTCTAAAGATGCAGCATACATAGAGTTATCAAAATATATCAATAGCAGCGATAGAGTAGATGCAGAAAACACTAATGTAAAAGTAAAACCTTTTACAAAACCTCAGTTTATAGAGATGTCAAAGAGAACTACTATAAATAAGATAGGTACTACTATAAACAACATGCCTGCTAATACACAAAGAGGTTTTGAAGTACCTCCTATAAACTACATAACAAAAAAAGGTGTAGAGGATGTTTTCAAAGGTACTTTATACAAGCAAATACCAGAAGAAAAAATAGACTCATTTACAGAATTATTAAGTAAAAACTTAGATGATTTTACAGTAGAAGCCAGCTCACAAGATGGTGGATGGACAACTACAGTAAAAGATAAAAATGGAGGAGTAGTTTGGGAAAAAGATTTAGGTATGAGATATTTAGAAGAAGATACATCTTATCTAATAAGATACCAACCTCAGATATTTATATCGGATGCTCTTTTAAAGAGTATAAAATACGAGCCAAAAAACATAGATAAGTACATAAAATTAATGCAGTAATATGGATTTTAACCCAGCAGAATTAGGGAGACAAGCAGTTGAATCCTCTTTAGGAAAAAGCCAAGATCCTCAAATTAATCAAGTAATGGACAGTATAAGAACCTCTTATACTACTGGCAAAAAGTTTACGCAAAATCCAGAATGGTTTACCCCAGACAACGGTCTTTGGGGTAACACTGGTATGCGTTCTGATTATAGAGGTTCTCTGGAAGAAAAGAACTATAACGTAGAGGAAGCTTATGGTAAATTAGGAGATGGAAGCTACATAGCAAGATTTCCAACATATAAAGCAGGAAGAGATAATGCAGAATATGCAGCAGCTAATCAAAGTACAAGTGAGAAATGGTTAAATGGTATAACTAAATTTGCTGGACAAGTAGGTACAGGAATAGTAGGAGGTACAATAGGAGTAGTAGACGGTATTTATGAAGGTATAAAAGAAGGAAGCTTTAGAGCAACTTATGATAATGATTTTTCAAACTACTTAGATGACTTAAATGAAAAATTAGACTACAAATTACCAAACTATGTTTCTCAAGAAGAGAGAGATATGGGGTTTTTTGAGTCAATGGGTACAGCAAATTTTTGGGCCAAGGACGTATTAGGTGGTGCTGCTTTTACAGTATCAGCGATAGGTTCAGAGGCTATATGGGCTTGGGCCACAGGAGGTATGTCTTTAGGGACAGCTGCTGCTAGATTAGCTCCAAAAGTTACTAGAATTTTAGGAGCAGAGGCAAAAATAGCTAAAGGATTAAAAGCATATGGGGAAATGTCTAAAGCTAAAGCTTTAGCATCACAGCCAATATTAAAAACTTACCTAAATGCAAAATTACCTACAAAAATGGCAACGGCTTTTGGTAAAGCAGGAGAGTTTGCTAACGTAGCTAGGTTTACATATACATCTGCAGGATTTGAAGCAGGTATGGAAGCTCGTAATTATATACGAGAAATGAAGGATAACTTTGAAGAAAGTTTTGAAACAAAAAACGGAAGAAAGCCTAGTGAAGAAGAGTTACAAGATTTCAACAATAATTTAACATCTTCTGCTAACTCTTTGTACGGATTCAACTTAGCAATTGTAGGCTCAAGTAATTTTATGACTATAGGTAGACTTTTTGATATGAAAAGCCCACTTTCAGCCTCATCTAAATGGGCTAATTCTAAGCTTTTTGGAATAGGGGTAGAAGAGTCAGCAGGTAAAATGGTAGCAAAAACAGCTAGCAAATTACAAAATGTAGCCAAATACTCTTGGGGTATTGGTAAAAGTCCACTTATAGAAGGAGTATGGGAAGAAGGTATGCAATCTGTTGGAACAAATACTGCTAAAAATTGGATAAACTCTACATATGACCCTAAGTATTTAGGTACAACTATGGATGTTGGAGATGCTTTTACACAAGGGTTATCTGACACTTATGGTACCAAAGAGGGGATGAAAGAAGTTGGTATCGGTATGATTGTAGGTTTACTTACAGGTACTGGTATTAATATGAAAACTTATGGTAGTTTAAAAGGTGAATTAAAAGGGGAAGAAATAAAAGCAAACCAAGTAGTAGACTTTTATGATAAGTACTATTCACCTAACAACATGGCTGAAACATTAGCCTACTCTGGTAGAGTACAAGCTGCTAACCAAAGTGCAGACAAAGCTGCAAAAAAAGGAGATTTTACAGGAGGGGAATTAGCTAGACAATCAGCAATTATCGCTCAAGCCTCGCATGCACTTAACCTAGATTATCTAGATGAAAGTATGGAAAGAACAGAAACTGGTATTAGAAATATTGGTAATGATGTTCTTATGAAAGAGTACGGAGTTGATGAAAAAGGGGCAGAAGATATAAAAGAAAAGTTAGTAAAGGAGTATAAATCTACAGCTAAATCTTACGAGAAAAATAGAAATTATACCGAGTATATATTAGGTAAAGATTTTACAAAAAATGAAAAAGAAGAGTTCAAAGACTTAGGTCTTAATATGAGCCAAGTAAAAGATGCTGTTGCTTATGAATTAACTCTTGGAGAAAAAGTACATGACTTTTCTAACGACTTATTAACAGCTATAAAACAGAAGACTGGAGAGACTATTTTAGGTCAAGAGATGTCTGACACTCTTAACATAGAAGATATTCTTTTAAAAGCCAGTAAGGATACTAAAAAAGAAGCTACAAAGAAAGAGAAAGAATTAAAAGTTCTAGATAGAGAAAAAGAAACTCTAGAAAGAGAATATAAAGAAGTAGAGAAGACACTTTTTGGAACAGTGGATACAGATGCCAAAAAAGAATTTTTATCAAAAGCTGATGGTATAAGATCTAGAATATCTGAGATAGATAAAAACATAGAGTCCTTAACAAAAGAATATACAATGCTGATAAAAACAGCCAACATGAAAAACCCATTTGGTAAGAATGTTGATGATGTTTTGATTAGTGCACAAAGTATAAGAAATAGAGAAAGAACTTTAAAACAAGTAAGAGAACTAGCCGCATCATTTAGTGAAGTAGACCCACAAAAAGGGGCCCAATTACAAAAATTAATAAGCGAGTACGGTAAGTCAATAACTGCCTTTAAAAGATACGCAGACTTATCTAGACAACTTTCTGATACAACATTAGGAGCTAGAGGAAGAAGAAACATTGTATCAGAACTAGGAAGAGGCAAGAACTCTACCGACATAACTGTAGAATTTTTAAGAGGGCTATCAGAAAGCTCTATAGAAAGAGCAGAAGATACAATAGTACAAGGGTTAGAGAATTTAGAACCAGTAAAAGAAGTTATTGATAACGAAAAAGGTGCTAAAATAAATAAGCCTACAATAGAAGAAAAAGAAGCTAAAAAACAAGCAGAAATACAAAAAGTAAATGATGAGTATGATTCTAAAATATCAAACTCTGATACCCCAAGTACATCTATACAAAATATAGAAGACTTTAACAAGTTATCAAAAGAAGAAAAAGATAATCTCAAGAAAGAATTAAAAGATAGAATCGAAAGTTTACCAGACGACTTCTTCTTTTTATCACATCTTACAACATCTGAAGTAACACTAGAAGGGATACTTAAAACAGGTCTTAATACAGGACCTTCGGCAGAAGGGACCACAAATGTAAATACTACAAAAGAGGGTTTATATAATTCAATAGAGGCTTTAATAGACGGTAAAATAAATCATAGAGGAGCTACCAAGTTAGTAATAATGGGTTTCCCAAATAGTATAAATACTCAAAATCTTAATATAAATAAGTATTTTGGAGATATTGTGATGGAACATATAATGGCAGTTAGCCCAAATGATGCAGGTATAAGAATACCACCATCATTTAATTTAGCTACTTTCTCAAACGGTAGGATGAATCTTGTTGGTGGAAATAGTTCTAATAGTACAGAAAGCCTTGAAAAAGAAAGAAAAGCTAAGTTAGACGCTATTGAAAAGAAATATGCACCTAAAAATGGTCAGACAACCAAAAAAGAAGTTCGAAAGAAGACTATAAAAGAAACTGTTGTAGACATGATCAAAAACAGTCCATACCTTTTAGACTATTATGGTACAGATGTACCTGTTATGATGACAGAGGAAGAGTTAGATGAGTACGAAGACTTAGCAATAAGAGCTTTAGCAGACCCTAAGATTGACAATAAAACAATATCTTTTAAAAGCCCTTATACTTGGAATAGGCTAACACCAACTACAAGACCTTCTTTGAAAAAAGCAGAGATAAAAAGATTACAAGAGCTTAACGAAAGATTAGCTAATTGGAGGTTACTAGAAAATGTAGCTAATGATACTGGTATATCTATAAGTGATATGTTATTACAAGATATTATAGTAAATCAGTTTGTAGACCCTAAGATAAATAGTGAACTTACTGAAACAGAGATTGTAAATATATCCAAGAAAGAGCCAAAAGAAACCGATTCAGGGGAAGCTATTAGAAATGAAGAAGTATTACAAGTTTACCAAAATGTATTTATAAACAGAAATAAATTTGGAACTACAATATCTCATTTGACACTTCCTGGCTTATTGTCAAGAGTGGATTTAGCAGATACAGTAGCTTTTGTACAAACAGAAGTTGTTAATAATAAAACAGTAACTGTACCAAACACAGCAAAAGACATATCAATACAAGAAGTTGCTGAAAATGTTAAGTACGGTGCTACATTTGTCTTAACATTCAGAGACGGTAATACAGCTACTATAATTATAGATAAAGGTGGAAGCCTAACTATAAAAAAAGGATCAGAGGTTGAGCAAGTATTAAGAGAGGCTAACATGGGTTACATGGAAAACTCTTTTACTAAAGATTCAGGGTATTCGCCAGTTTATAGCAATGAAACGGGGGAGATAATGGAGACAGACTTTAAAGACTCTAGTGATTATTCACCTATGGAGCTTTACAACATGGTACCTGGAGACACTGTAACCTTTAGTCTAGATTTGACCGATGAGTATAATCAAAAGATAATTCTAGAATACCAAGAGGCTATACAAGATCTTGAAGACAGAGATGTAATGATAGACCAAGATGGTAAAATGTCTCCGGAAGTTCTAAAGATAGAAAAATTATTATCAGACCAACTTAAGATTAACGTATCAGATGTTAGAGGTAGAAAATTTGGTGATCTAAAAGCTAACTACAATACTAGCCAAAGCTCAGAGTTCTTACTTATTAGAGAAGAGGCTTTAAAAATAGTAAAAGAGAAAGGATTAGGAACTGAAGCAGATATAGACATACAATTACCAAAAGAAAGTTTTATTAAACATGTCTTTTTAGGTGTACCAAACTTTAATATGGAAGGTGGTACTATAAAGTATTTTGATATTTCTCCAAAAGCTGTTGTTGACTACGGTTATATACAAGATGGAAAATTAGTACTTAAAGGTAACACTAAAAATGTAAGAAAAGATTACATAAGTAATCACCTTAACAAAACTGGGTTACCAGTAATTATATTTAATCAAGGTAAATACTTAGTAGCTTTCCCAATACAATTAAAAGAGTTGGCATCAAATGCAGGGGACACAGCAGTACAAAAGTTAATGGAGACTGAAAATTTAGGATCTGCAGTTTTAGAGTTCAATCAAACTTTAGCAGTAAATGGACTATCTCCAGCCTCTTATAATTTATACCATGTTGGAGAAGACGCACAGACTTTAGTTGACATGAATGGGAATTTTTCTGAACCGTTACTAAGAGCAATAAGTGACCTAAATAAAGTAAAACAAACAGTAGATGTATCTACATGGATGTCAACAGAACACACAAAAGAGAATTTAGTATCAGAAGCTTCTTTAGCGATAGACATAGAAAACAATCCACTATCTTCACCTAAGCCAATCATAAACTTAGACAAAATGGTAGAAATAAAAAGGGATTGGTACTCAGATGCTATAGCTACTGGAAACCTAAGCTTAGAAAAAGCAACAGAGATCTTTAATAAGATGATGTTACTTGATGAAGCTCTTACAACACAAGAGTCTGATTTATCAGATCACCCTTTAGTACAATCCTTAATAGATGAGTATTTTAGACTAAATACAGATCAACAATCTGATGTTGATGATGCTAAAAATGAACCTTGTTAATAAAAATAGTTAACAAATTTGGTTTTTACAAAAAAAAGTACTAATTTTGCATAAAATAAACTAAGAAAAATGAGCTTAAAATGTAGAATTTATAAAGACGAGAATGGGGATATTGATTTTGTGGAAGCTGCAAATGGCAGTAGAAGTAAATTATTTGATACATTAGTGAATATAACAGGCGGTAATAAAAAGACCGCCTTAAATCTTTATGCCTTGACTGAAGTTGAAGACTTCAAGGATATGGTGAAAGCAAAAGTTACATCTATAAAAAATAGAGTAAACAATTTAGTTAAATCTGAAAAAGATTTAGCAACAAATCTAGACGCTGTAAAGTTTAGTAGAATAGCTCCAGATAGTACTTACTTTTCAAATGCTTTGTCTGCTATCAACAATTTGACTGACTTAAATCCCAAAAACACACAAGGTTGGTTAAAACAGCTTACAGACACACAAAAGAATGGTGGAGTAAAAAATGTAAATCAAGAACTTGAGTGGATAGGACTTGCAGATTATTTAAACAGCTATGTAGCAGAAAACAATACTAGAGCAGGTAACATACCAGCTTCTGTTGTAGAAGATTATATTAAATCAAATCAAATTAGCATTGTTGATGTTAGTAAGGGTAAGCCTGAAATAGACATTAATGACTTAGACGCAGAGTTTGACGGTAATGGGTTTAACATAAAGTACTCCGGCCAAGGTAATTTAATTATGCCTTATATAACACTAGACCAAATAGGTTTAACAGATGAAGATACTTTTGATGAAAACTTTGATTATTATAGTGCACAAGAAAATGCAAAAAAAGCAGCAATTGAAGAAGTATTAGACAGAGAAGATGGAGATGTAAAATACCAAGGTTATCAACTAAAGGGGGGAGAAAACTATAGAGAGATATTATTGACGATGCCAGACACTAAATTAAATTCTGCAATTGAGCAATATAAATCAATAAAAATATCTGAAAAAAAACTTATACTAAGTATACCCTTTGGGCAGGCACCAACCCAGGAACAAAGAGAAGAACATGCAAGAATAAGAACAGAAATAGAAAAAATAAACCAGATTTTTGGAGATAAAGTAGCTATCGGAAATAACTTAACACCTTATATTAAGGAAGAGTATAAATCATCTCATTGGGATGAAGGTAATATTTTGGCTCACATAAGGTTAAACGAGAAAGGTTTACCAAATGGTGATAAAGTTTTGGTAGTAAATGAGATACAATCTGATTGGGCACAAGCTGGTCGTAAGATAGGTTTTACTGATAGAAAATTACAAATTAAAAATGATATAGCATTAGCTAAATATAAAGCTTTAACAGAGGAGCTTTTAAAGATTAAAGAAGAGAAAAAAATAGATAAGGATGCTTATCAGAGAGTTATTTATAATGATGGTAAAGGCTATACTACAAATATTGATGAGTATGGAAATGTAACTATAGCTAAATCTGTAAACTCTTTTGGTAAAAAGTTAGGTGATTCTACAGGAGTAGAAGCAGTAAAAGAGAACAATGGAGATTATAGAATATATGTTGATGGACAAGTATCAGGACAAAATAACTACTATGGCTCTAAAGAGGTTGCTGATACAACTATAGAAAGAAGAGCAAACGAATTAGATTTTAGAAAAAGTCTTGAAAATACTATTGGGGTAGAAGATCTACCAAGTGTTGAACAAGAAGGTTTTAGAGTAATACAAGACTACTACTCAAAAGTAACACCTTTAGAAAGACAAATAGCTGCTGCAAAAAGAGATATTATTGATATTGATCAGTCTGGCTTACAAGAAATGCCTTATAAAAATACTGATCAATGGGTTGGCTTAGCTACAAGACGTGTTTTACAAATGGCAGCACAAGAGGGGTACAGTGGTGTAGCTTTTGCTACAGGACAGCAATCTTCTAGTATGTATAGTTTATCTAATCAAGTAGATGCTATAGAGATAAGCTATGCTGGAAGTAGTTTGTTTAAATATAATGCCGAGGTAAAAAAAGACGGTAAAATTTTAAGTGCAAAAGGTGTAAGAGATGATGCAGAATTAGAATCTTTTTTTGGGAAAGAGTTTGCAAAAAAAGTAGTAAATGACTTAGATGAAATAAGAGACTTAAAGTCAACTGGTCAAGGTAAAGAGTACTCAGGCTTAGACCTAGAAGTAGGTGGAGAAGGTATGAAATCTTTCTATGACAATATTGTAACAAAAGTAGCACAAAAAGAAGCTCAAAGATTTGACAAAGATGCTAAATTAGAAACAGTTAACTTTGCAGAAAAATCTAATGTAGAAATTACAGAAGAAGAGGATGGATTTGTTTTAAGAGTTAATGGAGAATTTGTAGAGTATGTTGATGAAGAAACACTATCTAATTCAGACTTAGATAACACAGCAGGGGGAGCTAGAAAGTATTTTGAAAAATATGTACCACAAGAAATAAACGCAGACAAACTGACTTTAGCAGAACAGCCTTATATTGAGATAACAAATAAGATGCGTTCTGAGTTAAAGTCGTCTATACCTATGTTTTCTAAAAGCTTGAGTGAGACTTCTAAGAATGAGATAACACAAGAGATTATATCTAAGCTAGAACTAAGTGGGTTAGCTAATAATGTATTCCAAATGACTAACTCTCAGATAGAGGCTAAGTTAGTAAACCTTGGTTTAGATTCAAAAATAGCTAAGCAAGTAACTATGTCACAAGAAGATGTAGACTCTTTATTTTTTAACACAGAAGAAGACTTCTGGGAAGTTAATTTAGTGGATGGTTCATATTTAGAGGTATACTTATCAGAAAACTCAACAGAACAAGAAGTAAAAGAAGAAGCAGCAGCTTTAATAAGAGAATATAAAATAGAATCTTTACCTGCAGTATACAGAGGCATAAATGGAGAGTTTGATTCAAACTATAAAGGTACACAATACTTTGCTGTACAAAAAAAATATGCCGGAGTTTTTGGTAGAAATATAGAAGAATTTAAAATCAAAAGCCCAGATATTTTAGACCTAGATAATTGGAATAAAAGATGGGGAGTAGAAAAAGTAGGTTTTGGCCAAGGTTTATTAACAGTTCACCAAGACAATCTATCTGATTTAAAAGAGTGGAAAACTAGAATTAGATACTCTTTACTAGCAGAAGGAATAGAATTACCTAAAGAAGAACTTGACGCTTTTATAAAAGAAGTAGAAAATGCAAAAATTATAAAAGGAGAAGATATAGGTAACAAAGGACAAATTGTATTTGCAATAAAAGATAAAACTTTAGTTGAGCCTATAAACAAAGATATTAAATTTAGCAAACAGTTATTAGAAAAAGGTATAAAACTAAGTACTGCAGGTTTTACTTATAGAGGAGATGTGTACTTGAACAACGATGTAATGGGGTTAGATACACCAATACATGAATTTGGACATTTACATCTAGATTGGCTAAAAGAAAACAGAGAAGACATATATAAATCTGGACTATCTCTTGTTGAAAAAAATAAAGAAGAAGCTCAACAATACATAGATATTGTAAAAAACACACAACCAGATCTAGAAGAAGGTTCAGAAGAGTTTAATAATGAAGTCCTTGCACAAGTAATAGGTGATCAAGGGGCTAAATTATTGTTAAGCAATAAAAAAGGAAGCTTAAGCGAGTGGTTAAAAAGTGTTTGGGGTGCTATAAAAGCAGCAGTTGGGTTATCAAACTACACAGCTGAACAAGTATCAGCAATGACACTAGCAGAGTTTGGATCAGCATCTGCCACTGAATTATTATCTGGATCCAGAATGCAAAAAAATCTAGGTATAGATAGTACTTATCTTAGGTATAAATATGACGTAAACCAAGTAGCAAGAGATAGATTTGATATACCAAACTTAGTAAAGTTATCTCAAGGCTCTGACAGAGTTGTTTTTGATTTAGGTGAGGGTAAGGTGCTAAAAGTAGCAAATAATGCCAGAGGACTAGCTCAAAACATGCAAGAAGGTAATGAAGAGCTTATAAGTAAAGGTGTCCTTCCACAAGTTTATGAAACTGGCCTTAATTATGTTATAGCTGAAAAGTTAACTCAACTTGAACCAAATGATCAAATTCCTATATACAACATAGTGAATGGTGAACAATATGGTACAGAAGATGCAGAGGTAATGCTTATGGAACTATACAGATATAGTCAAGCAGACTTTGATACTAAAAACCCAGACTTGGTTGAAGTACTTAAAAACTATGGATTAGAAGAGTATTTAAACTACGACATAATCTATGGTGATTTAGGAGATATTGCTAATTGGGGCATAAAAGACGGAAAACCTGTGCATTTAGATGCCGGAACTTTTGGTGGTATGAATATCATACGTGCTTATGCAAGAGTCAAAAATATGTATTTTGGAGACTTTAGAGAAGTATATGAGAAAAGCCAAGAAGCCAAAAAGAGATTTAATGATTCTGACAGCTATGTAAACTTTTCTATAGTAGATGGTAATAAGTTATTTAATGCACCTTTAGAGGACGCATCAAAAATAGCTGATGAATACATGTTAGAGAAAGGTATAAGCATTGATGCAATAGAACCGATAAAGGAATTAAATAAAGAAAATAGCAAAAGTATAGCAGCTGAGTTTGATAAGATGCAACCTACACCAAACGATACTAAAACAAAAGCGGCTTACAAAGCTATGGTAAAAGAGACTGTAGACCAGTATAAAAAAATACTAAGCTATGGTTACAAACCAGAGATAAATAATTCGGAGCCGTATGAAAACTCTGCCGACATGATAGCTGACTTACGTGGTAATAAGCGTATGAAGATTTTCTCAACGGAGTCTGGATTTGGGGATGAGGCTATAACAGCTCAACAAAGAAAAGACAACCCACTTTTACAAAAGACTAAGTTTAAAGATGTAAATGGGGAGCCTTTATTAGCAAATGACATATTTAGATTTGTACACGATTTCTTTGGGCATGCTAAATTTGGAAATGGTTTTGGTGCATTAGGAGAAGAAAACGCATGGAATATACACTCTAGAATGTACTCTCCATTAGCTAGACTTGCCATGACAACTGAGACTAGAGGTCAAAACTCTTGGGTTAATTTCTCTGGAGTAAACGACAAAGCTTTCGAATTAAGAGATAAAGCTAGAGTACTTAGAAGAAATGGTGATACAGAGGGAGCTAAAATCTTGACTAACCAAGTATATGATATGATGAGTTTTGCAGAACAAAAAGTAGGATTATTACCTTCTTGGGTCTCTGAACTAAACATAAAAAGTGCTGGAGAAAGAATGGTTGCAGATGTAAATGGAAGTAAAGTTTATTTTAGAAATGAAGTAAACCCAATTACTGAAAAACCTACTGGCAAAATAGAAATGGAATTGGTAGAAACACCAGAAGAATTTAGAGGCCAGGGTAGAGCAAGAGAAGCTTTTAATACAGCTTTAAAATACACAGACTCAATAGGTAAAAGTACAGTATTGACTATTTCTAGTAGAGATAAAAACACTACTAATGCCGGACTTGAAAAGTTCTACACATCACTTGGGTATAAAAAGACATCTGATTTTGAAATGCAAAGACCAGCGAGAAAGCTTGCACCAAATGGTTATGATGAAAACGGAGAGCCTTCGATTAAAGATTTGATGCAATTTAAAAATAATTCTACAGAGTCTTTATCATTAGAGGACCAAGTTGTTGCAAGAAATGCAGCTATGGCACTTGGAGTAAACTCTTCATCGGAGCTTTTAGAAAAATTAGAAAGTGCTATTACAAAATCTGGTATTATATCTTTTAATTTAGTATCTTTACAAAGAGGTGGGGTGTTTAATAAGTATGAGGCAACAAAAATAATGAGCTCATTAGACTTACAAAGAAGTATAAAAGAAGCTTATTTAAAATTAAAAAATACAGAACCTTTTGAGATAGAATACAATAAAAACTTTATAACACTTACTGGAACAAGCTTAAACATATTTGGAAAACAAGAAATAGCAAACCCATTTATAGTTGAAGCAGAGTTAGCTAGAGATATAGCTGGTATTTCTGAAGAAGAGATCTCAGATAATTTGTTACCAGATCTTAGCAATAAATATGCAAAAGACTCTAACTTTAAATCTTCAGTAGATAATATAGCTAAGAATCATAAATTAGTTAATATAAAGGTTACAAAAGACGGGGTGTTAGTTGATAAGGCAGAAGACATAGAAAACATTGTAGCTAATACATTGATTGACGAAGAAAATTCTAAATTATCTGAGGAAATTAGATATATAAACGAAGAGTTTTCTGAAGAAGTTTGGGACGAAAACCCTAATGCAGTAGTAAAATTATTAGCCTCTATTAAAAAGAAAGCTATGACAAACGGTATTGACCTAAGAGACATTCCTACTAAAGTGTTATCTCATAGTAGAGAAGATATACTTGCGTTTTTAGACGCTATGGAAAATCTACTAGAAACAGGACCAACTGAGGAAAATATAATTAACTACTCTACTATTTATAAAGAGTTATTTGATACAAGCACAGAAGAATCAGCTGTAATAGAAACAGATAATGAATTTGATACAGTTGTTGAATCAGATATGTCGGAGTATCAAATGTTTGATAATTTTGGTTTAGTCAAAAAGCAAGGGGATATTTATAGACAAACAGAGGAGCAGAGCTTAGAGGAGCTTTACGATACAATGCTAGAGTATCCTGAAATGTTACCAGATGAAGTAGCTAATATTGAAGACTTAAGAAGCTTTGTAGAAAAAGAAGTAACAAATCTTGAAGTAGCAGATTACGAAGTAGACCCTGATAAGCTGGCTAAGATATATTTGTATAAAAAGTTCTTTGGCTTCCCATTAGTAGTGACTCCTATAAAAGTATCAACAGATAGTTTAGGTAGTGTAATATCTAGCCCAGAGTATTTGGTTACAGAGTTTGTAAAAGACTTCAATAGATTTATACTAGAGACAAACAATAAGTACTTCAAGGTTACAGGAAAAGGAATAGAATTAGTAGAAAAAGACCCTTTATCTAAAGAGGAAGCAATAATGTCTATCCCATTAGAATTTGAAAAAGACTTGGCAGACTACGATGCAATATCTAAGAATTTGAATTTAGGAATGACATCAGAAGAGTTAGTATTTGAAGACTATGACAGCCAAACAAGCCAAAGAGAGTTTTTTGCAAATAATCCTGAAAGTGCTAAGAAAATATCCGGAGATTACAGATACATAGAAGATGGGGTATTAGCTGTAAAGAATGAAACAGATACATTTGTAAGAACAACACAAGGGGTTTTTGAAATGATATACGAAGCAGGGAACGTTAAGTTTTACAACAAACTGCCTTCAGTAGACCCTAACTTTAAACTAACTGGTATAGAAAAACCTTTGTCAGATGTAAACTTTAACAAGTACCAATACCTGGAAAATAGCCCAGAGGTGTTTAAGACATCAAAAAATTACTATTCTAAAGAAGAATTAAAACAGATAGACGATGAATATTTCAACTGTCAATAATAAGAAAAGGCTGCTGAAAAGTAGCCTTAACTTTTTAATGTATTTGGATATGACAAATAAAAATACTAATTTTGCATTATAATAATAAAAAAATATGAGCTGTACGATTAATTATAATAAAAACGGTAGTATAAAAAACGTTTTTGACCTAGAAGGTAAAGAAAGTAGACTATTCAAACAAATAGCTAGACTTCCACATGTAGAAAGTTTAGAAGAAGCTTTGTCTATTTTTAAAAATGTTTATTCAGAAAAAATAAACGACCAAAGCCCTATCACTTTTATTTCTGATAAAGGTGTGACGTTCAATTCTTACAAAGAAGCTTTACAGAACTCAGCAGGAGGGGATATACAGATAGGTATGGGTATTGAAAACACGTTTAAAAACCTAGTTTCAGTGTCTTCAAACACAAACCCGGCTAGCTATGAAGGGTTTATAAACAACATGATCAAAAGTGATATTCTTTCTGATCAAAAAATAATAGAAAATGGAAAAACTTACCACCAAGCAGCTGGTAACCATGGGCCATTACAAATAGTAAATGAACAGATCATAAAGGAGGAAGCCAAAACCAACCTAAACAGAAAGAACTTTAAGATCTACAAAGACGGTAGAATTGAATTACTGAACAACAAGAATAAAGTACAAGTAGGTAATAAATCAATGTCTTTAGAAGACTTCAGGGCTACTACTCTAAGAGAGTTAGAAAAGTCTGTTAGTAAAGATGAAGCTGTAGAGCTTATGATAAACAATGCAGTAAAAGATGCATTACCATCAGGTATCTCAACAGAGTCTTTGAACACTAATGAAGAGTCTTTAAAAATGAATCTTTTGGATCTTTTAAACAGTATGGGTGTCAAGGTGACATCTATAAACAGCTACATAAATAGCTATAATATTAGAAATGGTGTTGATCCATCAGCTCAAGCATTATTAGATGTATCTAGACAAGTAATTGCATTCAAAGATGGTCTGATGACTATTGATGGATTAGCAGAAGAGACTTCACACTTCATAGTTGAAACTTGGGATGATGCTGAGATAGAGGGCCTATTAAGAAATATAAACAAAACCAGTTCTTATGTAGAATTTTCACAATCTTATAGAGAATTGTACACAAGAGAAAACCCAAGTATGTCTACTGAACAAGTTGAAAACTTAGTTAGAAGAGAGATATTAGGTAAAGAACTGGCAAAAGCTATACAAGAAAGATTTAATACAGAGGGTAAAACAGAAATACACAAAACAATAATAGAAAGAATTTTTGAGCTTTTAGGTAAGTTTTTTAATTCTGTAGTTGTAAAGGATACATTCTATACTGACTTAGAGGCACTAACGGTAAAAGTAGAGGACTTGCTATTAACCAAAGATGTAAATAAGTATTTAAACTTAGACAAAACTAAAACTAAGACTTTTAGAATGTATCAGCAACAAGCAAGCGGAAACGTGGTTCTTGATACTAAGAATGTTATTGTAAAAAGACTGGTAAAATCATTACTTGACCAAGAAAGAAGTCTTAGAAATGCCGGTAGAGGATCTGCAGCTAGTATACAGATGTTAAACTCAGCATTAGATAAAGCTATTACAAAAAGCTCAATACTTGACTTAATATCTTTAGCAAAAAGACAAGCAGACTATGTATCTACAGCTATTGAAACATCTAAAAGAAGAGGTGAGACTTTATCTAATGAAGAGGGTATTGTATTACAAGGCTTGAAAGATAACATTGTACCAGTATTATCTAGATTAGTAGCCCTATCAAAAGAGGATGCAGATTTAGCAGATATTGTAAATGATATTAACGCAGTTGTTGTAAAAGTATCAGCTGTAACCGGGGCTGCAGATAACGTACAAAATGATGTACTAGACAGAATCATAGACAGGTTAATGATAAGACACAGTTTTGATGACGAAGTTAGACAAAAACTAAGAGATGCAGTTACTACTGCTACTAGAGATACACAATTATTTTATTCAGCATTTGGTCAAATCACACATGCACATGATCCACTACTTAATATTTTAGGGAGTGTTATTGCAGATATGACTCTAGATGCAGAACAAAGCTATTTAGTAAGAGCAAAACAGTTTCAAGATACAATTCGTAAACTTGGTTTTACAGAAGCTGACCTACCTAAATTTATGGAAAAAGGAGGTTATGTAACAAGTTTATATGATTTTAACGCTTTTGAAAAAGACATTACAGATATAAAGTTACAAGCTTATAAGATTCATAGCGGTACAGCAATGTCTGACGAAGATATAATAAAGGGTATAAAAAGCTACGACTTACCAAAAATAACAGATGAGGCAGCAGAAAAAGCTTATGAAAAAGAAGTTAATGATGCAGTTAATTCAAGAGTGGAGAGAAGTTTTACAGAAGATTATTATCAAAATAGAGATGATAAATATGAAAAACTTGGAATAAGTGACACTACTAAAACAGAGCTTAGACTATTGTCTACAGACTTAGGTAGTCTTATGTCTAGAGTTAAAAATGAAAAAGGTTTACCAAGGTACACATCTCAAGATAAGTATGAATTAGATGCTATAAACTTAAAAAGAAAAAGTTTAAAATCTTTATTCGAAAGTTTTGGGGATATTAAAACAGGTCTAAAACCAGTTGAAAACCCATCTGAAAACTCTATAGAAGTATCTGGAATATACTATGAACTTCAAGGAGTTGTAAGTGAGGAGGCTAAGATAGCTTTTGAAATAAATAAATTAGACCAAGCTTTTTTAGCTGAGAAGCAAGAAGAGGCAAGACTTTCTGGTGGGCAAAAAATAGATATTGAAAAACTTGCACCTAAATTTCTAGAAGAGCTTCAAAAGATTGAATTAGAAGAAGGTAGAGAAGCAGCAGTTGAATTTTTTATATTAAACTCAAGCGTAGGTTTTTCTAATGATTTCTGGAATAACTTTGATGTATCAGAAAGCATGATGACTTATATAGATTCATATAGCCAAGACCCAAATTCAGAGCAAGCTTGGATAGAGAAAATAAAATCTTATAAAGACAAACTACAATCTAGAAAATCTATATTAAAACAATACCAAGACTCTAGAAACTTTACTAACACGATGGCTGAAGAAATGTCAACGCAACAAAGAAGTAAAGTTATAGAATTATCTGAAGAAATAGACAGAATGGCCGTAGAGCTATACACTATATTTAAAGATAAAGTTAGTCTAGGTACAGAGGAGAATAGAGTTTCTGAGTCTACGCCTAATCAGTCTTACTACGATATGTTAGCTGACGCAAGAATAACAACTGCTGAAGGCAAATACAAATTTGCTCTTGAAAATATGACAGTTGAAAATGCTAAGAAAGCAAGACAATTTTCAGACGCTTTAGATGATGTATTAAAAGGGTTAAGAGTATCAGAGGGACACAAAGCATTAATACTAAGAACTGTGGGGATAAACGAATTGTCTGAATTAAATAAGGATGATATTCCAGCAGCAAAATTAAAATATGCAGAGACAAAATTAGCACCTTATTATAAAGCATTTGCCCCAGTAGGTTTACAAAACTTTTACGACCAATTAAAAAATGGAAATCAGAATGTGTATACATTAGTAACAGAGCTAAACAAAAGAAGAGATGTAAAAGTTAGTAATAATTTTTCTTACTACGAAATGGGGGAAATTAAGTTTAAGAACCCAAATTACAAAGAGGATTTTGAAGGTGGTTCTAAACAACCTAAACTTAGTAAGTACTTGAATAAAAACTTCGTAGACCTTTTTAGACCTGTGTTAGACGCTGACAATAACCCTATATTAGATAATGAAGGCAATATTCAAGCTACAACTAATCAAAAACTATTTAGTTTGTACAAGGAATACATGGAGTTCCAAAGAGAAAGTTTAAGATCTTATGGGGAACTAGGTACACACAACTTATACTTAGCACCACAAGTTTCAAAAACCGGCCTAGAAAAAGCTAATGATTTAATAAAAGGTAAAAGAGGGACTATAAAAGAGTGGTGGAGAGATGCTGTTAGATTTAGAGTAGATGAGCAAGCATTTGGTGAAGAAGTAGAGGGAGAGGCTTTAGTAAAAGCAACAAACATGAAAATTATACCGAAGTACTTTTTGAAAAAATTAGAAGAAGAAACAGACGTATCTACAGATTTATTCTATAGCTCTATGTTATTTGCACAACAATCTCAGTTATATAAAGCTAGAAAAGAAAGATTCTCTGAGTTTGCTACACTTAATGATTTAGTTTTAAAGAGAGCTTATCCAGAAGGTAAAGATGCTACATCTACAAACACTTACAAAATGTTTCAATCTTACTACGACCATAATTTATTTGGTATAAAAGAAAGAAAAAACTGGAGAGTAACTGTACCAGTACTAGGGCAAATTGATGTAACTAAGATAATAAATATGTTGCATAAACTTATTAGAGATAACTCTCTTGCATTGAATGTTGTAGTACCAGTTACTTCATGGCTTACAGCTGAGGCATCTATGATTATAGAAAAATATGTTGGTCAGTATGTAGATTCTGGATCTATGAATTTAGCTTCAAAAGAGTTTAGAAAGATAGCTTTTCCTGCAATGAAGGAAAGTTTAGAAATAGACTCAAAATCTAAGCTATCTATATATGGAGAATATTTTGGTGTATTTGATTTAAGTAATAAATTTGAAAACTCTATGTACTCAAAAGGGCCTAGAGTATTAGCTAAATCAAAGTATATACTACACACAGCAGGTAACTTTGCACCTTTGTCTAAAGCAATGCTTTCTCAGTTATATGGATTTAGAATATATGAAGGTAAATTAGTAGATTCTAAAAAATTTGAATCCTTATATAAAACAGTAAATCCGTCAGCTACTAAAAAAGACCTGGCAAATCAATGGGACTTACTTAGAGATAAAACCCTGTACAACTACATGTCACCAAAAGACGGAACAGTAGCTTATGACTATGATAGTTTAGCTAGAGATATGGGTAGAACTAACGATGAGCAGTTTCAAAAAGATTTTAGAAACATTGAGATTGGGGTTATAACTAAATTAAAGAAAGTTGTAGAAAGAATTGATGGTATGATTACCAACGAGGAAAGAACCTCTATGCAAAGAGACGTACTAGGTAGATTTGCAATGACACACAAAGGGTGGTTAGCTATATCTGCAGCAAATAGGTTCAAGAGAAGACACTTAAACCTACAAACCGGTCAAATGGAAGAGGGTACTTACTTCTCAGTTTATAACTTTTTTGTACAAAATTTTAACAACGGTTTACAAAAAGGAGGTATGAAATCTGCATTAGGTGAACTAAAAAGCCAGTACTTAAATGGTGATGATGTACAAAGAGAAAACATCAGGAGAGTAATGGTTGATTTTGCATTCCTTTCAGTATTGTTTTTATTAACAATTGGAGTTGGACACTGGGCAGATGATGAAGAAGATATGTGGGCAGCACAATTTGCGGCTTATATGTTAGAAAGGGTAACCACAGAAACATCTTCAACACAGTTTGGGGTAATTGGTGAATTTTATAGTTCTGTAAAAGAGCCTCTAGTAGGAGTACAAAAATTAGAAAACTTATTTAACATCACCAGAGCATTCGACACAGAAGTAGAAGATAGAGGTAGGTTTAAAGGTATGACAAAACAACAAATATACTTCTTGAAGAACGTTACTGGAGCAAAACCTACATTTGATTTATGGAATGCCGGTAACCTTAAATCTTTGAGAGATACATATGACTACTATAATAAAGATGAGTCATTAATACCAATAGCTATCCTTATAGATGAAAATGATCTAAAAGAAGGAGGCTGGGCAGAAATATCAGAAGAAGAATAATAAATTAAAAAACCCCCAAGGACAAAATCCAAGGGGGTATTTTTTTACAATAAACTAAAATAAATGTGTTAGTCTGGCAATCTGACCATGTAATGGGTGATGTATATAGCCTTCAATCGCCTTTGGGGCGTGCTGGTATTGATTTCTGTGGTGCCAGGAGTCTGTACCCGATGGGCTTCTCAAAGCTTCTACACATACACTCATATAATCTTTACTGATCTTATGGTGAAAATGGTGTATATAAATATACCTATGTTTACAAGCACCCCAATCTGGACTTTCATGAGCCATGGTTAAAGGCAAGTTATCCATTTTACCACCGTCACCATGAGTGGTACCAATTAAGTTAGATCCATATCTATAATACTTTCTGTGAGCGATAGAACAATCAAAAGTGATATTCTTACAGTCTTTGAAATAAGTTTGTATTACATCAGCTAAAAAGAAGCCATGAGTGTAATCGTGGTTACTAGGATTGAATACAAAATGTACGTCTGCAACTTTAACAAGTCTATTCAAGATCTCAATATAAAGCTCTTTTGCAATCAGAAAGTTGGTATACCACATACCATCAGTATCTTGGTCAGTACCTGAAGTAGTGGTTCTTTTAGGTGTATCAATATGCAAAATATCATTACCTCCAACAAACAAAATTTTATCAATCCTAAAACCCTTGGCTTTAGTAAGAAGACCTTCGACACCTTCACGAACTCTTTGAACTGCAATCTGGTTATCATAATCTTCTCCTGTTTCAAAACTTTTAGCTAATTTTCCAATGTGAACATCTGCTGGATCTATTACAAATAAATGCTCATCATCTAATTTGAGATCATCTGTACCAACTCTATTTATTGTTTTTGGTTTGTTAGGGATATTTGCAATATCCTCTAGTATTTTTTTATGGAAAGCCTCCATATGGCCACCCTCAATTTGATTAGAGGCTATATTATAATAAGCACCTTTACCAGTGTGTGTAACTAACTTATAAGTCCTTACATCATTAAAAGGGATTTTATAAAATTCACAATATTCTTTTATACTCATAATAGTACCGTCTTCCTTTAAGGCCGACAGAGAAGATATTTTTTCATACTGATTTGTATCAGTATCTGTAGTATTATCTAAATCTTCATCTAAACCACGTTCTGATTTAAGTATATAAGAATTTGCTTTTTTACGAAATGTCTCATCATAAACAATTCCAACTTCTTCACAATAAGCCTTAGCGGCTAATGTTTTACTTTGTTCTTGCTCATAGAGCTCTTGTAATCTTTTTTTGTTAATTTCCATTCTTTTTTATTTCGGTTATTACTATTTGTTTTGCAAAAGTACTACTAATATTCGGTTTTTCCAAACAAATTAAATTTATTGGCTCCATATTACATAAAAGATTGTACTTTTTTTTGTATGTTAAATAATCTTTTCTGTAAAAATCTTTTTTATTCATGGCTTATAAGTATTTCAAGCACCCCAATTATAAATTGCAACCATACCCAAATGCCTAAAAAGATATGTAATCTATCTTTGCTTTGAAATAGTAAACAATCAAATATAAAATTATTTTTTCTCATATATTACTCTTTTAAATATAATGGGCCTGTCATACCCTTTGTTATCATTTCTTTTGTGGTCATTTTGTAACCTCTTACATTTTTTTGTAAGTAACTGTTGTCCTCTATTAGACCGAAAAGCAAGTCTTCTGCCTCTTCTCTTGTTAAATAACCACTTGCTACATAACCTCCAGCACATAAAGCTGTTGATCTCACAATATAGTGGCCAGAGTCTACAATTTTTTCCATAGACCTTGTTAACATAGTTTTAACCTTATTCTTGTCTTTTTCGCTAACATTTTCTAAGACTTCTATCTCTCCAACATAAGGCTTAAATTCATCTATCTTAGTACCTCTTTTAGCCCAAGTCTCTGGATTATCTCTATACAATAAATCAGGGTCAATTGACAAGTACAAAGGTAAGATACAGTTTTGGGTAGAGGGGTCAAAGCCTTCATACTTATCTAAAAAATATGCCATACCATAGAAGTAACTTTTGAACTCGTCTGTAGTTTTACACACAGGTATTTTAACAATAAACTTACATCCTTTTTTACTAGGTGACAAATAAGCTGCAACTATACTAGGCACAGCATCAAACAAAAACTGCTTAAAGGCTGGTGCATCCGGTAACTTATCAAAGTCTAGAACCATTAGCCCAGTAAACCCAGTTATATTTGCATAACAACGACCATTACCATCTGTTTGTACACAAGGTGTAAAGTAATAGAGTTTTGACTTAAGCTCATGTTTTAGCCCCATATCCCCCACAATAGTAGCAGCAGAAATTAAATCAAAAATACCACTAATATCAGAACTTGGGTTCTTGTTAGCTCGTAAAAATTGCTTAAAGTTTACTTTACCTAAAGGTTTAGGTATTGTTACATCTGCCGGGTAATAAAAAAAGGATATGTTTGTCATTATTTATTTCTTACGTTTCTTACTGTATGGTAGTAACCATTTTTATTACCTACTGGGTAGTATATGTGCTCTCCATCTTCTGTTAACTCATCACTCCTAAAAGCCTCAACTTCTTCCCAATCATCAGTTTTGTAAAAGTTAGCTTCTAAGATAAATCTTCTGCTAGGGGTATAAAACCATTTTACATAGTTCCATTCATCATTATCAAAATCCCAACCGGCCTTACCATGTTCGTCTTGATACTCTTGAATTTCTTTAGCTATCCTAGATTTAAAATTATCACCTAGAATTGGCTCAAGCCTTACAAGTTCTTCACAAACGGCCCCAACTACATAAGTAGCTCTACCTAGTGCATATCTAAAGGCACAACCTAATACAAGCTCTTGATTTAAAGATACCCTTTGCTCTATCTCAACATATCTTTTACCTACTTTTTTATACGTTTTTTCCATTGTGTCTAGTTTCTTTACGGTATTCAATTTCTTTTCTTATAAGTTTTAAATGGTCGTTATCTGTACCTTCAGGATAATAGATTAATACAGCTTGTAACCACTCATCATTCATATCACATAACTTAGTCCAAGTCAAGGGCTCTCTACCATCAACTCCACGACCACCACGAGAAGCATATCTACGAACAAATTTAAAGTCGTCAGTATCAAATACTGTAAAAGTTTCAACTTTTGATAAATCTTTTCCACCAAATCTTACATAAGCACTACCACCATCAATCATAGTTTCATTTGGGCAACTACATGTTTTAAAATCATGCCTATGTTGACTAATCAAAACCTCTTTACATTCTAGACAAGTAACTTGGCTATGAACTATTATTTTATTATCTTCCATATTATTTAAACCTAATATCTAATTGTTCATCATAGATTTTCATAAATTCTTCTTTTTTACCAAACCATTGATTCTCTTCTAATAAATCCCAAAATCTTTCAAATGTACGATAACCTAATTTAAGGTCCTCGGTATACGTCTTTGGGTATTGACAATTAATATTGTCCGGATCGCAATAAGTAGGACTACAACAACCAGACTCTCCACAACCAGTACAAACTGGACAATATGGGCTATAGTTGTCATTTTCGTCATCTTCTTCTAATAAATAACTTTGTGCTAATGATTCTTCTTCTGTCATTATTCTTTTTTTAGTGTTAGTTTATACTCTGAATTTTCTGTTTTAAATGTAACAGTATACTTTGTCTTTCTTATAACCTTTGTTATTGGCGTAGTTTGCCAAGTAAAAAAGGCATTAAAAGGGCTCATTAATAAGCTCCTACCAACTACTGGTCCATCAAATGATTCTTTAAATGTACCATTTATATGGAACTCAATCCATATAACATCTCTAGACTCTTTAACCAATCCGTCTGATTTTCTTACTAATTTGTAGCTCATTTTTTTTCTATTTGTGGCTCATTCTTACTAAATTTAGGGCTGCAACCCATCAATATTGTAGTACGAAACATACGCTGTTTTATTTTAGTTATTCTACGGCCCTTCAGA